CTGGCGCAACTTCTGGCGCAACTTCTGGCGCAACTTCTGGCGCAACTTCTGGCGCAACTTCTGGCGCAACTTCTGGCGCAACTTCTGTAACTGGTGCTACTTCTTCTACAACGTCAAGCGCAACTTCTGGCGCAACTTCTGGCGCAACTTCTGGCGCAACTTCTGGCGCAACTTCTTCTACAACGTCAAGCGCAACTTCTGGTGTTACTTCTGGCGCTACTTCTGTAACTGGCGCAACTTCTTCTACAACGTCAAGCGCAACTTCTTTTACAACGTCAAGCGCAACTTCTGGCGCAACTTCTGGTGCAACTTCTGGCGCAACTTCTTCTACAACGTTAGGCGCAACTTCTGTAACTGGTGCAACTTCTTCTACAACGTTAAGCGCTACTTCTTCTGTAACTGGCGCTACAACTTCTTGAGCAACTGGAGAAACTTCTTCTATAACAACTTCATCATTAGACACGCCTTCCATTTTTATAATATTTAAAAATATAAAAATATTATAAACTTAGCTAATTAAAAATATATATATATATATTATTAATCATTTATTTTCTAACTCTATTAATGGCGTGTTGTGATTGAGAATTACTAGCACCTCCATAAGTCCAATCGTTAAAATTTTTATTTAATGCTTGTAACTTCTTAAATCTTATATAATCGGAACCAGCATGAACAAATTTAGGATTACCAGAATACATTGCTACACCATTTTGACCACTTATTCCGTCACCTCTAACTTGTAGTCTTGACAAATTATTTCCACCTACTTGATTAGACTCGCGTCCGTAAATAATATTTGTTGCAACATTATTATTTGTTATAACATCTCCAGCATTATAAGCAGTTCTAAAAGGACCTAATACATTATTGTTGTAAAGTAATGGAGAGGTGTCTAGACCTTTATTATACATATTACCAAAAGCACGTGATAAATATTTGCGACTTAATGCTCTATCACCACCTCCATCCATTGACCCATGTAACATAGGCTGTCCAATATTTGATTTTCCGCCAAGTGAGTTTTTATCAAAAATCATAATATATTATTACTATATATATTATATTTTATTTTTATAAAATATAAGAAAAATAAAACTAAAAGAAAATAAAACTAAAAAATAAAACTAAAATAAAACTAAAATAAAACTAAAAGAAAATAAAAAAATATTACTAAATTATTAATCTTATAAATAGTTATTTAAATAACAAATTTACTCACACATAATTCGCGGAGCAATGTTCATCGTAATTAATTCTTGAAACATAAGTTTGCAAGCATAGGGTATTTCCACATATTTAAAATCATTTCTATTTCCACAAGTATTACAATAATGAATATGCTCTTTATTATTAAATGAAGCAATCAATCCGCATTTATTACATACAAATATGCTAAATGCGTCAGATGCGTCATAAATTCGCCCCTTTGTAAATCGGGATGCACCGTGTGAAATCATACAATCGCGTTCCATTTCTCCAAACCTAAGACCACCATCACGCGAACGACCTTCAGCAGGTTGTCGCGTTAAATTAACCATAGGACCAATAGACCTACTATGTTGTTTATCATTTACCATATGCTTAAGACGCTGATAAAATGCAGGTCCAATAAATATATTCATTGTTAATTGTTCGCCAGTGAGCGCATTATACATTAGCTCGTTTCCTTTTGATTCATATCCTAAATCATTGAGTTTATCAATAATATTAGAAATATCAAATTCTCCAAAACTAGTTCCATCACCAAATAATCCCATTTCTAATAAAACTTTGCCTAGCAGCGTTTCTTTTAACTGAGCAATTGTCATACGACTTGGAATAGCGTGTGGATTAATAATAATGTCAGGTTTTAATCCACTTGCTGTAAAAGGCATATCTTCTTCAGGAATAATATTGCCAATAGTTCCTTTTTGTCCGTGACGGCTTGAAAATTTATCTCCAATTACCGGCTTTCTAAAGTTGCGAATACGGACTTTGCAAAAATTATAGCCATCTCCGTTTGTTTCAATATAGTTCTTATCTACATAGCTTTCTTCTTGTGTTCTATGCGAAATAGAACCATCGCTAAATTTAACACTTTTTGTAAAATCATTTTTATTTTCCTTAATCGGAATTACTTTACCAATAATAATGTCACGGTCTTCAATTAGCGTGTTTTCTTTCATAATTCCTTGTGAAGTTAATTTATCATAATTACCGAATTTAATATTTTTTGTTTTGGTTTTATCTGGCTTACATCTCACTTCTTCTGTCCCAAATAATTTTTTATCTTCGTCTTTTTCTGTATGATAAATAGTTGCTAAAAATAGTCCTCGGTCAACAGAACCCTTATTAAATAACAAGGAGTCTTCTTGATTATATCCACTATGACTAGCAATAGCAACTATTACTTGCTGACCAGATGGAATATTATTTAATTTAATAATATTCATTATACGCGTTTCTACAAGCGGACGCATCGGATATGTTAATACATATGCAGTCTTGTCCATACGATTGTCGTAATTAGTTACATACATTCCAATAGCCTGCTTACCCATAGCAGATTGATATGTATTACGAGGTGATTGATTAGAGTCAGGAAAAGGAATACACGATGCTAAAATACCAAATATAGTGCTTGGGTGAATTTCACAATGACTATAATGATAAATGTTGTTGTTGTTGTTATTGTTGTTGTTGCTTAAATCACTTGGTTTCATTGCAATCATAGCATTATTTTGTTCATACGAGTCTACATATTCAATAATAGAGTCTTCTAATTTAATACCTACAACTAAATCATCCCATGTTAGTTCATCGTCTTTAATCTTTTGAATAATCGAATTAGTATAGAGTAGTTTATTAGCTTTAACTTTTAATAATGGTCGACTAATACGCCCAGCATCATTACAAACTCGAATTTCTTTAAGTTTGCTATTAAATATAATTGAGGTATAAATATTGATAATACCTTTATATTTTTTATCCTTTAAGTTAGCATAGACCTTTTCAGGGTCATTTGTAATTCCAACCCACGACCCATTAATAAACACTTTAGCAAAGTCGTCTAAATCTTTATATGAACCGTCATACGTGTCAAGCGACTGAATAATAGGTAATATATAATCATAAAGTCCTGAGCTATTAGAATTAATAGTTATATGCGTTAAATACGCTAGATTTTTAACAACTCCAACAGATTGCCCTTCTGGTGTTTCTGCGGGGCATAAAAATCCCCAAGTTGAATTATGCAGACGTCGCGGAGGGACTAACTTCCCGCTTTTGTCAATAGGTGTATTTACCCGCCTAAGATGACTTAGACTTGATAAATAAGTAAGCCTATTTAACACTTGAGCAACACCGACTTTATTGCTATTAATTTGCTTAATACCAAAATCACCGGTGGCTAAGGCGCGTTTAATCCCTTGCTCAATAGTTGTAGACTTGATGATCTTATAAATGTTGGTTTTTGTAATAATGTTTTCATAGTCATCATTTGACTTCCAAGAACCACTATTTATTTCACGAATAATTTGTTTTTTCATATCTTTAACAAGTTTATTAAAATAGTTACGTAGTAAATTATTTAATAGCGGACCTGTTAAATCAATTCGCTTGTTTATATACGAGTCACGGTCGCTTTCTTGTAACCAACCAAACGAGGTTTGTAGTAACATATTTGTCATATATCCTAACATATATATTTTTTGCGTTTCTGTTTTGCAGTGCGGAAAGATGTCATTGCTTAATACTTCCATTGCGAAATCATATTTCTTCTTTGAACCGGTTTCTTTATCCATATTCATAGGTGTATAAATTACGTTATTTACAATAAACTTAATAGCCGATTCTTTTGTCATATATTTATTAGCATCAATAATAGATGCTTTAAGTGCAAACAGCATTTTTTTCATATTTTCATTTGCAATATTTAACATAATTAGCTCGCAAATTTCTTTATCGCTAATAATATTGAATGCCCTAAAAATTACGAATAATGGAACAGGAATTTTAATGCGTGGAATTTGTAAATAAATAGCGTTTCCATATCCGTTATTTCTCGACGCAATATACATTGTAATTTGTTTAGGAGAAATACACTTCCAATCAGGAATGCATTTCATTTCGGCCTTCCAAGACCATTTATTGTTATTTTTTTCAATGTTAAAACAATAAATTTGATTTTCAGCTGCACGTTCTTGACTAATACAAGTTTTCTCTGAGCCGTTAATAATAAAATATCCTCCGGGGTCCATATAGCATTCACCAGTTTCATTATGGTCTAAATGCTTGTATTGATTTAAGACACACAAATCGGATTTTAACATAATAGGAAGCTTTCCAATATGAACGTTTTTAATCTTCTTTTGATAATTTAAAACATTTTTATAATTTTCGCCATTGCGAACAGTATATTTAATATTTAAATCAATTGTCATTGCTGACGAATACGAAATATTACGTAATCGGGCTTCTTGTGGAAACATAATCTTTGTTGAACCGTTATTTTCATAAATCTGAGGGCGATATATTGAGAAATTTTCAAATGTAATTTCAATTTCTAATCTATGCAAATTATGTTCTTTAATATAATCGTGATCAGAAACTATTAACAGTGGATTAAACATTTCAATCGTTTGTTGAATTTGATTATTTACAAAATAATTATACGACTCCAGTTGATGCTTAACTAGCTGTTTTAAATGTTTATGCTTAAAATACGATTCAATAAGGACCCACGGAATTTCCGATTTAGGAGTTTCTGCTTTAGAGGGTTCCGAATCCGAATCCAAATTAGAGGGTTCCGAACCATAATCTGAATTATAAAGCATTTCAGATTTAAAAGGAACCTCCGATTTAAAATTAAAAGGAACCTCAGATTTAGGAATATCACAATTCATAACTGTTATGAAATAGTAAGATTTATTACTAATTAAATCAATTTTTTATAAAATTTGGTTAATTAGTATTATTTAAAATATTAGCAGTATTTTAAATAATACTATAAAATTAAGTATGTCAACACAAAAAATATTAACAATAAATCCAGAATTATTCAAGTTTAATGGCAGTAAAAAAAGTTCAAAAAAAAAAGAACGAAAAATAAAACCACTAGACACTAAAATTAACTCATTAAAAAGTAATAAATTAAAAAAAGAATTACTAAAAAGAGTGAAAGATTATCAAAAAAAACAAGAATTAGAAACACATAAAGGAGAGAGTAATGCAGAACTAATGCAAGGCAACAATTTATTTGACAAAAGTGAATTTGAAAACAGTGACTTTGAGCGTGAATTTAATAAATCTCTCACCTTTTTGCACGACTTATCAAAAAAAAAGAAGGAAAAACGTAATAAAACATTAAAAACCTCAACAATTGATGTAAATATAGAAATACCAAAAGATAGCATTATGTATAATAATAATAATGCTAATTCTAAACAGCCTAGTTATGGTTGCTTAAAAAACGGTTCAAAGCCCACTTTTAAAGAACTAAACAAAACACAAAAAAATAATAATCAGGGCTCCGGAAAAAGGTTAATTATTGATTTAAACAATAACAAATATTATGAGTGTAAAACGGCAACATTTGATAGTGACGCTACTCCAATTACTAGTATAGAAACTGAGTCACAAGAGCTACAAATTAAGCCCCAAAGTCAAGAGTTACAAATACAAACTCAAGAATTACAAATAAAGCCAAATGAAATACAAATACACACTCAAGAGTTACAAGCAAAACCAACAAAAACAAACGAAATACAAATACAAACTCAAGACTTACAATCACAATCAAAAGAGTTACAAGCAAAACCAATTGCGTATTCATATGCAAATGATGCTAGCAATCTCTCAGAAACAAATTTAAATACATCAACTTCAGAAATATTAAAATCTTCAGAAGATGATTGCATTAGCTTACATATTCCAAAAATAAATAGAACAACTAGAACATACAAATATACTTTAGGAAAAAAGAACGGTGCTAGACATATAGGTCTATTGATTAAAAACAGAGATACACAAAAAAGAATTAAACAAGAAGTTACTCAATTAAAGCAACAACCTATTCAAGAAGTAAAAAATTATTTACGCACTAAAAATCTTATAAAATTAGGCTCACAGGCTCCAAATGATGTATTACGAAAATTATACGAAGATAGTATTTTAGCTGGCGAAATTACAAATAATAATGCTAATAATTTAGTATATAATTTTATAAATTAAGTTTTAGTATTTTTTAGTATTTTTTAGTATTTTTTAGTATTTTTTATTTATTAATTTGAATATTATAATTATTAATAAAATAGAAAACCCAACATAATAGGTTTTTATTAAAAACTCATCTTGAAAATTAATTTGATTTATTGCTTTTTCAAGCTCTGTTATGCTTTGTATTTTATCACTATTTTGATATATAATATTATTAATTATATTATTAATATTCGCATCAGGTGTAATTGTAGTAAATTCTTCTGTAGTAGTTTCTTCTTGAATAGCAGGTATTATTGGTTTTCTGGGTTCAAAAAGCGATTCATCTTTAATGTCTCTTATATCGTCTAAACTCAAATATGCATCTGGACTAAAACCTTTATAATTGGCAGCTTCATTTTCAGAATTAATTACATGGCATCTCATACTAACTTTCATACAATATGGGTTAGTGTCTCCCGAAAATGCAGTCATTATATCCATCACATTACCGCCAATTTTCCCAGCACTTGCAAAGGTTGATGGAATAAGTCCGTTTACATCATTTTGAGGTCTCCCACCTGTTATTAAACCTCCTATAGTGCTAGCATTATCTATATATTTGTGTAAATAATGCTCACCTGAAATTGTTGCTCCTGCTTCATCTATTGCTCTACATTTTATATTTGTTTTTAGAAAATATTTGTTACCAATAATTCCATTACCGCTATTATCCTTACATACATCAGCTGTTCCAGGAGTGGCATCTAATGTTAAATAATCTATATAACTAAATAAACCACTCAATACCGCTCCTGTATTTTTCATACTAAGTCCGCCTTGTGTAAAATTAGTAGGAACCATTTCATCGCTGGGTTTAACACAATAAGAATATGGATGTTGAATACCTAAAGGTTTATCAGAAATACATATATTTGGATTTGGAGTAGTAGCCATTTTAATTATATATATATATAAGTATTTAAAATATATTAATATTTTATAAACCTATATATATATATAGTTAATAAATACAATATAGTTAATAAATACAATATATTTATTAACCACTATCTAAATTACCATGTTTTTTCAAATTGTCTTGTTCACTATTTTTCGTTTCTTCATCGTCTTTGCTTCTGTTATTAGCAGCCGCTTTATGGTGGTCTACTGATGCTTCCTTATTTATAGGAATATTTTCAGTAAGAAGCCCTTCAATAGCACTATAAGAACCATTAATGAAACCAAATAATAGTGTTGCTAGCAATATTAATATTAGTAGCAATATTTTTTGATGACTTTTAAAATGTGGTTGTATTTTTCTCTTCATATATTTTATAATAACTATTATTATTTTATAATAATTTTATAATAATTTTATAATAATTTTATATTATTTATTTATATAATATAAAATGAAACTATATTTTACCCAGTTACAACCAAATATATCGTGGAAAGCCTCATCAAATAATAATGTAACAATTATTCCTAAAAATGTTAAAAATGAAATACCGGACAATACTAATATAATTGCTCCGTGGAATGAAGAATGTCCAGTAAAAAAATACAAATTTAATGCAAACCCTATAAGGCATTATAGAAAGCAATATGTGAATAATAGTTCCAAAGAAAATACCTTTAGCAATCTTTCTTTCATAGGAAGCATGGACAAGCCCGGAAATAACATTGTTACTCAAAATTTAAAAGCAAATGAAACAAACTCGGGCGTATTAACATATATACAAAATGATGTTGATTGCGCTACTTTGTCTAGTGACAAATTTTATGACCCATCTTTAAATAAAGTAGTATGCACGTCATTACATGCGTCCGCGCTAGTAATTAAATCAGCCACTACAAATCTCTCTAATGATTATTCATCGTCGCATAAACAACTATTATATAAACATAATAAAACCTTTACTCAAAATCTACCTCTCAATACTCTTGCTAATGGCGGGCTAGCTATGAATTGTTATAATGCTAGTGCGTGTGCTATTACATTTAATCCATCTAATACTAAATACCAAACTCAAGGTCCAATAACATCAAGTGCGCGAATAGCAAGTTTAAAATATAATTGCGGAGACTGTGTTGCTACTAAATCAAATATTAATAATTGTCCGCCTACTATGCCATTAGACGAATGCAATGAACTAACTAAAATTTTGAAATCTCCGCAATGTTACGGATGTATAGATGACAAATCTACAATTCGTCGCAAACGAATTAACATATTAAAATAAATACTTAATATACTTAAAAGTTTATATACTTAAAAGTTTATATACTTAAAAGTTTATTCACTTAAAAATTCCTTATTTACACTAAAGTTGTGTTTTTTGCACCAATTTATAGATTTTTGCATATTAATATTTATTAGCATATTCAATTTATTGAAATATTTATTTACAAGAATTTCTTTTGCGCTTATATTATATTCTTTAGAAGTCTTAAAACTCGTACTAATTATAGAGTGTTCAAAGTCTACTAAATCAATATCTAAATTATCCTCTATAGTTAATGTTTCAATAGCCTCACAAGTATTGTCGTTGTTAGTATTATTATTGTTATCATTAGTATTATTATTGTTTTTTTCTATTAAAATTTCTTCAATGGAGTGTAAATATATTTTATTTGATATATTTAAATATTTCAGAATTCCATTATAATTATTATAATTAAGTAAATTATATTCAATATTTAACATTTTTAGTTCGCGTATTAAACCTAACGTATTTTTAATATTTTCTAATTGTTGTTGGCCATAAATAGCATTAATTTCTTGCAATTTAGTAATAAATAATTGGTTAAAATGTATATTAAATAAACTATGGATAGATTCTACTTCATTGATTAAGATATCAAAATTTTCAATAATATTTGAAATTATTCTTTTATTATTATTCTTATAATTTCTACAAATAATATATTTTTCAGAATTAGCACTTCTGCTCGTATTCGGTTTAAATATAAATACATTTTCGTATAAATTACATAATAAGTATATTACTTCTATAGTTTTTATTTTAAACACATCAAAAAGCTTTAGCACAAAATGACCGCCTTTTTTCTGCATAATTAGTGCATAAAAAACTTGCGATAATATTAATTTGAAAGATATGTCTTCTTGATTATTAAAGTCTGATGAAAAATCGAAACCTCCGTCTCCTGTTATATAGTCCATAGACTTAGCATATTTCTTATTACAATAAAGCAAATTTTCTTTTAAAAATAGGTCACCGTTTTTAGAGGCACCATATTCTAACTTAATATTTTTATTAGAATTCAATATATGTGAGGCTTTTTTCCACGATGGAATATTACTATTATCATTTATTAAAGTCATACCATAATAAACGTCAGCAGGATTTTTTCTTTTATAATTAAAAGCTTCAATAAATCCTCCGGGTCCTTCTGCCAAATGAAATGATTGTATTGGATTTCTATCATTTAAAAAATCAAATGTATTTATCATTTCAATCATTTTAAAAAAAGACCGTGATAGCGGTTTATATTTACATAACGAACATTTATGATTAGGAACAATAGTATGTATATATTCATATGGATTAGTAATTTTTTTCATAATATCCCAATATTCGTAATATTCGTCTATAGATTGTTTTAAAATAAGCAAATAATGATGTAATGAGTTGCATAGTAAAATGTCGTTGTTTTCTAAGTTGTTTTTCAAATGTGTTTTATCATTTTTATAAATAATATTAAAATCTAAATTTAAGTTATTCAAATTAGGTAAATTAATATATGTCATAAAATTGTTTTTGCTACTAACATATACTAGTTTTAAATGTTTATATAATTATAAAATTATATAAATATTTTTTTATTCATTCTTTATGTTAGTTTCGACTTTTGACTTTTTAATTTTTCCTTAGCTTCTGCTTTTTTAGATTTCTCAAGTTCTTTTAGTGCTTGCTTTTCTTGTTGGGTTTTTAATTTTTCTTCAAGCTTAAGTTTTTTAGTTTGCTCTGCCAATTTTATTTTTTCATCGACAGACAATTTAATTTTAACAGGTGGTTTAATCCCTTCAACTAGCGCATCTTCTAAAATTTGATTTTCTTGCAAATATTTTTCGGCTAATTTTTTAGATTTTAAATCAATATTTTCCTTTATAGTTGTTTCCAAATTTTTATCAACATCATCAAATTCTTTAATGGATGCTTCAACCGCCTCGCGTTCTTTATTATTTTGTTTTTTGCTTACTAGTTCATCTGGCTCATATTCAACATTCCTTATTTTTTTGAATATAAAATAATTATTTAAAAATGAAATCTGTTTTTCTTCGTCGCTTAAATCTAATGCACTGCCAAATTTTTTTGCCAAATATGGACTTTTCTCAACTTCCATTTTCATAAAATTATATAATTGCTCAAAATTACCCATTGAATTAGGTAGATTTAATTGCTTATATTCACTTTCTGTTAACAATACAAAGCCATTATTTTCCATAACTCGCAACAAATATTTATAATTTACTAAATATTCTCTAAATGTTTTGTTGATTGTTTCCTGATAAATATCAATTCCATAACCTAACGACGTTTCATCGTCGTTAAAATCATTAGCTTCAAATTTTTTAGTAAGCTCCCATATTTTTTTTTTATTTTTAAATATGCTAATAGATTCATTGATTTTCAAAGAATTTAACATATTGAAAATTTTCTGCCCATCATAGCACGTTCCGATAAAATAGCCTTCTAACGCAGTGCATTCTTTTACATTTTTAATAAATCCGTTTAATTTTGCTTCATTTTCAAACATATAATGAATAGCAAACTGAATAGAGCTAACATTAAATCCGTTACTCGCAATACCATAATTGTTATACACGCCTTTTCCTAATAAAACTTCGTTTTTTGTTCCTTCACCAAAAAGCGCCTTACTAATTTGTTTTGATTTATCATCATAAAAGGCAGACCCATCTTTAATATTCAACATAGTGTTTCCGTGTAAAAATAGCGCCTTTGGAATAATGTTTAATTGTTGCGCATAATTTAAAAAGCGCGCGCAAGCACCGTCCAATCTATTTTCAATGTTATCTTTGCTAACATCTATACCCAGCACAAAATTAAGATTAGCAGCAATCCATTTAGGTAAATCACCGCCTTTACCTACTGCATAATCTATTAGCGAATAACCTGACCTTGATACTTTAGTAATCAACATATTTTTAACATATAAATTATGAAAATCGCGCAGTGACTTCGTTTCAGACGTTTTAGAAATTTTATTATAATAAACATCGTCATCATTATTTACTGTTACTCCGTTTCCTGTTCTTAGTATTGTTTCGCTTACTGGGTTGTGTATTGATTGCCAATTTGCATTAGCAACGTGATAAGCATTGCCAAAATTTTTACCTCCAGAGCGCAATTCACTTGTTTTATCATAACGAATACGAAGAGGTTCCCATTTCCAGAAATCGGGTTTAGCAACATTATAAGCAAACTCAACAATAGTATTGTCTTCAATTTCCTCGCCCTCGGTTGTATAAATTTTAAGATTATTAGACTCGTCTAGCTTACCCATTATATTACATAATCCTGCGTTTATATCACTAGGATTAGTAGGATAAAAGCGCGCAGGTTTATAATTATTTGCATAGCTATCTTTATTATAACGCTTAATGCTATTATTAATAATATCATTGTAAGGATTAATATAGCCGTGTTTTCTCTCGTCAAATCCTACATTTAATATTAATGTATAATAGCTCTGTATTTGGTTATATGAAGTTAGATCCTGTCCTTCACTATTTAATGTACCTACATAATTTGTTCCAAACTCATTTTTTTTAAATTTTACCAAGAAATCAATAGTATTGTATTCGGGTGGTTTCCATTTAAATGATTGTGCCCACGTATTTTTATAATTTGGAGCGACTATACCGGTTTGGGTGCTTGAAACACCGGTATTTGCAGGTGTAAAAATTAATCCATCGGTATTATATTCGTATAATCCTTCTTTAATATTATTTAAAATTGTAGCACAACCATCAAATATAGCAGTGCCGTAAAATTTCTTGACAACTATTCTAAGATGTATATTTGGATTGTTTGTAACAGATTTTAGTTCTATTATTTTAATAGCACTACTTAATATATTAAGACGATACGCAAGTTGATTTTCTGTAGCGCTTTTAGTTTTATCTTCTTTTTTAGAATTAGCATCTGCATTAGAATCTGCATTAGCATCTGCATTAGCGTCTGCAATAGCAACAACTGCCTGGTTATGTAATTTAATAAATGGTAGTCCTGTAACATTTTTGCCGCCTAAATAATATATATCGAAACAAGCGTACATATTTATAAAATCGCCTTTTTTATTATGTAATACGTGTTCTCCGTCTATAATGCTATTATAAAGTTTTTTGTTCTCAGTATAGCATCCTGTAAATTGAAAATTTACAGTATTAGGAATAAAATATATTCGCCCATCAGGTGCTATATATAATAATTTTCTAGTTCCGTCCGCCTTGTCTGTTACTGTATAATTGTTTCTAATATTAGGAATAGAACTATTAGTATCGTTTATTTCCGACTCAGGTAGTAGATTAATCATTTGTAAGGTGGATGAGGAAGGACCAATATGGTCTTTAACGTTAATAGTCATATGCTCTTTATAGTCGGAGCCTTTTATTAATTTCAAATATTCTTGACTCACATTAATGATCTCGCTAATAGTTACAGGATAATTGGTTTCTTGCAATCCAATTAAAATATATTTAATAACTTTTCGCAAATTAATATACAAAAATTCTTTGCTAGCGGCTAATTTATTTGAGCTAATAAATTCATTATTTAATTCAATCTCTATTTCAAAGTTTTCTAATGAATTAAAGACTTCCGAATCCTTAATATTGTATTGTTCAATAAATCTACCATTTTGCGTTTTGGATGTTTTTACAATACTACAATGAACTAAAAATGGTAATTGCGGATGTTTATATTCATAACGCTTAATGTATCTAAATACCTTTTTAATTGAATTCCATTTATCTTTCAGTTCTTCAACGGAAGAATGAGTTAGTGCAAAGTTTTGCTCTACTTGATAACAAACGCGAAAATTATAATCGTCAAAATCTAGCGGAAATAGCACAACTTTGTCATTTTTAAAATAGTCTTTTTGAACAAAAGAGAGATTTTGTTCATCCAAAATTCCAGAAAAATTGTTTAATTTGCAATAGCTTTGTATGTTTGGTAGTCCTGTTATTTGTGTTCTAATATTAGACAAATTGCTAGCATTCATAATTTTTAACTGATAGCTTTCATTATTTAATTTAAAATCATAATTGAGAAGGCTTTTAATAATATTATAAAATTCCACCTTATTTATATTTTTAATTTTTTTTGTTCCAAATCGAATTTCAAATTCGGGGTGAATATTTTCAGGAAATCGCGCATAACTGGATAAATATATATCAATATATTTTACAAATTTCTCGCTAAGCTCAGCATTAAGAGTTTCATTGGGCTTAGTTTCTTGTGCGTTATTAGTTACTCTGCTTTTACTCATAATTAATATATAATAGTATTTATTATTTATTATTTATTAATAAATAATATTGTAGTAATATCAATTTTGTTAAAAATGTAAAAAAGGGGACATTGAAAAAAACCCCCCTTAATAGTTGTGTGACTTGTCTTTAAATCAATTGTTTTAATATATTTTCGTAGAGCTCTTGCTTTTTCTTTTTTTTGCCGTGTTCATCATAAATAGTAATATTTAATTTACTAGCAATAGTTGTTAAATCGCTTAAACTATAACTACTAAATGCTTTTAATGGTTTTTCAATGTTTTCAATATTGTAATAATTTTTTAATAATGTTTGAAGTTGTTCTTCGCTATAATGGGTGATTAATTGCACATCAAAATTATTAAATGTATCACTAATTTTAACATTTGAAATTTGTATTAGTTTGTAATTTTTTAAATTAATAACGCTTTCATCACTATTTGTGCATAATATACAATATGTGTTATTGTCACGCACTACAATTACATTTAGCAAATATAATACACATAAGGCGTGAAAGGTTTTAAAACTGATTTTCTCATTATTTATTAAATCATCTTCGACAACCATTTTTTGTATTTTGAACTCTTTCAAAATATTTTTTTGAAGCCTAAGCTTCTCTACACTTGCAATCTTGAAATCTTTCATTGTTTTGAATGAATTAATATTTTCTAAGTCGCTGTCTGCAAAATTATGTAATAGCTTATAAAACACCCAAAATAATTTATCAGCAAAATTTTTAGAATTATTAATCTTGTTTGGTTCATAATATTTACTAAATTTTTTTGTATATTTTATTTGTATTTGACTTCTTGGAACATTGGCTGTGTCTACAACTTTACTATTTGCTGTGCTATTTGCTGTGCTATTTGCTGTGCTATTTGCTGTGCTTACTACTACATTAGTATTTGCTAGCGGCACTACGTTTTCTTTGCAATTTAATTCATATAGCATATATTGCTTAAACTCGTCTAAATCAATGTTTTTTAATAATTCTTCCTTAGTAAAAGCTAACATTTAATAAATAGTATTATTTGTCTTTATTATCTTTAAAATAAGTTGTTTGCAAATTTCTTTTCAATTTTTCATCTTTATTAATTTCGTTTTCTTGTTTTTTAACAAAATCAATATAATTATTAATCTCTTGATATGTTTTATATGAGATTTTGTTTAAATTGACAAAAATACCATTACTATTTTCATTTAAATAAACATTGTTTAATTTTAAAATTTTACCTATTTCAATGTGGTGAAAGCTTTCAAGAGCTTCAATTGCTTTGCACAATTTACTTAATTCATTTGAAGTCACATTATTTTCATTATTTCCAGAATCAATTAAATTAGTTTTCATAGTAATGTTTTCATTTTCATTTTCATTTTCATTTTCATTTTCATTTTCATTTTCATTTTCAACATTAGTGGTAGTAATTACAACGCTCATTATTATTATAATAAAAAATAGTTTTTAATATTATAATAAATTATAATGTTTAAAATGTTTTATAATGTTTTATAAATTATAAGTTTTAATATTTTGAGCAAGACTTTTAGGAACCTTAATTTGTAATTTATTTTCATCTTGTGTTTCGCTAATTTTAGGCTTTGAATTTGAATTTGAATAACTAATGGTTTCTAAATCATTTTTGAGTGTTTCATAATTATTAATACTTATTAATTCAGCAATTACACTAATAAATTTATCATTTAACTCATAACGCTGGCCTAAAATTCTAACTTGTAAAATATCGTTTTCTTTTATTTGTGAAAACATTTCATTATTGTAATGATGGTCACGAGCTATAAAAATAATATAAGGACTAGACCCATCGTCTAGCACTAATTCAGCACGAACACCCACTTTAGTTAATGATTTAGCAACACAATTAATTACCATCGACTCGACTGGATTTGTAATTAAACATTCAAATACGCACTCAAATAATACTTTATTGCCAAATAATTCACCACTGGAATATGTCAATAGCTTAACACTATTATTTTTAATAAATCCCTCTTTAATACACTTGTTTTCATTAAAGCTTTTGATTTTAGCCTCTAAAATATTATAAATATTGTTATTTATTTCATTAAAAGATAACACAATCTTTTGTGTTAATAGTGAACGCATAAATATATGCGAATTATCTAAAACCGCTTTATTAGGAATAGATTTCCGAGTTTGTATTTTAGACATAGTATACTAATATATATATTAATAATTTAATCTTTAAAATTATTTCAATTATATAAATTATTATATTTATATAATTTTTATTTATTATTTATTATTTTTATTTATTTATTTATTATTTATTATTTATTATTTATTATTTATTATTTATTATTTATTATTTATTATTTATTATTTATTATTTATTATTTATTATTTATTATTTTTATTTATTATTTATTATTTTTATTTTTATTTTTTATTTTTATTTTTATTTATTGAAAAAATTATAATTTATTTATTAGCGCGTCAGAGAGATTTATGAACCATCGCTTGCCATTATTTTTACGCATATCGTATAATCTAAAATATATTTCTTGAGCAGCACAAAAGTATGTTTGATTTAGTGCTTTTAATGTATTAAGCACGTCTTCTTTTACTTTTAAAAGTGTAAAAATCTTTTCAGTATTTGCTTTTCCTGCTTGATCACAACGAGCCCCTTTATTTGTTGCAGTTTTTATTTTGAATTCTGTAACTAATTCTTTTGTTATTTTTTTATTAACTGCTAAAATTCCTAAAACATCAGATAGGCTTTCACTAGGTATTTTATTGGCTTCAATAACTTTATCAAAATCATTATAGTCCTCAAATTCACCAATAACTAAAATAACATTTGTCGGTTTTTTACTATCACTTTCGCTTACATTTTTTATCATATATAAGGTATAATCTCTAAACTCGCTTTTATTTGGTATTAGTAAAGCCTTAGCTTTAGTCTTAGCATTAGTGCTTTTCAATATTTTCGAATTATAATAATTCAATAATTGCTTATTAAAATCAGTTTCTTCGCCGTAGCTAGCATTTAATAAATAAATAACAAGAAGCACCGTCTTATTATAATCTAAGTCATCAAGTAATATATGAATTGCTAGACTATGAACTTCATCACGCGTTAACACGTTCTTTGTTCTCAAAATATCCATTATTTTACCATAATAAACATATTTGTTATCTTTAATAGGTTTGGTTCCTTTTACTTGTTGAAAATGCGTAATTATGTATTTGTAATTATTTTCTAATTCTGCTATAATAGATTTAATCAAAGTTATATTGCTATTTGACAAACCGTCTAAGTCATTGCTTGCATAAAGTTTAATTTGTGAACTATTTTTTTCTTTTTTTATATTTGCAGTTGGGATGGTTTTTTCTTGTGTCTCGGTTTCGTCTAACTTAACTGAATCAGATATGTTCACTTTTAATTCATTTGGTTTAGTTAATATAGGATTGGTGCGCTCAAATAATGTTGCATCAGTGTTTAAATCGGCTGGTTGAAAAATATACATAGTATCAATATTTATTAGTTTTCCCGAATTATTATATTTATCTGTTATAAATATGTTTTCATTATTGACTAGCTCATCGAGTGCGTTATTTATGTGTTCTAACGGATAATCTTTTAATGCAGTAATATGTTTAATAATATCTGTCTTAGTATAAAAATATTTTTCCTTATATAAATCTCTCAACATTTTTGTAAGCACTTCGTTATTTGTTTTCAAAAATGTGTCATTATATAGCGAACTATTTACTTTTAAACTTCTGCCATATATTTTGTCATAGTCTTCATTAGAAGGCTTACAAAAATACCGGCATTCAGCCATATAATCGCAAAGAGCGCTATATGCTTTATCGCCTATAGTATAGTTAATTGAAGAGTTATTTGAAAGAGTAATGGTCAAATCTTTGTTCAAAAATTTTTCGTCGAATTTCTGTTGCTCGTAATTAAGTAAACAATCTATACTATGCTCTTTAAGCACGCGTGTAACAGTGCCAATTACTTTCGCTTTTTCTTCCGCTTTTCTATAAATAAATAAGTCTACCGACTCAGTATTATTATTTAATAATGTACCATGCATATATATTTGCACATTTCGCAATTTAAGAGGAAGGTCTTTGTGACTACACGTTCTAATTGCTCTACCAATAATTTGCTCAATTCTATTTATATTATACCAAGGCTCTAAAATATGTATTTGTCTAATATATTTAAAATCAAGTCCTTCACTTCCTGCTGCCGATAAAAGTATTACTTTCACTATTTCACCATTAATATTATTTGTGTCAGTGCAAGCCTTTAAATCGCCTACTATATCAGGAGAAATATTGCTGTTTCCACTAATAATAACGTATTTTGCGCCTCTAAAACGCTGTCCTTGTTCAAAGTCCGACTTCTTTTTATAAGTATTTACATCTAATTCCTCGCTTGGTGGACTAGCAAATAAAGATTTATTAGATCCATAACGAGTAAATCCCGCTGTTTCTAATGCTAATGCTAGCGGTATTAAACCCGAGTCAATAAATTGTGAATATATAATAATCGGACCTTGCGAATTAAAAACAGAGTCTACTATAGATTTGATTTTAGTACTATATTTTTCTATAACATTATAATCAAATATATCACTTGTTGCAAATTCGCTTTTAAATTTATAGCCATGTCTTGATTTTGGTGCCTGACTTTCTTCATAGCTCATTATATTATTTATTCCCATTTTACCAATAATATCTCTAATGTTAACAAGCCTATTTATTTCCTCAAGATCAATATTAGCAATAACGTCTTGAATATTTTCATAGAGCGCCATTTTTTCGTCAAAATAAGCCTCTAATTTACTATTAGGAAACACCATATTTAGCGCTTCTAATGGTTTTTGCAATAATGTGTATCCAAATGTTTCCATTGCATTGATTTTTTCTTCGTCGAATTTTGATATGTTATTTTTAAGGACAATATTATATACAAACTCTTGATAAGGTGACACCTGATTTACGTATATATCAAATAATTCTATTTTTTCGCTTAAGCTAACACCATTGATTTTTAATTCGGGATATTTGACACTAAATATGCTTCTAGTTTCTGAAAAATTATTTGGCAATATTCTAAATGGAAAACTTAATGGATTATCGCCTTTCACATAGCTAATATAGCCATTTATTTTTCTCTTAAACAATTCGAGACCAACTTGCTCGCCTGCGCTATTTACAACAAAACTTCCGTCACCATTAAACACGTCTTTAAGCTCTATTTTTGACCTATTATCGTTAATATTTAAAATATTTATTAAAAAAATGATTTCTTTGAAGTCATTAAACATAGGCGTTGCTGACATAAATAGCAACTTTAAATTGGTAACATTTTTTACTAAATTCATCAATTCATTGGACACTAATTTATTGCTGTTATCTTTAGACTGGCGTATATTATGTATTTCATCAATTATGATTAATCTATTATTGAAATATTTTTGCAATTTCTTTTTAATCAGCATTTTTCGCTTAGTGTTGTTTGGGTCATCAGTTAATAACTGGTTTGTTATATTGGATTTTTTCATTATTAAATTGCCGAATTGTGTATAACCCATAAATAAATAGTAATTTGATATAATGTTTTTAACTATTTTAATCACTTTTTCACGCGACAAATTTTTTTGCATTATATTGATTTCATCTAATATGTTTTGACCTGCGCAATTATTAATAGTCCAATATCCGTTGTGCAACTCTAATTTAGACTCGTCAAATAATTGTAAATAAAAATTTTCCTGAACATTAGGAGAGGCTACAATAATAATTCTGTCATTATATCCCATATATTGCATATATTTTCTGGTTTCTTCTGCTACTCCTATTGCAGAGCATGTTTTTCCTGTTCCTAGACCGTGAAATAATAACAGGCCATTATAAGGTGTATGTATTGATAAAAAGTTTTTTATAAATTTTTGATATGGTGCTAATTCAAAAGCCTTATTGCATATTTCATTTGCTTGCTTTTCAAAATCTGTGTCAATATTTATTTTTATTTTATTTTCATTAAGTTCTTTGTTGTGTGCTATTTTAATATTGAAAAATTCATCATCGTGATGTGGATATAAATATTTATAATTAGTGTTTAGCGGGTTTTTTAACTCTTTTGCATTTAATAACTCCAATGCATTTAAATAATATTTTAAATCGGTTTTTGTATTTACACCACTTTCTAAGCCTTCTAATTCGGATTTGTCTATATTTATTTTGTTTATATTCTCTCTAAATAGTGAGGCTAAATATAAATTATTTTTTTCTTTTGTTTCAGGCAGTTTTATACTTGAAACAGCGTTTTCTGTGTCGTCTGAGCCTTCTTCTGTTTCTTCTTCTGCTTCCTCTTCGTTTACGCTTTCTTCTTCTTCTACTTCTGGTTCTTCTGGTTCAGGACTTTGCTCCACTTTTTTCCCTTCACCTAAGTCTTTATCTTCAATTATTTCTGGTTCTTCTGCTTCATCTTCGCTTGCCTCTTCTGTTTCATCTTCGCTTGCCTCTTCTTCGCCTTCTGCTTCATCTTCCTCTTCCTCTTCTGCTTCATCTTCATCTTCTTCTTCTTCTTCTTCATCTTCTTCATCTTCATCTTCTTCTTCTTCTTCTTCTGTTTCTTCTGCTTCATCTGCTTCATCTGCTTCCTCATTATCTTCATCATCTGCTTCATCTTCTTCCTCTTCATCTGCTTCCTCTGCATCTGTTTCTTCTGTTTCAGCTTCTGCTTCCTCATCTGCTTCCTCTTCTTCTGCTTCATCATCTTCTGTTTCTTCCTCTTCTGTTTCTTCTTCTTCTGTTTCTTCTTCTTCAGCTTCATCTTCTTCTTCTTCATCTGCTTCATCTTCTTCTTCTGTTGCTTCTTCTGCTTCTTCTTCTGCTTCTGGTTCCTCGGCTTCCTCTTCTGCTTCCTCTTCCTCTGCTTCTTCCTCGGCTTCCTCTTCTCTTTCCTCTTCAGCTTCATCTTCTGCTTCTTCTGCGTCCTCTTCTTCTTCCTCTGCATCTGCTTCAGCTTCATCTGCTTCTGCATCTGCTTCTGCGTCCTCTTCTTCTTCCTCTGCTTCTGCGTCCTCTTCTTCTTCCTCTGCTTCTGTTTCCTCTTCAGCTTCATCTGCTTCTGCATCTTCTTCTTCCTCTGCTTCTGTTTCCTCTTCAGCTTCATCTGCTTCTGCATCTGCTTCTTCTTCTGCTTGTGTTTCTTCTGCTTCTTCCTCTGCTTCCTCTTCTGCTTCTTCTTCTGCATCTGCTTCTTCTTCTGCTTGTGTTTCTGTTTCTGCTTCTTCTTCTGCATCCTCTTGTGTTTCTGTTTCAGCTTCTGTTGCTTCCTCTCCTGCTTCCTCTTCTGTTGCTTCTGATGCTTCCTCTTCTACTTCTTCTGGTTCTTTATTTTGTTCCGGTTTTTGCGAACTAAATAAATTAGTTAATATATTCATTTACTATATATTAAATATATAGTTTATAAGTTTTTAATAAATTATTTAAATAGTTTATAATATTTTTTTTTTCATAATTATATTCTCTTAGATAATTAGATACATTGTGTATAGATACCCATTTAATTTCGGTAATTTCATAAATTTGATAATTATTCTTAGGAATATAATTATTATTAATTATACCAATAAAGTATTTATGTTTATATGATTTATAATTAGAACCGCTAAATATTTCCTCATACGGCACAATATTATTAATAATAGTAATATCTTTTTTTTCATATCCAGTTTCTTCTTCAAACTCTCTAAGGGCACACACAATATCTTTTTCTTGATAATTGCGACGTCCTTTTGGAAAGCCCCATTCGGGTTCAATATATTTTTTATCACATAAATTTACCAAACATTCTAAATCATAGCTTTCAAAAATATTTGAATACCCATTTTTTAAATTAACAAATTTACTTTTAGATGTTTTTTCCTCATTTTTATAGGAATTATTAGTGTTATAGTTCCATAAATATTGCCATATACTATCAAATTCATTATTTAATATAAATTGTCGCTCATTTACTGTCATATTATTTAATAAATTTGTAATATAGTTTTTATCTTCTATTGAATATTTTCCACGCATAAAATCTACAAACGATAATGTATCTTTACGTTTTATTATAAAAACCTCAACATCATTTTCTAATGTATTTGTTAGTGGATTTACTTTTTTTGTAATTCTTATTGGAATAATACCAATACTTGTTATAGGAACTTTGCATTGATGAAATAAATGACCCAGCTTACCGCAATTATTACAAAAAATGAATTTTTTTGTATTCATTATGAATTTATAGATTGTTAATAATATACTAATTATGTTTTTATATATTATTTTTATTTTAGTAACATTTTTATTTTAGTAACACTTGTTAATATAAAATCTATATTAATATAAAAAATATTATGACCAATACTAGCGTATTTAACCCTATTATTTGGGGTCCTCATTATTGGTTTGTATTATATACAATTGCTTTATCATATCCATTAAATGTAAATGAGAGCACAAAAAAAAAATATTATGACTTTATAACAAATTTGCCATTATTTATACCAGTGCCCGAAATAGGAAATACATTTAGTAGATTTTTGGATGCATATCCCGTTACACCTTATTTAGACTCGCGAGAATCACTTACAAAGTGGACACATTTTATACATAATAAAATAAATAGCTATTTAGGTAAACCAGAAGTATCATATTATGATGCTTTAAATAATTATTATGAAAACTATAAATTAAAAGAACTTAAAAAGAATGATGAAAAGAAAAATAGGCACAAATATATTTTTGGAAGTGTATTGTTAGTTTTATTAATCCTAATAATATATTTATATATTAAATAATACTAATCTAATACTATGAAACTTGAATTGCTTATTTTATTAATAACAGTTTTAGTATTAGTCAATACATATTTTGAAGGTAAGTTACTTAGTAAACTAAAGAAATATGAAAAATATTATAAAATGGTTTTTTTCGCTTTTGTTGGACTATGTATTTATTTATATATTAAAAAAAATCCCAACAATTATAAAGACTTTGTAACAAACTCAAACGGATATATAAAATATTTACCCATTGATAGAAATACTGCAAGTATTATTACTCCAATTATTGATTTTACGTCAAGCTCTATTTCAAAAGAATTAAATAATAATTATAATGTATACAACTATCCTAATAATCGCAAATCAGTAACGTTTTCGAATCAAAATCAAAATCAAAATCAAAATCATAATTTATCAAAACAGCAACAAAAGATTTTATATTCCGGAAATACTTCTACAAAGCGAAGCGTAAGTGAAACAAAAAAGAAATATGTAGCATCATCACAAAATTGGCATTGTAAGCATTGTAAAAAACAATTACCTGCGTGGTTTGAAGTAGATCATGTTATAAAACTTGAATATGGAGGTTCAAACGCTATAGATAATTTGGAAGCATTGTGCAGAGATTGCCATGGTAGAAAAACAGCTTGTGAAAATTTATAACGCTATTTAAATAGTTATTGAATAATTAGTAGTAATTAGTAGTTAGTAGTTATAATATTATATTGTTTTATATTATATTATATTATATTATATTATTATGTCATCTAATGTTACAAAATTTAAAGAGCTATTCAATTCTAGTAGTGAAAAAATAGGTGAATTATTTAAATTTTTAAGCACTATTTTTATAAGAATAGTAGACAAAATAGTTAATGGATTTACAATAAAAGATAAACCACATAAATATTATACTTATTTTATTAGCATAGTACTTATAACAATATTATGTTTGTTTTATTATTTAAATGAAAAGCAAAATCTATTTGCCATTAAAAATAGTAAATATGAGATTTTAGTTACTATATTGTTAATTGCATTTAGTATATATTGTTTCCTTTTTTTTGTTTATAGAAATCGTGATTCTAAAAAAAAACACAATAGTGATACAGAATATGCAAAAATTTATAATAAAAATTCAAGAAACATTATTGATATAAATACAACCACAAAATCAGCAACTATAAATAAACCAAACTTAAAAGCCACATTAACAAGCCCACTATTTAACATAATGAAATATTTATTTTACTTATTGTTGCTAATTAGCATACCATTATTCATATTAAACTATACTTTCTATTTGCACAAAGTTAATGACAATATTTTTAACATTACAAAAAATTTATTACTATTATTAATAGTTTTAATAGTATTAGCAATAATAGCTAAGCTTTTTTCTATAAAAACATCATCTAATGGGTCAATCTATTGTGAAATAGAAAATACAGGACTAAAAGCTGGAGAAAAAATCGCATACACTGAATTAATAAAAAGTTATGCCAAATATTTTTTATGCATATTTAAAAATTTTGTTTTTTTTATTCCTTGTTTGCTTGTAATTTTAACAGATGAAATAAATAACGATATTAGATTAACACCTTCCTCAGTTTATATATTATTTTTCATATTACTATTATTAGTGTTATCACTATTTTTTTTACCTATGCTATTTAAATTTATAAGAACATTTAATAAAAGCGATATTTTGCAAGGTAGTGGGCCTTTTTATTTAAACGAAGAGAAAACTTTAGGAAAATACCAAAACTTAAATACATATTTAAGTAGACCTATAACTGTTCCGAATATTACTGTCGAAGAGCATAAAAAACCCAACGAAGAGAAATTAGATAAAATAATGGATGCTTTCAATATGGATAAAAATGAATATAAAGAACAATTAAATAAAGTTAATAGCTCTATTGGTATTGGAACTAGTGCTAATATTAGCTCCGACTCTCGTTCTATAAAAGACGCTAGCGCTAATAATTCAAATATTAAAACTCATTCATTTACATTATTTAATGATGTAAATAGCGCCTTTAATATTAAAACCACATACTCAAATTCAATAATAAGTAAAGAAAAATTTCCATATAACTATACTTATAGCTTAAGTTTCTATATTTATCTTAATCCACAGCCAGAAAATACATCGCTAGCATATACAAAAGATACTGTTTTATTCAATTATGCTTATAAACCTGTAATATATTATAATGGTAGCTCGCAAAAAATAATTGTAAAATCAAGAACTATTAGTAATAGAGGCGACCAATTAGATACAATATATGAGATGACAAATCCTAAGTTCCAAAAATGGCTGTTTTTTGTAATAAATTATGACAATAATTTAATAGATGTATTTATAGATGGTAAATTAGTAGGTTCAAAAGAAAACGTGTCGCCTTATTTTAAAGGAGATACTATAACAATTGGTGAACGCGACGGCATTCACGGAAGCATAAAAGAAATATATTATTATAATAAAGTAAGGTCACCTTCTACAATCGAATTATTATACAATTTATCAAAAAATAAAACATAATTGAGAGATATAAAAAACATTTTTTATAAAAAATATAAAAAATATAAAAAATATAAAAAATATAAAAAATATAAAAAATATAAAAAATATTAAATTTAATTTAAGAGATTAAATTTTATATTTTAAATTAAATATTTTAAATTTATTATTTTAGTGTTAATAAAAACATTATAATATTTTTTATATATATATTTATAATGTCTATAGTAAATATAATAATAATAATAGTTCTTGTAATAGTTCTTGTATGGGGACTAAATAACTTATTTTTCAAAACAAATATAATATTTGACATTATGTGTGATGCCAGTGAGCCAGTTCAGAGATTAGATAGTGGTAATACTGCTAGCGCTTTATTTTCAAGTAACAAAAATGCCGTATTTGCTAAAGATATACCAGAAACAAGCTCATCTAATTTTATGTTAAGTGTGTGGTTTTATATAGAAAATTGGGGTGATAATATAGCCTCTGAAAAGAATATTTTATTTATGTCACCTAAAGAAAATGCATTAACTGTTCCACAATTACAAACAACATTAACAGGCATTAGTGCTAAACACACAATGCAAACAACCACCACAGTATATAAAAATATAAATATTGCATTAGATAAATATGAAAATAATTTATTTATTGATATTGAAACATATTTAGACAAAGTACAGAGTTCAACACTATCTAATCAAACAAATTATACAAGATATAAAATACCTAATATTCCTGTTCAAAAATGGAATAATTTAACTCTTAGTGTAGATACTCGCACATTGGATGTATATTTAGACGGTAAATTACGCAATTCATTTATATTACACGGATTATATAAAAACTACAATGAAGACCAATCCAAAAAAAATATATATATAGGAAACATGCAATTGGCCGGTTCAACTGCCAATAGTGGTTTTGAAGGGTATATTACACGCATACGTTATGAAGGGCATTCTATTAATCCACAAGAAGCCTATAAAATTTATAAAGCAGGTATTAATTCAAAACTCGCAACATCTATATTTAATAAATATAGATTAAAAATCAGCTTTCTCGAATATAACAAAGAAAAAGGAACTATTACATTGTAAATTATTTCATTATTTCATTATTTCTTATTTCATTATTTTATTATTTGTTATTTTTATAAAATAATAAATAATATTATTATTATTATTATTATTATTATTATATAATAGTAATAATATGAATCCACCCGAAGGAGTTTTGGACAATTTAAAAAAAAATATGAGTTCATTAATTCCGTATCAAAGCGATAAAAAGAGCGCGCTAAATGATTTTTTAACATCTAACACAATGATATCAAGATTAACTTTTATATTAGCAATAATCATAATTTTTTCGTTTTTATTTTACATTGGAAGCAAAATAATATTTATTATGTTATCTCCGTCAAAAACACCATATATTATAAGCGGTATGAAAGATGCAACAGAAGCTTTAACTATTACCCAAGCATTAGGAGCAAAAACATCTATTCCTCTTTTAAGAAGTAATAATCAATATGAAGGTATTGAATTTACTTATTCATTTTGGATTTATGTTACTAATTTAGAATATAAAGACGACTCCGATTATATGCACGTATTTAATAAAGGTTCGCCGCCTAATTCAGTAGGTGAAGGTGGGTCTGGATTATTTGGACCAAATAATGCTCCAGGCGTGTATTTATATAAAGGCAAACGTAATTATTCTGATGACTTAATGGATAGCTATCCATTATTAGGTATGTTAGTAAGAATGAACGTATATCATAATAATAATAGTGTTGGAAAAGCATATTATGATGACATATATGTAGATGCTATACCTATAAAAAAATGGGTTGGTATTATTATTAGAACAACCTCTCAAAACATTGTTGACATATATATAAATGGTAGTTTAACAAAACGGCACAAATTATCAAATATTGTTAAACAAAATTATGATAATTTATATATTAATTATAATGGGGGATTTGCAGGAAATATGTCTGACTTAAAATATTATAACTATTCTATTGGAACCTTTGAGATTAATTCAATTACATCAAAAGGACCTAGTCTTAAAACCAAGAAAAATAGTAATATTAAGAAATCCAAACCTCATTATTTATCATCTGAATGGTATTTCAATGATACAGATGTATTAACATAAACATTAATTTATTAGTATTAATAATATTATATTATTATTACTAACATATTATTATTACTAACATTTTAAATAGTTTTAATAGTTTTAATATTTAAAATCTATACTTATAAAATTTATAGTTACATTATAAGTATGATTAGTATAGATAGTAGTAAAAATGATTATATTATTTTATCTAGTTCAAACACAGGGACAAAAATATATATGAGAACACCAATTATAACACAATCTTCTAACACTGATACCTTTTTTGAAACACAATATGGAAATATTAATTATAAAGACAGAATAATATTGAGTCAGAAACTAAATAATCCGGGTGCTGATAATCTAGCACCTATTAATACAAGTTTGATTACTCAAAATAATGTTAAAAATAATATTAAATTTATTCATGATTCAAATTATAGCAATAGAAAAATAATATTTGTTAAAAATCAAGACACTAGCGACAGATCGAGAAATTATTTAATAGATAACATAATACAATCCAGTTCCACAGTTTTTTATCATTTAAATTATTATTTTAATAACTATTTTAATAATATTACAAACTACAAAGATTATTTTAACATAAGTATAAAGGATTACATATATAAAGATAGTTCTTCAAATAGTGACATTAGTTTTACTAGTACACGTTTTAAAATTAGCGATTTTTCAAGTGTTCCATTATTTTCAAATGCTAGCAGTGATATATCACTAATAAATTATGTAGCTTCAGATTTTTCAACTTTATTTATTGACACATCTTTAATTACACCTATAAGAATTAACAAATTAAATTTGGATTCATCATATGTAATAAATAGTAATATATATTCATATAACAAACTTACATTAGATTTTAAGAATGTAAATACTTATAATTTTACTTTATATGACACGTCTAACATAGTTAGTTTAAACAGCGGGAACTATAGTAGTTCAAATAGTAATAATAGTATTGCCACATTTATGATAAAGACTAATAATTTTGATATTTTGAATACTAGAAAATCAAATAGTGAGATTATTTTTGATAAAAACAATATATATTTAAATAATGTTACAACATTAGACATATGTTCTAATTTTTACATTGCTAATCCAGATTATAAGAATTCAACACGTCTAAGCAATACACTATTTTTGTCATTAGGTAATCAAATCACAGGCATAACACAATATGACTTATATAATAATATTCATATTGTTTCCAAAAGTGCTAGTATTTTTGATATTTCAAAAATACTTTTTTCAAAAAATATTAATGCTTCATTACTAACTAATACTAATAGTAAATATAATACATTACTAGCAAGTGCAAACAAAGATTATTTATTAGATTTTACATTTAATTATAAAAACTCTAATTATAATAATTATAATATAAACAATGCTATAAATTACAATGCTAGTTTATTTAATTACATTGAATATAAAAACAAAAAACAATTTGATTTAAATCTCTCAAAAATAATAGATTTTTCATATATTAACGTTACTAGTTCGAGTAATAACAAGTATTACACAAATAATTCTTTTATTAATAATGTGAATAATTTATTAACAATAAATAATAAAGACCTTAATAGTACTATTACTGCTAGCTATGAAGTTATGAATAATGCTTTGCGATTTAAGTTTAAGGACCTAAATTATGATAATATTATTTATAACTTAAATAATGCCACTACTATATCAGGCAATTTATACTCATCTATTGTTAATTATGATGTTCGTTATAATTATGGAAACTATTTTATAACAACAACAAAATTAGATATACTTTTACAGGATAATTCTAATTCTAATGTATTGAATTTAACTAAGAATTACCCTTTTAATTATCCTTTAATTGGAAGTTACGACAATTCATATAGTAGAATAAATTTTTACAGCTTGCAAGTTGTAAATTTTTTTATTCTTACTATAGGTAGCGATTTTGAAAATGTAGATTGTATTTTTGTCTATCATGACCCTACAACAGAAACAGACCCTAGCTTTTTATATCCATATAATAATATTGAAATCAAACGAGATACTGGAATAGATACTTTAGAAAAAGCAATTATTGTGTTACCAGGAGCTAGAACATCCACAACAAATAGCACATTTATTCCTGCAAAAAACGGTTCTAATTTATCAAGAAAAATGATACAAGGTTTAATAGGTATGAATAATGTTCCAAAATTATTATCAATTGTTCCATATGATAACAATTTTATTAATGGACGCGGTTTTGCTAATCAATATCAAATTGGTGACACTTGTAATGATAATGAAGCTCTTATTAAAAATAAGATAAATGCGATTAAACATTATTCGGCTAAAGATAATGCAACAACACCAAATAATACTCTTAAAAATGAAAATTTTGCTAATATTGTAAGGAGCAGTGCTCGAAGTAGATTATCGCAAAATTGTATAGCTAATTTGAGAGCTGGAACTCAAACTACTACTACTACTACTAGGTCTGTTATAACACCTTTTAGATTATTTGGTTAAGGTTAAGATTAAGATTAAGATTAAGGTGCTATTCTTAATTTAAAAAATTGAAATTAATTGTATATTTTAAAAATATAGAATTAATTTAATACACATATTAATAAGTAGGCTATGGAAAAGCATAATGTTGATGCGGAAAAGCATAATGTTGATGCGGAAAAGCATAAATCTTTCAGATTATATGATTACAATGCTTACGATGGGCACAATAAATCTGAAGCGCAAAACAACAAATTAATGAATGTTCAATATAATCCATATAAAGACAGCAAGAAATTCATTATTCAAGCATTTGGTATTAATGAAGCACATAAAACTGCATCAATTATTATTGAAAACTTTTATCCATTTTTCTACATTTTGGTAAATGAACAATGGAATGAGCAGCGCAAAAATTTGTTTTTAGCTCATTTAAAAACAAAGGTTGGAACTTATTATGAAGACAGTATTGTAAGTTTGAAGCTTGTAAAGCGGCAAAAATTATATGGTTTTGATAATAAAAAACTGCATACTTTTATAAAAATCTCTTTTATGAACACCGGTATATATAATAAAGTAAAAAAACTATTTTATACTGATACAACAAGCAAAGACACCGGATTTGAAAGAACATTAAATGACGAAGGTTATATATATAATGATGAACAAGGCACAACAAACTGCTATTTATATGAAGCAGATATTCCTCCATTATTAAAATTCTTCCATAATAAAGAAATTGTTCCAAGTGGATGGATTAAAATGCCGTCACATAAAGTCAAAAAAATAGCAAATAAAACGACCCATTGTGCTTACGAATATTGTATAAACTATGAAGACATTGTTTCATATAAAGAAAAAGAAACCCCAGTAAAGTATGCTATTTGTAGTTTTGACATTGAAGCGAGTAGCAGTCACGGAGATTTTCCTCTTCCAATAAAGAACTATAAAAAATTAGCTACAAACATTCTTGAAAATTATTATTCGTGTAGCGATGAATTTAAAGCCAATTATGATATTAGTATGTTAGGGCAAGAGATTTTGAGTGCGTTTGAATTGACCGAACATAAATTAAATTATATTGCTAAAGTTTATCCAAAAGAAAAGAATTTGGCCGCGCTAAATTTTGAAAATTTAATTGATAATTTAGCAAATTATATTCCAGCAAACTTTAAGAAGAAGACAGGAAATGAAACTATTATAGAACTAAGCGAGTCGGAAGAGGAAGACACAGACGCAGAAGACGACGATGCAGACGCAGAAGACGACAATGACAAAAATAGTGACCTTAACGATATTGAAGTTACTAATGCATTTAAGCGTAAAAAAAGAGTAAAAGCTTACAATAAAAAAAACGCTACTTTAATCGAATTAATTAAAGATAGCTCGTGCGAATATAATACTAAATTATATGAGTTAACGGAAGCATTTAAAAATACAGGGTTTCCAGAGCTAGAAGGTGACATTATTACGTTTATTGGACTCAGTTTTATTAACTATACCGAAAAACAACCATATGAACGTGTGCTAATTGTAAAAGGAGGTTGTAAAATTCCCGAAAAATATGTGTCTTGGGCACAAGAAAATAATGTTATTGTTTTAGAGCGAGAAACCGAAAAAGAAGTATTATTAACATTTACAAAATTAATAATAAAATATAATCCTCATATTATTACAGGTTATAATATTACAGGTTTTGATTTTGAATTTATGTATAAGCGGTCGCTCGAATTAAATTGCGCAAAAGAATTTCTCAAATTATCGCGCAATAAAGATGAAATTTGTATTTCAAAAGATTGGCGCACGGGTTGCGAAGACATTGAAAATAACAAAATCATTTTAGCAAGTGGCGAATATAATCTTAAATTTATTAAAATGGCAGGACGCGTTATTATTGATATGTATGTCGTTTTCAGGAAAGAATTTACATTAAGTTCTAATAAATTAGACTTTACATCAAGTTATTTTATTAGTGACAACGTAATAAGTATAGAAGTTAATAGCGAAACTAATACTACTAAAATCAATACTAAAAATTTAACAGGTATAGCTGTGGGTAGTTATATTAAGTTCGACGAGCAAGGATTTAGTTCCAATTTATACAAAAAAGGCAAAAAATATGAAATTATTGAACTAAACAAAACAGAGCAATGGTTTGTGATTGACAGTGCTGAAGAATTAGATTTAGCAAATTATAAATATAAATGGGGTTTAGCAAAGGACGACGTAACACCTCACGAAATATTTGCTCTTGCTAATGGTTCTGATTATGATAGATGGACAGTTGGAAAATATTGTTTGGCCGATTGTGACAATGTTATTTGGCTATTATTAAAAGTGGACGTCATTACAGATAAAGTAGAAATGTCTAATTTGTGCAATGTTCCGCTAAGTTTCTTATTATTGCGAGGACAAGGCATTAAATTGCAAAGCTATGTTTCTAAAAAATGTGGAGAAAAGAACACTCTAATGCCAGTAGTTAAAAAGCAGAAAAATGGCGGGGGCTATGAAGGAGCGCATGTTTTCAAACCCAAAACAGGTATTTACTTAGACGAACCAGTTGCGTGTGTCGATTATAGTTCGCTATATCCTTCGTCTATTATTTCTGAAAATTTATCGCACGATAGCAAAGTATGGACAAAAGAATATGATTTAGAGCATAATTTGCTATGCGAACAAGGCGAAAAAGATGAGCATGGGCATTTTATTTATGACAATTTATATGACTTGGGTTATAATTATGTTGATGTCAAGTATGATACTTACAAATATGTAAGATTAACACCGAAAGCAGCTGCTAAGAAAGTTGTAATTGGTTATAAAATTTGTAGATTTGCGCAATTTAGCGAAGGAAAAGCAATTATGCCAGCAATTTTAGAGGATTTGCTTTATGCACGAAAAGCAACACGTAAACTCATAACATTAGAAAAGGATGAATTTATGAAAAATATTTTGGATAAGCGTCAGTTAAGTATTAAAGTGACTGCTAATTCATTATATGGCCAAATGGGTGCAATAACAAGTGCGTTTTATGAGCCAGATGTTGCAGCCTCTACAACAGCAGTTGGGCGCAAATTACTATTTTATGGTCGTTCAATTATTGAAGAATGTTATGATGACATTAATGTAACGCTTAGCAATGAAATAACTGTAAAAGTGAAAGCACAGTGCGTTTATGGCGACACTGACTCAGTATTCTTCAAATTTAATTTGCGTAATCCTGAGACGCTTGAAAAAATTGTAAATAAAGAAGCGCTGGTTTATACTATTGAGCTAGCAAAACAAGCGGGCGAATTAGCAAGTAAATTTCTAAAAGCGCCTCACGACTTAGAATATGAAAAGACCTTTTATCCGTGGATTTTGTTATCTAAAAAGCGTTATGTAGGCATTTTATATGAAGACAATCCAGACAAAGGAAAAATGAAATATATGGGTATTGTATTAAAACGGCGTGACAATGCTCCGATTGTTAAAGATATATATGGAGGAATTGTTAATATTATTATGAATGAAAAAAGTATTAGTAAATCCGTTAAATTTTTGAATGAGTGTCTTGAAAAATTAATAGGTTGTAAATATCCTATTGAAAAATTATTAGTGACTAAGTCATTGCGTGGTTATTATAAAAATCCTAAACAAATTGCTCATAAAGTATTAGCTGAGCGTATTGGACTACGTGATAGTGGAAATAAGCCGTCTAGCGGAGATAGGATGTATTATGCGTATATAGTAAATAGTAATAAAAAGGCTTTGCAAGGTGAAAAAATAGAGACACCTGATTTTATTAAGCTTAATGGATTACAACTCGACTATAGCCATTATATTAGTAATCAAATAATGAAACCATTATTGCAGTTATATGCTTTAGACTTGGAAAATATGAGCGAATTTAAAAAAAAGCGCGGACTAACATTACAGTCGTGGCACAATGAATTGGCAAAATTACGCGAAAAATGGAGTGATCCAGAAAAATATGAGAAAAAACTTGAAGAGTTAAAATGTAAAGAAATTAAAAGTTTATTATTCGACAAATATTTAAAAGATTGTAAATAGTTCTTTATATTGTTTTATTAAATATTTAATTTGTGTATTTGTTTATTTAATATAGTGTTATATTAATATATATATTTTTTATATAGCTATGGTTAATAATATAACACATAAAAATTTAACACATTTTTCGCATAAATTTAATATAAAGAAAACTAATAAAGTGTTAAGAAATGTAAATACAAAGTCTGATTTTAAGAAATTAATATTGAAAAGTGATTATATACAAAATAAAAAGCAAGTATTTAACAAGGTTATTGACGTAAATGCAAATATAACAAATCAAGAAAACAGTGGTAGATGTTGGTTATTTGCGTTTTTAAATATAATTCGCTATAAAATGATTAAAAAGTATAAGTTAGAGCCTAGCTTTGAGCTTTCGCAAAATTTCCTATTTTTTTATGATAAATTAGAAAAGGCAAATTATTATTTAAATTATATTTTGGAAAGTTATAGCACTGATTTAGAAACATTAAAATCTGAAACACAATTAGTAAAATTAATAAATTTGTTAGATAAAGTAACAGATGATGGAGGTCAGTGGAATATGTTTGTAAATTTAATAGAAAAATATGGAATAGTACCTAAATCAAATATGAACGACCATTTTCACAGTGCTAATTCTTTAGAATTAGAACAATTTTATGACGACTTTTTGCGAAAATGCGCGTATAGAATTAGAAGTATGTCAAAAGGCGACCTATTGAAAAATAAGGAAGTACTATTAGAAAGTATGTTGTTTGATTGTTATAAAATTTTGGTATTATTTTTGGGTGAACCGCCTAGTAAAATAACTTGGGAATATTATGAAACAAGCGATAAAAACAAATCCTTAAAAGCTAATAAAATAGCCGAAGTAACTCCTCTCAACTTTTACAAGAAATATGTTCCATATAAAGCACGAGACAAAATCTGTTTAATAAACTATCCGTGTAAGCAAGCTCCATTTTATAAATTATATAATGTTGAAATGACATTTAATATATTAGGAGCCGCAGAGCAAAACTTTATTAATGTTCCTAGCAATATAATGATGGATGCAGTTAAAAAATCTATTAATAGTGAAGAAGCTGTATGGGTAGGGGTCGATTTTAATAAATATATTTCAAATGAGCACGGATTTTTAGATAGCGAGGGGTTTGACTATGAAGATGTTTTTGGTTTTGACAATTATATGAAAAAATGTGATGCGCTTAATTATAGGCAGTCTGGTCCAAATCATGCTGTTGTTATAAAAGGCTTTAATTTTGACAATTCAAAAACAGATGGCTTTTTAGTGGAAAATTCTTGGGGAGACGAAAAAGGTTTTAAAGGAAATTATTATATGTCAAAATCTTGGTTTGATGACTATACATATCAAGTTGTTGTAGATAAAAAATGCGTTCCGCAAAATATATTAAATGTATTAAAGCAACAACCCACGCTATTGCCTTATTGGAGCCCATTTGGTGCTTTATTAAAAGGTGGTTACTAATGCTGCACTTAGAAAAAAATTGATTTGCAACTTTAAGAAATAAATGTATAGTTATATAAAACTATTGATTTAATACAATGTCTACAATTGAACTTAGTCACATCGGACGCAAGATTGAGTATCTGGTTTCTCGCTATGCTAATGATAAAATTAAAATTCCTCAACACCAGCGCAATGCAAATGTTTGGACTGAAGTCAAGCGCAAGTTATTTATTGATTCATGCAAAAGAAATATGCCATCTCCTTCTATTTTGATTTATACTGATGAGAACGACGAACAATGGATTGAAGATGGACTTCAACGTGTAACAACATTGAAATACTTTATTCAAGACAAATTTGCGGATTCATCTAATAGAAAGTATTCGGAATGGTCCGAACTTGAAAAATTTCGTTTTGGAAACTATGAGATTATTGTTGTTGAATATAGCGGAGCAACAGAAGAGGAGCGTGTTATGATTTTTGACAGATTTCAAAACGGAACTCCATTGAAGACCGGTGAGCGTCTTCATGCATTGAGTTATGTTCCATTGGTAAAGTTTACCAAGGAAATGTTTATGAAGTATATAAATAGTGACGGAATTGAAACGAGAGGGAAGTATCTTGACCGTGCGCAACTTGTATGGGGTGCAATTAAGTGTGACAACACCGACAAGCGTTATGATGAACTTCTCAAGCTTGTTGCATTGATAAATGGAATTGTGCATGGTTGGAAGTCTTGCAAAGGCATTACAAAGTCATATGAGGAGCTAAATGAAACTCTAATGAAGCCTATTAATAATGAAATGAGAGACAAGGCAGAACAAGTTATTAAGGAATTGTTCCTTATTTATGAGGAAGCAGATGTAAGGTATCCACTCCATGGCAAGAAACATCTTAATGTTCAGAAAAATATTGGTAATTTTACAGGTGCAATTGTGTATTCATTGAAAATGTTTCCAGATGACTGGGAGCGTCTCCATAATGGATGGGTAGACTTTCTTGTTTGTTATCGCAAAGATAACAGTTTACTTGAAACCAAAATCAAGAAAAATGTGGCAGACTGCCGTAATTGGACAGAAGGACGCTGGGAAACAACATACAAGCATGTATTCAATGTTGCAGGACCAAGTGAACATACCAAAAGCAGTCCATCTGAAGACAGCGACGAAGATGAGTAATAAGTTGTGCTAAGGAAAAGACAAATTAATTTTTTTTTTATTTTTTTTATTTTTTATTTTTTTATTTTTTTATTTTTTTATTTTTTTATTTTTTTATTTTTTTATAATTTATTTATAATATTATTAATAAATTATATAAAACTTATTTGAGTAATAAGCTAATAACGTTGTGAAGCTTAAAATGGAGTCTTTAACAAATGCCATTAATATTCTTAATATTACTGTAAATGCAAATGAAGAATGTATGATATGTAAAGACGAATTGCAATGTGGACAATGTTATACATTACCTGAATGTAATCATACTTATCATACACATTGTTTAGTAAGTTGGTTTAGAAATGGTGATTCGCGTTGTCCATATTGTGGAAACAAAGGTATTAATAACAAAAACAATGACACTTTGCGTAATGTAAGAGGCAAATATTTTACGACAATATATGAAACACAAATGTTGGCAGATATAAAAAAATACGTTTATTTGAAAAAAAACGATACTATTAAACCATGTCTTGATACACGTAAGCTTTTTGAAAAAATTAAAGTATTAGAAGAAAATTATAAAATTGAAACACAGAAATTGAGAGAATTACAACAATCTCTCAAAGAAACACCTGCAATATATAGTGAAGCTAAAAAAAATATAATGTGCTATAGAAGTAAAAAATGGAAAATACGTAGACAAATTAGAGTAGAACATTTGAAAATTATAAATACTAGTTATATTATTCCTTTAATAATTCCGTTAAGTGTTACAATATAATATGGAGTTCGTGTTCATTGTTTGATAGTCTATTGTTTAATAATGTTTCAATATGTAAAGCTAAATAAAATTTGAATTCATTAGTATATAAAAAAACTGTTTTATTATTATTATCAGGGTCTGAATAACTAATAATATTAGAATTAGTTAGTATATTATGTCTACAGTTTGGGCACGTTTGATGTTCTATAAGCCATTGTTTTATAGCACTACTATTAAAAATATGTCCGCATTCTTTAATCATTGTTACTTCATCACAATTTGAGAATTTTTCGTGTGTTATAGCACAACTATCATTTGTGGGATTTTCTATATTTCCATAATATAAGTCATTCGTGTTTGATTTAATTAGTGCATATATATTAGTATTTGATAGTTTTATAAAATCATCTAAATCATAATTTAATAAATGGGCATTAGTGCTATTAGCATTAGCATTAGCATTAGTATTAACATTAGTATTAGCATTAGCATTGGCATTAGTATTAGCATTAGCATTAGTATGATTATAATTATGATTATAATAATTATTCATATACATAACATTATTCAAATATGTTATACTATTGTTTAAATAATTAACGCTATTATTTAAATAATGTATATAATTATTTGAAAATGTTAGTAAATTATTCATAGTTGCAGCATTCATATTTATAGGATTTATAGTTGCAGCATTCATATTTATAGGATTTATAGGATTTATAGGATTTATAGCGTCATTAGTATTTAATGCATTCATATAATAAATGTATAATATAAATTATATAAATAATATATATTTAAATATATATAATTAAATATATTGTTATAAAACTATTAAGCATATGAATAGTCAAATAGATTATAAATTTTTAGTAGCTAACGATTTAATAAATAAATATAACAATAAAGGATTAAGCGGATTATGTAATTTAGGAAATACGTGTTATATAAACTCGTGTATGCAAATATTATCACAATGTTATGAATTAAACGAGTTGATTACTAATGTTGAACAACATATATCTAGTGAAAATGGACTAGTTTTGAAAGAATGGAAAGATTTGAGAGATTTGTTATGGAGTAAAAATTGCATAATTAGTCCAAATAGGTTTATAAACGCAATACAAAGCGTTGCAGCATTAAAAAAATGTGATTTATTTACAGGTTATGCACAAAATGATTTGCCAGAGTTTTTAATATTTATTTTTGATTGTTTTCACGAAGCATTGCAGCGAAAGGTAGTTATAAGTATTAATGGAAAAACAGAAAATGACCTCGATGAATTAGCGAAGACATGTTATGAAATGATAAAAGCTACTTATAGTTCTAGTTATTCTGAAATTATTGATTTATTTTTTGGAATACATGTTTCGTTGATTATAACAAATGACAATTCAAATAAGATTTTGAGTATTAAACCTGAGCCGTTTAGTACAATTAATTTACCATTACCACCAGAGCATAAAAAATGTTCAATATATGATTGCTTTGATTTATATACTAATTATGAGTTTTTAGAAGGTTCAAATGCGTGGTTTAACGAAAAGACGAATAATAAGCAAAATGTTGTAAAAACCATTAAATTTTGGAGTTTACCAAATATATTAATTGTAGATTTTAAAAGATTTACTAATTCAAATCAAAAATTAAATCACATAATTCACACTCCTTTAATAGGCTTAGACTTGAGCAAATATGTTATTGGTTATAACAGAGAACAATATGTTTATGAGTTATTTGGAATTTGTAATCATTATGGAGAAAGTCACGGTGGACATTACACTGCATATATTAAAAATTCTAATCAAAAATGGTATCATTTTAATGATACAAATGTGAATGAGATTAGCGAATCACAGTTAATCACAGCAAAAGGATATTGTTATTTTTATAGAAAATTATTATAGATTATAGAATTATAGATTAGTGAAAATAGAAAATTAGATTATTATTATTTTATTAATATATTAATATAATAATAATATAATATGGCATTTGTTAATAATATAACGCAAGATTTTTACAATAATTTAAATAATTTAGGCACTAATCCTTTTGTATTAGTAGTGCTTATTGTTATTATTATGGTTTATTACATAATATTTTCATTTTTAGGCACTTCATATGACTATGGAAATATGCCTTCAAATCGAAGCGGAGGACATTACATTATTGAGGCCTTATTATGGGGCATATTTATTCTTTTAATTTTTGTTAATGGACTGGCGTATTTTTTCAATATTAATATTATAACTGAATTTAAACATTTATTTTCTAAAGAACCAGAAATAACTATAACATCAGTAGTAGACCAAGCTGATATATCTATGAATGCTAATGAAGTGTATCACGTTCCTGGTAATAGATTTACATATCACGACGCTAAAGCTGTATGCAAAGCATTTGATGGAGAATTAGCTAATTACAATCAATTAAGTGAGGCTCACAAAAATGGAGCAAGTTGGTGTAGCTATGGATGGACTAAAGACCAATTAGGGCTTTATCCAACAAGTCAAAGTGATTGGACAAAATTACAGGATAAAGAGGGTCATAAATATGATTGCGGACTGCCTGGTATAAATGGCGGCTATGTTCCTAATCCTCATACTAAATTAGGTTCGAATTGTTATGGTGTAAAACCTAAACAAAGCGAACTAGAAAAAGCATATGTAAATAAAGATTTATATCCTAAAACAACTAAAGAATTATTATTTGAGCAACGTGTTCAATTTTGGAAAGACAGAATTAGTAATGTATTAATAAGTCCATTTAATAGTTCTAACTGGTTCAAAGTCCCTTAATACTTATTTTTTTCGTGTTGATTTTTGTTGTGTTTTTTTCCGTGATTTTTTGCTAAGTTGTTTTTTTGCTGTATCAATTAAACTATATAATTTTAAAAATATTTGGTCATTTATAGTAGCCTTATCTAATGTAATTGAATTTTTATAACCTGCTTCGTTGCTGTAAGCAAGTGGCTCTTTCAAATTTGAAATTGGACTTTCTAATATATTAAAACCAGGAAGCATAGCTAATTTATTCAAACTTGGTTTTGTTTTATCTAGATTGTCAAGATATTTGAACATAGTTTGATGTATATTTATATATATTTATATATATTTATATATATACATTTATACAAATTAACTTATTTTGTTATTGTTTTTGTTATTGTTATTGTTATTATGTTTTGTAAGTTCGTTTGATTAAATTGTTTGTTTTAAATGTTCTTTTTGATTTTATAAACTCAATGAGTTCATTTTCAATAGACTTACTATTTTCATAATCTGTAAAAAACTCCTTAAAACAATCCTCTAAAAATTTGAAGCTTAGCATATTATATTGCTTTGATTGTGTTAAACATAATTTGCCATCGCTTATATTTATTAATGGATAGCTTGCATTTTTAGAGTCGTAATAATTAAAAATTTGTTCTTCAATATTATTTTTTTCTTCTCGTAATAGAGAGATTTGATTATATAATTTTTTATATTGATTGTCTAACGCAACCCAGTTTTTTATGCTAGTTTGAATAGTTCCGTCATAACTCTTAACTTGCTCATTCATAATAATATTATTATTATTAATATTATGAATAAAATTTGTTGTTTTAGTTTTAAATTAAAATCTCTCAATATTTAAAATTTAATTTTCATTTTTTACCTTCTTCTTCTTCTTTGTGATGACTTGTTGCGTCTTCTAGAGCCTCTTCTCTTGGTTCTTCTGTATGAAGACGGTCCTTTCATATATTGTGTAGCCGCTAATAGTGCTGCAGGAACAGTTATTTCGGCTAAAAACGAACCGCCTTTTCTTCCTCTGCCTTTACCTTTGCCTTTACCTTTGCCTTTTCTTGAACTGTGTCTTCTACCACCCTTTAATCCTGGAAATTGAAACTCGCTACCGCCAACACTTATCGGTGCTTCACTATTCTCCGACATTTATTATATATTATAAAAATATAATAAATTATAATAAATTATAATAAATTATAATAAATTATAATAAAATACAATAAATTATAATAAATTATAATAAAATACAATAAATTATAATAAATTAATAATATAAAAACTAGGTGATTAACTATAATTGTAATTTATTCAATTTATTATACAACTTTTTAAATCTTATATTATATTTTAATAATAGAAATAATACTCCTAAATGTAAAACAAAACTAATAAATATAAAAAATAAGAAAAAATATAAATATATGTGTATTTGCTTTAAGAAATAATCCATAATAGGATTGATTATAGAGCTCATTTCTTTTTTTATTTCTTCCGATTTTAAAAAATTAATACAATGATATGCAATACTTGATTCTGTCATAGCAGTCATAGTCACTCCCTTACTAGTCTCTCCTTTACTAGTCTCTCCCTTACATTTTTTCAATCTAATATTTTTAAAAACCATTTTTCAATTTATAATAATAATAGTAAGTATATTATTTATTACATTTATGCGTGAAAATATAAATTCATTTTTCTAAAGTTTTATATAATCAATAAATGAATAATCATATTTACGAAATATGTGAAAATTTTGATTTTGGTAGTTTAAAGTTAGAAAATCCTACACTTCTAAATGCTAACATATATTTCAGTAAATTAAATAGTAATCCTAATAAAAATTTTTATGTTCAACTTCCTAAATGTAAAACCAAACAAGGTATTATTCAAGCTAATACTAAATGTTTTTGCGATTTAGAATTTAATAGTAGTGACAAGCTAATTGTAGAATTTTTTGAAAATCTTGAAAATTATTTTATAAAAGAGATATGCAATAATAAATCATTATGGTTTTATGATTCCGATAATATATCTAATGATGACATTAATGATTTTATTACTCCTATTATGAGATCATATAAAGGCGGAAAGAAATTTCTAATTAAAGCAAATGTAAAGCAAGAAAAAATAAACCTTTATGATGAAAATGAAAAGAAACTCACTTTAGCAGACTATGATTGTAATAATGAAATAATTCCACTATTAAACATAAATGGAATTAGATTTTCTAAATCTTCATTCATCATTGATATTATATTAGTGCAATTTATGGTATTATATCCATCCGATACTTTAGAAAACCAATTATTGATTAAAATTAATAAAAAAAAGGAACCTACTTTAGAGAATTCCATTAAGGAAAAGGTAGATGAAAAGGTCGATGAAGAAAATACTAAAATAAATATAAACTTTCAACCCGTTAAATTAGCAGACGAAACAAAAGAACTTAAAGAAGAAGCCGAAACAAAAGAACTTAAAGAAAAAGACATTACAAAAGAACTTAAAGAAAAAGACATTACAAAAGAACTTAAAGAAAAAGACATTACAAAAGAACTTAAAGAAAAAGACATTACAAAAGAACTTAAAGAAAAAGACAATACAAAAGAACTTAAAGAAACAAAGTCTTTCAAATATTTGATGGATAATTTAGAAACAAATCAAACATTAGATGATGATTGTGCGTTAGAAATAACTGATTTGGATGTTATTAGTGAAAATAGTCCTCCACTAGAATTGAAGTCTCACGAAAGTATATATTTAGAAATATATAAGAAGGCTAAGCAAAAAGCAAAAGAAATAAGAAGAAATGCAGTAGAAGCATTTTTAGAAGCAAAAAATATAAAACTTAAATATAATTTAACAAATATTGTTAATGATAGTTCAAGCGATGAAGATAATTAACTAGCATATTATTTAATAATTAAACTTGTAATTAATTATTAAAATTATTAAACGTTTATTTAATAATCATTATTTAATAATCATTATTTAATAATCATTATTTAATTATCATTATTTAATTATCATTATTTAAATATTATTAAAAATTTTTTATTATTTATTTTATATAAAATGGCTGTTACAAAAAAGATTTTCAAAGGGCGCTTTTTAAAAGGAATTAAAACTGATCATATTTTAGGAATGTTAGCATTAATTTTTGTTGCTGTGCTTTTATTAAATTATTCAAAAGGTAAAAATTTATTGAGTTTACCAATGACAAATAGACTTAACTATTCTGAATTAAATGGTCAAACTAATGAAATGAGTAACCAACCCTTAACATCAACATATGCTCCATATAACGGTACATCAAATTCATCTGTAGCAACCTCAGCTGATAGTCCGACTGCTATTAACCAGGTTGCATCAAACAAAGCTATACCAAATCCATCTGACCTTTTACCATTAAATAATAATAATATGTGGTCGAATTCTATACCACAAGCTGATGCTGATTTAAAAAATATTAATCTATTAAATCCGGCACAATTAGTTGGAATTAACACACAAGGGTCAAGTTTAAGAAATTCTAACTTACAATTAAGATCTGAACCAGCAAACCCTAGAACAAATACAAACTGCCCATGGAACATTTCAACTATTGAAACCGACCAATTTAGAAAACCTTTAGAAATAGGCGCTTAATAACTTGTGTAATTAACTTGTGTAACTAAATTTTTATATAATATAATGAGTAGTAAAATTATATTATATTGTTACATATAAATATATAAATATATATAAATGAAAAATACAACATTAGTAAGTAATCATTTGTTTAATGTTATTTTAATAATATTTATTATTATTATTGCTTTAAGGTTATATTTAAATAGTGATAGTTTTAATTTAAGATGTATTATTTCCAATGTAAATGGTAATACATATTGCGTAAGAGATAGAAATAAACTAAACTTGGCAGCGGACAGATTAGCACACGTTAATAATAACTTAAATAAACTTGTAAATCATTTATCAAAAAAATATCCAGACAATGAAAATGTTCAACGTCTTATAAATGGCTATAATCCAAAGAAAATATATGAAACACTTCCTACAAGCGAATTTACAGCTTACAGTGAAAATAAAGGTGAAAAGATTGCGTTTTGCTTAGATACCGAAAAAAACAGTAAAGGACGTTTAATAGATATTAATACATTGATGTATGTTGCATTACACGAAGTTAGTCATATTGCTACAAAATCTATAGGACACACAGACGAGTTTTGGAATAACTTTAAATTTATGATAACAGAAGCAAAAGCTATAAATATTTATAATCCAGTCGATTATAAAAAAGAACCTGCTCGTTATTGCGGAATGAATATTACTGATAACCCATATTATGATGTTAAATAATTATATTATATTATATTATATTATATTATATTATATTATATTATATTATATTATATTATATTATATGAATTTATATATAATTTCATAAATATTATAATTTTGCTTGCTTGTAGCATTTGAATTATTATTAATAATGTTTTTGCTATAAAAATATAAATTGTGCTTATCAATATACTTATTTAAATCAGGAAAATAACAATCACAATCAAAATCAGTATCTAAATACGTAATAATTAGCTCATTAATGTTGAAAATACTATTTTCTTGCTTCCTATAATTGTTCAAAAAAAGTTCATATATTTCAGCACCACCAATAATCCACACTTGACAATAGTTTTTCGTTTTAACAAACTCTTCCAATAATTCTAATGTTGCAAAAGTTTTAACGCAATTTTTATCATAACAATTATCCAATGTTAAGGATTTAGACAAAATTAGGTTGTCTCTATGAGCAAGTCCTTTAACATTATTAAGACTTTCAAATGTTTTTCTCCCCATAATAATAGCATTATTACCATTGCCACTAGTTAATTTTTTAAATTTAGCCATATCGCTTTTTATATCCCATAATAATGCATTATTTTTACCTAATCCTCTATTTTTACAATAAGCGACAATAATATTTACAATCATATTTATATAAAATTAAACTCTTATATTTATATAAATGTCAAATATATTTAAATTTTATATAAATAATAATAACACTTTTAATGACGTTTATTTATTTATTAATGCTAAATACATAGCCACTAATTCGACTATTCCCAGCATAGATGAGCTAAATGCCAATTACAATAATTACAATAGTTTTATATATAGCGAAGTATATGAAAAGCATTTTTCCAACGATTTTAATAACAATGATTTAATGTATTTAAAGACTTACAAGTCTAGGCTAATATTTATTGATGACACTATATATATAGATGATACTATTGAAACAGTTAAATTAAAATTTATTAAACATTATAACAAAACAGCAAGCGAAGACAAAAAGTTATGTTTTGAAGAGCTATATTTTTATTGTTTAACGCAATCAAAATTAAATAAAATGGAATTATTCAATACTATTACGTCCAATAATAAAAACGATTTAACAGAGGAAAATTTAAGCGCCTATTTAATAAATATTAGTGAAAAGCAAGAAATACTTGAAAGTTTAGAAAAGAAAGAGCTCTATACTTATGAAGATATTGATGCTATTAATATAAATGCCATTAGAGAATTTATTTCAATCGGTCAAAGTCTATTAAAGCCGTTGCCTAATTATGTAGTTAACCCCTATTATTCTAATAATGCTTCCAAATCTTTGGCCCCATTTATTGCAACAAATAATTCAAATATGATTTTTGATTATGCTGTATATAATAATAGCATATATGTATGTTTAGCAAGTTTATTACTTGCAAACCCGCCTCAAGAGGCAGACGATGAAACACTAATAAAACTATATTTTCAATTTTTATACTCTAAAAATATTATTAATAAGAGAGATTTTTTTGCGCAAAAATTAGAACTGCTAAAGAAAAGTTCTGAATTAGTAGAAGACACCTATTTCAATAATAAAAATCAATTCAAATTAGCACTTTATAAAATTTATAATAAATCAAACGGTCTAAAATATGAATCTAGCGGTATTAAAAGTATTAATATTAATATTAATAGTGCGCTAAACTACAATATATCATTAGAAACTTTATTTAAACTATTCACAAGTAGCGAACTTTATCCATTTATCAAATACAATCCTGGCAAAAAATTGGAAAATTTGTATCGCCTTTATTGTTTAAAAGAAATGAATAGCAAAAAGGTCCCACTATTGAGCAAAACGCTAATATTAAAATATGCCAAATTTTTAGGCAAGTCGCACACAATCTCTTTTTATGTCAATTCTAAAGATGAATTATTTGTAAATAATGTTAATGAATTTATTATAGAATTAGAAGATAATGGAATTATTAATGTTAAAATAGACTTTAAAAATGTTATAGATTTAGAAAAAATTAATACTTTAGTTGCTACTAATGTTAATAATATTGTAAAATTTATTAAAAAATTTGTTGTTAATAATAGTATTGACTTATTTGACAATTTACTTAACAAAAATGTTGAAATAAATTCTATAAATTATATGACAACTATTAAAGCCAAAGGCTCTCTTAAACATAGTGCTATTGTAAATTGTAGCAGTTATTTTTTCAACACTATTAGCTCTAATTCGGAAGAAATAGTTATGCGTTATAAAAATGTATCAAACTTTAGCATTATGAATTCCGAAGAATCATATATAATAGAACTTATTAAGCAAAAGGCCAATGAAATGGATATATTGCACAAATTAAAAGAGAGCTTTAACTTATCACTTGAAGACGCGCGTTCAAGGTTAATAGATGTGATTAATTCTCTCAAATTATTACAAAATACCTTCAATCATAAAAAAATAACTATTAAAAATAATCCCGGCTTTCAAACAGTGTTTAAGAAGACAAATTCAAATACTCTTGTTATTAATATTGAAAATATTGATAATATTAACTATTTAGACACCATTCCTATATATATAGATTCGCTTACTAAAATACTTTTTAATAACATTGAAGACGAGACTATTAATTTAGAAGTTAACAATATATGTAAAAAAACACAGCCTTTATTAGATGAAACTAAAGAAAAAACTTTTACAAATATAGAGGCCAACACCAATAAAAATATTACTCATTTATTAGAAAATGAAGATGATGATGATGATAATGATAATGATTATAGCGCACATAATGATTTAATGGATATACTTCTAGACGATGATGATGACGATGACGAAGATGAAGAAAAAGATGAAGACGAAGACAAAGACGAAGATGAAGACGAAGAAGATGACGACGACGAAGATGAAGAAAAAGACATTGCAGATGGAGAAAAAGACATTGCAGACGATGAAAAAGACATTGCAGATGAAGAAAAAGACATTGCAGATGAAGATATTGCAGATGAGCTAGCAGATGAAGACAATACAGAGCAATTAGACGTTCAAGCAACTAATCTTAAAGAAGCTATAAAAGAAGTTGCTCTCGAAAAACAACAAGAACATAAAGCATATAAAGAAACATTGCCCGAAGATGAATTTAAAGAAGTATCAGAAAAAAGCAATCCTATATTAAAAAGACTAATTAATAAAGAACCAAAGCTATTTACAACAGATAAAAATAAATTTTATACTGAATATTCGAGATTGTGCCCAGCAAATGTTAAAAAACAGCCCGTTATTTTAACAAAAGAAGAGAAAACATATATAGACACACATCATAGAAATTCGTATACAGAAAGTTACGAATACGGCACAAAAGACGGTAACAAATATTATTATATATGTCCAAGATATTGGGACCTTGAAAAAAATATTAGTTTAACACACGCAGAAGTAGAAAGCGAACGTTATGGAAAAGTCATTACAAAAAAGAATAAAAACGGCACTTATGATGGTAATATTATGGAATTTACAGATAGCAAATATCATATTGATGAAAAAGGAAATTATATAGATCATGTTCCTGGGTTTTTAGATGAAAAACACAATAGAAATGGGTTTTGCTTACCTTGCTGTTTTAATAATAAGCTATGGAATAAATCACAACAAAAACAAAGACGTAACAAATGTTTAAATCTAGACTATAGCACTAATGATAACAAAAAAGATTATTATAACTATATTAAGGGTCCCGAAAAAACGCCATTAGAAAAAAGCAAAATTGGGTTTTTACCGTTAAGTATTCAAAAAATATTACATTTTGATAATTTAGACTGTGTTACTAAGCAAGCTCCCAATTTATTACGAACAAATCGGCAATGTTTGTTGCGTTATGGTGTTGAAAACAGTAATAATCAATCATTTATTGCATGTATAGCTGACTTATATGAAACATTGGTTCTAAATAATTCCAAGTCTATTTCAATAAATGCTATGAAAAAAATAATAGTAGCTAGCATTAGTATAGATAGCTTTATAAAATATAATAATGGCAATTTACCGCATATTTTCATTTCTAAAAATTTTAGTGAATTAGCTAGTTCTATTAAATTAGACAAATATAAGTCAAGCATTTTATATAAGCAACTTGTGTCAAAAACAACAAAAAAACTTGATGACCCTGCTCACATAATTTTTATTAAAAAAATCATAAATAGTTTCGATAATTTCAAAGCGTATTTGGAAGGGACTACTTATATTGATTATACATATTTATGGGATATAATATGCAAAAGTAATGATTTGCTGTTTCCTAATGGATTAAATTTAATAATTTTAGATATTACAAACGAGGACACTACTGACAATGTTAAAATTATATGCCCTAAACAAAGTTATAGCAATGAATTTATAGATTTAAAAAAGAAATGCTTATTGTTAATACAAAAACACGAGTATTTTGAACCCATATATTTAATAAATAATACTATTGACTATTATATTGTTAAAACTTTCAGTTTTGCAAAGAGCAGCGAAGATAAACTATTGTCAGGCTTTAAAAATATTTTAAATAGCATTAGAAATTCAATAAATTCTAATTGTGTTGGCTCTATAGCTACAGCTACAAATAAATATAACACCACCTTTTACGATTTTAAGCCAAATATACATTTAGATAATGTAATTGCTAGCATAACACAGTTAAAATATGAAATTAATTATCAAATTATGGATTATAATAATAAAATAATTGGCCTATTGATTAATAATAAGACTGAACACGGATTTATACCTTGTTATCCGTCCGCATTATCATCCACTTACGAAACTATTCCATATAAAATGATTGACGAAATAACGGAACACGAATATAATGACTACAATTCTACAAAACATATTTTAGAAAAGGTTTATTCTTCTAGTAACAAGAAAATTATGTGCAAACCCTTATACAAAATTATAGAAGATAGTTTGATTATTGGTATTCTTACTAATGGCAACCAGTTTATTCAATTGAGTAAACCCGAATTTAATAATAGCGATGAACTTAAAGAAATTAATGATAGCAACTATCTTTATATTGATAAAAGTATTCAAACAAATCTCTCTCAAGACGACGAGCGTAGTAGCACTGTTAATAATATAAAATTAGAAACACAATTTTACAACAGCTTCAAACATACGTTTAAAAAAATATTAGGGATGCATAAACATAGCCTTTATAAAGCAAGCATTATTAAAATTATTAATGCTAATTCGATGCTTTATTTAGATAAAATATCTAATATTTACAATTTGCTAAAGACAATTGGAGAGAATTATATAATATTTGCTAAATATGATAAAAATATATTGGCTTCTATAAAAAAAATAAGCTCTTGTGTTGATGCGGATGAGTGTAATACTTCGTTTTGTATGAAAACAAATGATATATGCTCTTTGATTATACCTAAGAAAAATCTAATAAATGGAGAGCAAAATGAGGAAATATATTATAGCCGTTTATCGGACGAATTTGTAAGATATAATAAGTTTAAAAATTTTATTTTCGAAAATAACATTTCATATAACTATGGTTCAGTTGAATACACTATTTTAGAAAACGAGCTTTTACTATTTCATTCAACACTAACGCAAGAATATTTGAAAGATTTAATAAGTAGCACTAGTCAAAATAATTTGAAAAATACGTTTGATACATTAGGTATTGTAGAGTCTAAAGAATTTTTTAATTTTAAAAATTTAAAAAAAGAAAAAATTATTATTGCTGCTACAAAAGATAAATTACAAACAATTCAAGAATATTATGATAAAAATAAATCAGATGATGCTAATGCTGATGCTGATGCTAATACTGATGCAAATACACAAATCAAAGACCCAAATTTAGCTAAAATAGACGGCTTTGCTACGTCAGTACAAGACACTAGCATTAGCATTGACACAGCTGAAATAGCACAAAACCTGCAATTTATTGCGCAAAATAGCGACCCTAGTTATAAGTGCGAGTTTTATAAAAATTTAATTAGAGAGGGTATGCGTCTTAATTTTAAAGAACCATTATATGAATTAGGCTTTCACTTAAACAATAAGCTATGTTCTTTTCAACTAATATTAATTATTATTAAGCACAACAATAGCACACAAAATAGCAACTTGACAATAAATGATATAAAGAAAAAATTATACGAGCTTTACACTAAGGACGCCAATTTTGAAATATTATGTTATATTTTATTAAAAAATAATAAAAAAGCTATACTTGATAAAGTCATTAATAAAGAGCTGAGTTTTGAAGACTTAATGTATAGTGACGCATATTATATAACCTATATTGATATTTATATGTTAGCAAAAGAATATAATTTACCAATAATATTCTTATGTAATAGCGCTATTGACCTAACAATAACTGATGAAAATTATATTATATGTAATATAAATAAACTAAATCAGGAATATTATTTCTTTAAAGTCCCTAGTAAATATTCGCGCAAAAAAGAACATAATTATAAACTGCTTTTTACTAAGCAGTCAATCAAAATTAATATTGAAAATGATTTGTTAGATACTCCCAATTATAAATTATATAGCAAGCTTAAAAAAGAGCTTAAATTTTTTATTAATCCATTAGAAAATTACATAACAAATTTTGATTTGTCAAAGTTAACAAATACAAAATATAAAGTGAGACAAGTCAAAAAAGTTGAAATAAAAAAGTAAAAAGAAAAAAGTAAAAAGTAAAAAGTAAAAAGTAAAAAGTAAAAAGTAAAAAGGTAAAAAAAATAATAGAATTGTTTGTTAGTATTCTTAAAAATCTAACTCATAGTCATCACTCTTTCCAATATTAACATTTTGCATAGTATTAACTGTTGCTTCAATTAATAAATTATTAGTGCTGCATTCATTGCTAGTAACCGCATTTAGCTGGTCCATTAAAGCCTTTTCATCCATCTTCTCGTCGACTGGAACAACGTCTTTATTAGGTTTAATGGTCATAATAAAGTCATTGTCAATTAATACCTTAAAACTGCTTGTCCCATAATAACCCTCTTGTCCGCACATAATATTTGCAGAAACACCTTTCATATTATCTAGTTCTCCGTGTTTTGCAGCTTTTAAAAACATTTCTGGCGTCTCTTCAAACGACGCCTTTGCAATTGCACCAATATCATCGTTATTGATGCCGTGCCTAAAAATAGAAACCATTTTATCATTGCACGTCATTCTATCCGCCAAAATTGTTAAATGGCGATAATTAATATATGTGCTATCAAATTCAATAACCTCTGAAAACTCATCAAATATGCTTTGGCGAGCTGCCTCAATGCCTAATACATTATAAATTTCAATAATATGACTTGAAACCGTTCGCGTTTTATCAACAAAATCAAGCGCCAAGATTTCTAGTAAATTAGTGCCAACAGTATCTAAAACCCACAAATCTTTTTTAATATATTTTGTATCAATTTCTTCAAAATTGTCTGTAATTTTTCGCAATGATACCTTATCAATATTTTTAATACCGCGTAAAATCAGGTTGTCTAATAATTCGTCTTGTAAATTTCTCAATAAATAAATCTCATCACTTTGGTCAAGCGTTTCTAAAACATTTTTATTCTTCTTTTTCTTTAAAAGTTGAAGATTTCTATTAATCCTAATTCTAAAAATTAGTTTGTCAGAATTGTAATCAGTATACATACACGTCAAATTATTATAACTATTCATTAAACCAAAATGAATATCGTCCATTGAAATATTTTTATCTAACATTTCTGTTCTATTCATAGACATTCTAATAATCCACTTTGATTTTTCCTTATCCTTATTTGCATCATAACTAGTATTACATTCATCTAATAATTTTTCAAATTCATTGTATTCTTTCATCATAGTTACATCTTCAGCTATTAATGAATTCATATCATCAGGGTCAAAGCATATCTCAATACACTCCACTAATGACCGCAATTTAGTATTTTCAATCTTTGTAATATATTCTTTCACTTTATTTTGGTCATAACTTTCGGGCTTATTTAAATAAATAGAGCACGACAAGCTTTTAGGATTATCACTTAATGATAAAATTTCCTCAATACGCGGAACACCACGTGTTACGTTGGATTTTGAAGCTACACCAGCAAAATGGAACGTGTTTAGCGTTAGTTGTGTTGTAGGTTCGCCAATGCTTTGGGCTGCAATCATACCAACCATTTCACCAGGTGCAATTAGCGATTTTTTATATGCATTATTAATAACCGTCATTAAAAGCTCAATAGATTTACGAGTAAGGCGCTTATACATTAATAAATCTTTTGGGCTCAAATAGTAAAAGTATAAAACTTTAAATAGCTTATTTGGCTTACAATAATTTAGCTTATTTAAATTCTCATAATTAGTTTCAATCATTTCAAATACTTCTAGCGGAGTAATATCAATAATCACGTTTTCCTCTTGATTTCCTGCAATATTGTTAATTATATGCGTAAATGACACGGGAACATTTACAGATGGTTTGTAAATACCATTGAAAATTTTAGCAATTACATCTTCGCGCGCTTGTAGCATATAATCAATGTAATATTTGCATTTTTTATCTAATTCGGACTTTTGTTTTTTGAACTTGCTATAGGCTTGTTTGGTGTATAATGTTCCATATATGGAGTCTTTAGAATAATCATTGGGCATTTGATAGTGTCCATAAATTTCTTCAATAGACATATTAACAAATGGGACTTGTTGCGACTCAACCTTAACCGGGTCAAAGCTGTCATCACCATATTTAAATTGAATAATCTTGTTTTTATTATTACGAACAGTCATATCATAATGCACCATTAAGTCTTCTAAACCTTTAATTAGGCGGCGCTGAATATAGCCAGTTTGGCTCGTTTTGCACGCAGTATCAATCAAACCAACACGACCACCCATAGCGTGAAAGAACAACTCATCGGGATTTAATCCACTAATAAACGAATTTTCAACAAATCCACGAGCATTTGGTGAATCATCGTATTTAGTATAATGCGGCAATGTTCTATCCTCAAATCCGTAAGGAATACGTTTGCCATCTACGTTTTGCTGTCCTAAGCACGAAATCATTTGTGAAATATTTAAGTCGCTGCCTTTTGACCCAGCATTTACCATCGTTACAAAGCGATTATGCGTATTAAGATTTTGGCGACCTAATTTACCGGCTTCAAAAGAGGCCTTATTTAAAATATTATTAATGCGTGTTTCAAATTCTTCTACGTTTGAGCGTCCTGTTTTATTCTCAAAAATACCTAAATGGGTTTCGTCAATTAATGACTTGACCTCTATTTTCTTCTTATTAATTGTTTCATTAATTTTGGCATTTGTTTCTCTATCTGCAATAAGATCACTGATTCCTACACTGTAGCCGTGAATTTTCATATATTCGGTCACAATGTCTTGCAAATTATTAATAAAATTGCACGCACTATCAACACCATAATCATTATAAATTCTATGAATTATTCCGCGAGTTGTATCGCCAAGAATACCCTTTTCAATATGTCCCCGCTTAATAGCTCCTTTATTAATTTCTAATACATTATTAGAATTTTTGTAATCTTCACTTGCTTCATTAAATTGCTTTGTTTTATATTTTAATGTAATATTTGGAATAATTTGAGTTAATAGCGAAAAGCTACTTTGCAAAGGATTATCAAAATTGATTTTTGTTAAATCAATCGTTTTAAGATGCGCCATTATATTCATTGCAGTTCGAGAATTGAAATTAATAGATTCTCGCGTAAATAAATAAGTGCTTAATAGCGAATCTTGAAAAATACCTACAATAGATTTGTTGTTTGCAGGGCTAATAATTTGATATTTTACTGCTGCCAAAGTTTTGAGTTCAATTTCCGACTCATCATCTTGTGGCATATGTAAATTCATTTCATCGCCATCAAAATCGGCATTATATGGTTTAGTATCAGCAACATTCATTCTAAATGTGTCACCGCGCATCATTACTTTTGCAATATGGCACATCATAGACATTCTATGAAGAGTGGGTTGTCTATTGAAAAGCACCGCATCACCGTCTAAAATATGGCGATGCACAATGTCACCAATTTCAAGATTGATTGATTCGCGGTCGACATAACGCAAACTAATACAATCTCCGTTTTTCCGTTCATAGATTTTTGCACCTGGATGAACGTCTGGACCGTTTAAAATTAATTTGCGCAAATAATTTCTATTTTGCTCATTAACAATAATTGGCTTAGTCAAATTTTTAGCAATTTTTAGCGGAACACCTAATTCACTAATTGATAAATTAGGATCAGGTGTAATAACTGACCGCGCACTATAGTCCACTCGCTTTCCCATTAAATTTCCTCGCACTCTGCCACTCTTACCATTTAAACGCTCTTTAATAGCTTTTAATGGACGACCAGACCGCTGAGCAACTGCTGCAACACCTGGAATCTTATTATCAACAAGAGTAGCAATATAATATTGTAATACTGTTGTCCAATCATCAATAACATTAGACCCCGATTTTTGCTCGATTTTTTCCTGTAACATTTTATTTGCTTTAACAATATTAATAATAATATGTGTTAAATCGTCTTCGCTCCGTTGTTGCGCATCGTGTTTAATAGATGGTCGCACTTGTGGAGGTGGAACAGCAAGCACTTGACAAATCATCCATTCTGGACGCGACCATATTGGACTAAAACCCATAAATTGCACGTCTTCATCCGAAATTTTCTTAAAAATTTTAAGCATAATTTCTGGAATAATTTTCATCGCCATTTTAGAGTCTTCTTTCTTAAAATCGTAATTATTAAATTCTTCTTCTTTGTCATTCCACTCAGCAATAATTGTTGCTAAACCTTCTTTCCTAAGTTTAGGCTGTAAGCATCCGCAACCATTATGTGAGTCTTCACCACACCTATGCTTCTTACTTGCTAATGCAAATACTTTTGTCCAGCGAACGTCCGCATTTAATTCTAGCAAATAATTATATTTTTCTTTATCAATTAATAGCTTAGAGCACTTAATACAAATGCATCTGCATATTTTCATAATAGTTGATAAATATTGAATGTAATATACCGGTCTTGATAAATTAATATGTCCAAAATAACCAGGCGACTGAACATAATCAAGACCATCTGTTGGGCATATCATACCAGCATCTAAAACACCCATACGAGGGTCAAAAAGTCCCCCTAATACCGGTTTATTGTTTATATGAGTATCCCTGTTTGTTATTTCGACAACTGAACCTTTTTGAATTTCATAAGGGCTTAAAATACTAAACTGAATACCAATGATTTTAGATGGTTTCTTATTTTCAAAATCGGTCATTCTTTTATAATAGTTAAATAATATTTAAATAATATTTATTCAATTTTTAATTTTTTATTAATTTAAAAATTGAAATTTTTTGTTATATATTATAATATAATTTAATAATAGAACTATTATGCCTCATAAATATTGCACTAGAACTAAGAGTGCTAGTATTCCAAAAATGAACTATGTATATGATAACAGTAATTCTGATATAAGTTCAATTAGCAGTGGTTCAGATGGTGAGTATTTTGATAATAGTTCGGATTATAATTCTGATAATGGCTCAGAAAATGGCTCAGAAAAAAATTTTAATAAGCGTGATTATTATAAATTTTTGCACCAACTATATCCCTCACGTTATAGTAAAAATAAATATCTTAAGGAAGCAAATGAAATAAATATGCACAAGCGAGCAAAAAAAACGCATTTTCAAAATCTTGATACTGAAAATAGTAATGTATACAAGCATAATTTATTTAATAGTAAAATTATTAAAAAAAAGCACACAAATTTATATAAGAAAAATGGTTTGATTAATTCAGATGATGTTAGCAATAATAGTGATGACACAGAAGACGACACAGAAGATGATACAGAAATTAAGAGAAATAATAGCAAAGACAAGGATAAAAAAACATTATTAACACAAGGTTTCAAAACGCTTTTTGAAAACCTTAATAAATCTGATACTAATAAAAATATTAATATTATTGTAAATTTGAAAAAAGGAAAAAATAATATTTATAATAATGAAACTAGTGAAGCTAGAGAGACTAATGACCCTATTTATTATCAAGAGATTGACGATGATATTGACGATGATGATGAAGATAATAATGAAGAAGAAGAAAAAAAGAAGGAAAGCAAAGAACTTAATAAAAACGCACATAGTACAATTTCTATTCAAAAAGATGATGTAGTTCCGGCTCCGCCAAAAGTATCAAATAGGAATTTTCGGGCATTTAATAAAATTTTAAATAATGAGGAAGCAGAGTCAGAATATTTTAAAAATTGTTTATCTAAAAATTTACAGTTGGAAGCAATTGCAAAATTAGAAAAACTTAAAAATTTAACTAAAATTAACAAACCTTATTTGCTACATTTGGTTGACCTTGATATTCCAGACCAATATAAAGCGTGTGCTTTAAGAAAAATAAATATTATGCGCTTAATGTCTGGAAGTGGAAATAGTGAATATTATAAAATTAAGTCGTGGGTAGACTCGTTTTTGAAAATTCCGTTTAATAAGTATAATAATTTGCCTATTAGTTTTGCTGATGGCATTGAGCAATGTCACGAATTTATGGAAAATGCTAAAAAAATATTAGATAGTGTTACTTATGGACTAGAAGATGCCAAAATACAAATTATGCAAATGATTGGACTATGGTTAGTAAATCCAAATGCAATAGGTTGTGCTATTGCTATTAAAGGGCCTCCAGGAACTGGCAAAACAACACTTATTAAAGAGGGTATTAGCAAAATTTTAAACAGGCCTTTTGCGCTTATTGCACTAGGTGGGTGTGGTGACTCGGGTTTTATAGATGGTTTTGACTATACATATGAAGGCAGTAAGCATGGAAAAATTATTGACATACTAATTCAATGTGGTTGTATGAACCCGATTATTTTATTTGATGAATTAGATAAATTGAGCGATTCGTTTAAAGGGCAGGAAATTACAGGTGTATTAACACATTTGACAGACAGCACACAAAACTCTAAATTTAGTGACAAATATTTTTCAGAAATTAGTATTGATATGTCTAAAGCATTATTTATTTTTAGCTATAATGATGAGAGTGCGGTTAATCCTATTTTAAAAGATAGGATGTATAAAATCGAAACAAAAGGTTACAAAACTAAAGATAAGTTAGTTATTGCAAAAGATTATTTATTGCCAAAAATTAGAGAGGAAATTAAATTTGCTAGCGACACTATTGTCTTTAATGACGAATTATTAGAATATATTATTAATGATTTTACAGAAAAAGAAGATGGAGTGCGCAATTTAAAGCGTTGCTTAGAAATTATTTATAAAAAGTTAAATTTATATAGATTAATGAAGCCTAATGTAAATTTATTTGAAAATAGTGAAGGGTTCAAGCTTAAGAGCAGGATAACGTGGCCTTGTATTTTAACAAGACAGCTCATTGATGATTTAATTAATAAAGCATCAACAAAAGATATTCCATATGGAATGTATACTTAGGTTAGTTTAAAAACAGTTTAGTTGTTCGTTTTTTATTTAAATCCTTTTTATATATATTATAGAAATGTGTAAATAGTGAGTTTTCATCTAGAATAGTTTCAAGTGTTAGGATGAGGTCTGGTTATGAACGATTAGCTGAAAGTAAAATAAAACGAAAACAAGGAAAAAAATATAGTAGAAAATAGTAGAAAATAGTATAAAATAGTAGAAAATAGTATAAAATAGTATAAAATAGTAGAAAATAGTAGAAAATAGTAGAAAATAGTATAAAATAGTAGAAAACAAGCTTTAGAAATATAATAGTATACTATATAATAGTATATAATGTTTAGTAGTAACAAAAACCTAGAGTTGAACAACCACAACCACTACCACCTATCGATGAAGGCAAATTATTATTATTGTTAAAAGAACAAATAGATCATATAATGGAAGAACTAAATTTTACTATAACAAGTGAACAAGTCGTTGTAAAGGATAGGAGTAAGCATCCTGATTGGTATAAATTTGAAATGAAATATAATCCTAATCCTAACAAAAAAAAATTTAATTTAATAGCCGCATTAAGTATTTCTGTGAACACAGATGTCCAATTAATAGACTGTGAAACTCAAAATGAAAAAACAAAAGTGCCTTATACGTTTCATATTCATGAAGTTAATACTGAAGAACCTTATAGAGGCAAAGGATATGCCACATTATTATTAATTTATGGAATGTCTTATGTAAAAACAAAATGGCCTAGTATTGAAATTTTTACATTAGATGACGAGACATCTAGAAATAATAATACACAAGATAATATATATAATAAATTAGGGTTTGACATTTTAGATATGGAATCTAAGGATAATTGTAGATTAGATACAACAAAACCAACAGGCATCAAAAAAATATTAGACTTAAACTCCCAGAAAACACCTATTGATTTTTGGGTCAATAGTATTTGTTTACCTCGCATTAATGAAATTCAAGAGAAAGCAAAATTGCCTGTAATTGCTTCTAAAGGTGGAAAAATAAAAAAAGCAAAAAAACAAAGACACAAAAAGACCAGAAAACAAGGAAACAAAAGAAGCAGAAAACATAGTAGAAAATATAGTAGAAAATATAGTAGAAAATAGTAGAAAATAGTAGAAAACCAATGTAATGTTTATATTAAAAGCTTCGTGTTCTTCTAGTTAAAGCACGTGCTCTTGTCGTGCGTGGAGGTCTTACAATAGCATCTGTATTACGATTTGTGTTATTTCTTATAGCAGGTCGTATTTCAACGCCTAATTGTGCTCCTTTATAATCATCTAGCGCATTTTGAGTATGGCGTCGCATTTTATCTTCTATATCCTCCATATTAGTTAGCGTTAAGTCTATAAAAGTTACTATGTCGCTAAAACCATGTCTTGCTAATTCTGCTTCTAAAAATGCAGGTTCATTGTGGAACCTTAGCAAGTGGTTAACTCTTTCTAAAACAGTGCGAATTTGAGCTATTAATCTTAGCAATACAATTGGAATATGCTTAACGTTATATTCATAAGAAGTTGATACACTATTTATAAAAGTTTTATATTGTATTGATTTCAAAATAAGGGTCGGAACTATGTTAGTTAACACTTGTCTTAGTTGTGCTCTATTATGGGTTATAGTGGCTTCAAGTGATGCTAACATTGCTTGGGCACTGGCGGATACATATCCAGCTTTAGTCTTAGTTTTATTTTTAGCTTTAGCTTTAGCTTTTCTAGCATGCTTTCTATTTTTAGATGATTTAGGCATATATTATTATATATATTATAATAATATAATAAAATAATGAAATAATAAAATAATGAAATAATAAAATAATGAACTAATGAAATAATGAAATAAATTTGCTTTATTCTTCAAAAAGCCAAGAGTAATAATATCTCTCAAAAGATGTATTTTTAAGACTAGCATACTTAAAAAATACAGTGGCCTCAACACATAATGCCTGCAATTCTTTTTTATAATTTATAATATGTTCTTTAGCATAGTCATTATTTACGCTATAATATGGATTTTGTATAATAATGCGCGCACTAAATTCTCGCTCTGGTGGATTTACTTCAAAAGCACCAATATAATATGGGCCTTTTCTTTGATCTAGTAACGGTGGATAATAGCCAATATAAAAATAGCGCTTTGAAACATTTACGCTACCATAATCGCACATTTTATACATATCTTGATACATAAAAGTAGGAAAAAATTCATTAATATGAACCATTTCATAAATCCAAGTGCGCGCCCACTGTATTGCTGAAAAAGCTGTTAATAGTTTTAAGTGTTTAGAATTTAACTTATTAGCAAAATCTTTTCCTAGCCTATTAGTTTCGCTAGTTTCAATTGTTTCGTTTAAATTAGCTTTAAAATTTAAAAAATCTGCTTTAATAGTTTCAACATCTTCTATTTCGTCTTCATCTTCCCCATCTTCTTCTTCGTTGTAATTTTGAATATTTTGAATAGAATGCGTTCTTAAAAAATCATAAAATGATGGAAATATATTTTCGCTAGCGTTATTAGTATTAGTATTATTAATATTATTATTAATATTATTATTAATGTTATTATTTAATAATAACTTACTTTTTCTATTAGCGTGTTTTGTATTAGCAAAATAAATTTTATTAACGTGTGTTAATAAAAACGCATTATTACAAACTGCATAAAACAATAAAATTATTATATTGCTATAGCTCATCATAAATTATAGCGTATATTATATATAGTATTTAATTTTTATATATTAATAATATTAATTATATTAATAATATTAATATAATTAATAATTATTTATTAAACTATTAAATTCGGTTTTTTTTTCGGGTGCTAATGGTTCATGGTCTATTATATAATGCTCCTCATTAGTTTTAAAAGGAACGTGTGCACCTTGAAATGCTAGTGTTGGTGAAAAATATTTATTCTTATAATCATTATTAGTTTGAAGAAATGAAATATGTGATTTATTTGTTCCTCGAGCATTTAAATAATTTTGTTGGTCACCTGTTATACAAGGGCATCCTTTAGATGTGCTATATTCACTATTATAAAAGCAACATTCGGGCAAAAATTTGTTATCTTCAAATAATACTTTTGTTGGGTCTATTTTAACATTAGTATATGATTTTAAATTTAATTCTGGATGTTTAAAAACCCTTGATAATGATGCTATAGTATTGTTAGAAGGTTCAAAAATAGTGCTTACTAAAGCATTATTATTAGTGTAGTTTTCTTTATTTTTGGGCTGCCAATACGAATATAAACCATATAAATATATAACAAACAAAATAGTTGCTTTATCAAAAATTAAAATAAATATTATAATAAATGTAATAACTTTTACTAGTGTTATTTTTACTTTATGTTTTTTAGTAAACTTTTTTTTTTTAGAGAACGAGAACATTTTTGTAATGCTAGCAGGAAAAATGCTAGATTTTTTTTTGCTATTATTAACCATTAATTATATTATAAATATATAAAAAACAAAAAAAACTTAAAAACTTTATATTATAAAATTTCAGCTAAAAACTCACCAAATTTTACATAAATAAACATAGCTATTATAAATACTACTAAAGCAACTAGAAAAGCCCCTCCATAAAAAACAAGTAATATAATAAGAAACGCTGCAATAATTTGTCCAATAAGTGGTATAGTATTTATAGTTGAAAGTATAATAGCAGTTATAATTAATAATATTAGTGATCCTATCATAGTCATTGATATTGGAATAACAAATGCCAAAAGCCAACCCATTACAAGAACAGAAAACATTAGCTTCCAAGACCTAATTAATAATATTAACGTATAATAGATTACGGTAAACACCGACAAAATCTTTGCTAAAAAATCATTAATATTCATAAAAAATAGCCTCATTTGCAATAACATATTTTGTATGCTATTATTGACTAATCTTAAAAAATATACAAGTAAGCTAAACAAATATACTATAAAATTTTTAACACCTATAAATGCAGTATACAATATACCAAAGAAATTACTTATATAGCTTAATATTGAATTTAAAGGTTTCTTGGCATCTGTAGCAACTTCTTCATTTAATATATTTAAACATTCATTGAAATTATTAACAATATATTCTAAGTCATTATTATTATAAACCTTGTCGCTGTTTATTATTGAAGCAAATGGCATCAATAATGGATTACATTTATGGTCTTGCCAAGAATTTCTATATGCTACCAAAGTTGATTTAATATAAAAATATATAACTATTATAACTACAATAAGAATTATTATTATTGTGAACCATACATCATTGCTATAAAGTTCATTATAACTAGCATTTTCAAAATAATCACTTATTTTTTTCTCTAGACTACTTTTAGTGGTGGAAGCCATATTATTATAGCATACTAAAAATAATATTTGTTTTTAGTTTATAGTTAAATAAATTAATTGCTAGCATTCATATTAATCTTAATCTTAATCTTAATCTTAATCTTAATCATTTGTTAAGGCTCTCATTGCAGTTCCTGGGAGGTCTGCTTTTAAAGCATGGCCAAGTTTAACACTAGTAGTTATTAAATAAAATATTACTGTAACCATTGAAGATACTTTACCAAACATATCTGCAACAGTGATAAATGCCTTGCTTAATTCCACAAGCAAAATATTAAACCGTTTACCTAAATCGCCCATTACATTTAGGGTGGACCCGTGTTGAACAACTAGGCCAGTTTTTAAAGACTCTAAAATTCCAACAAATAAGTTACCACTATCTAAAAAGTAAGAAAATGAATTATATATAGGTTTTAAAATAGTTTTCATAAAGTCCCATTGAATTTCTTTTGTGCATGTTTTAAATGTTTCTATAGGGTCTTCATCAACTAAGTTGGCTAAAGGAATTACAAGAGGATTACATCTATATTTATTCCAATTGTTTTTCAATTGTGCTAATCCTATACTTAATGTTATCGACAATTGAATTAAACCGAAAATTATAACTATTAAAAATGCTTTACCTGTATCGCTTAATCCCATAATTATTATTAATTATATTATAATTATAATAATTATTAATAATAAATTAGTTTTATAACTAAATTTTTAAGTAATTTTCATATATTATTTATTAGCCATCTGGAAAGCTATTATTACCTTCTAAATTTTGAACAAGAGTAAAGGCTTGAATTTGTGCATTGTATCCGTCGCTGCCGTTATTACCACCTGTAGCTGATATAGCCATATTAGCCTGTTTTGCTCTATTTGCTCTATTTTCTCGATAAATTGCTGCTTCGCTATTTCCGCTTATATCAGTATCGAGGCTTTCTCTCAGGTTATAGTTTCCTAAATATAAAAATCCCAATAATAAGCATATAAGAATTGTAATTATTATTTTATAATATTTTTTATTTTTCTTTCTAAATTTTAAGGCCATAAATCTTATTATTATATTAATAAATTATATTATATTATAAAAATTATATTATAAAAATTATATTATAATTTATTTATATAAATATGGTTATTTTAAATAAAGACGTAAATGCTATATTAGGAGAACAACAACGCATAGACTTAGCTGCATTAATTAAAGCAAATAAAACCGATGATTGTACACAAGAGATTCGTTCAAAAAAGCAAAGTATTGTTATTAGTAATGATGTAAAACATCTAGTATTTTTAAAGCAAAAATACGAAAGATTGAGAAAGTCTAATCCTGTTGAGTTTGATGCTATTTGTGTAAAACAGTGCAGTTTTTTATTTAATAATTATACAGATTTATACAATAAAATTTTAAATGATAAGTTAGATTTATCTATTTTAGAGAGATTTTTAGGAATATTAAAAAAAATAGAAGATGGCGAGCTAGACCAACACGAAGGTTCTTATTTAGTAGGAACTTACTTAAAAGAAATGTATATTGACAGTGCTTTAAAAACGGATGCTAGCAAATCTAACAAATCTAGCAAAGCTAAATCTCCATTTTCTAAGGCTGAAAAAAAAATAAGCTATAAAGATTTTAAAGAGTTAAACAAGTAAATGCATTATAAATTGCACTCCATAAATATTTCACCTTCATCTTCTGAACTTAGGTCTTTAAGTGTTTTAATTTCTTCGCGTAGTCTTCTATTTACTACTTCTAAATTAATATTTTCTTGTGCCAAGGCTTTATTCTTATTTGTTAAATGAGTAATATTGCATTTTAGCTCTCTTAATTCTTTATTGAGTAAGTTAATAATATCTTGTTGAGAGCAACAATGTCCAAAATGCGCAATATAATCTTTTTGACTATCTGCAAGCCATTTTTTATGCTTTTGTGTTTCAAAGTGGCTTTTAACAAATTGCGAGCTAATGTCATAAACCCTATTCATACACGAGCATTTAATCTTTCCATGGCCGTGTTCTTTAATTAATTCGGAATATGTTTTATCTCTCAATCCCTCCGTCTTTTCATCGTATTTCAATGTATAAAGATTTATCTTAACAATCATAGATAGGTCACTGTTAGTTGCCATATTATTATTAATGTTAATATTAATATTAGTAATAATGTTGTGAATATTTCAATTTTATTTACTCTTTATTGCTTTATTGTTTATTTTTGAAAAATGGTTTGCATTCGTGACTTTCACTCATTTCAAATGATTTTTGTTTTTCTGCTGTTGCTAATTCTGCTGTTGCTAATTCTTTGTTTTTTTTAATTCTACTTTTTCTAGCCTCTGCTATTTCTAACGCTTTTATGAGAGAATTATCAATTAATGTTTTTTTTGTTAAGGGGTCGTAAATAATGGTGCTATGTTTCATTCTAGTAAATGAAGTTCTAATAAAATTAATCATATTATAAGTATTAGCATTTAATTTTTAAATAAAATTAATAAATAGTTTAGTAAATTATAATATAAATTATAAAATATTATAATATATTAATTATGAACAATAATAATTATACTTTTATAACATACTTATTACTGGTAATACTAATATTTGTTATATTCTCTCTAAGTTTCAAGTATAAATTTAAAACTGCACAAAAATTATCATTTAGGAGTTTAACAAATAAGAACTCTAACGCAACTACTAAAGAAAATTTTAGCGTTAACAATATTAAAGGAGGTGGAGGATTTAAAGAAGGATTTAAAGAGGGGTTAAACGGAAGCGATTATAACAAGAAAGCAAGCGATGACATATTTAGAATGATAGATAATAAACTTAAAGGATTAAGCTTAGAATTAGGAGGTCCTGAAGGTAAGGCTGAAACGAAGAAAATACTTACAAATACTAAGAAAATATGTGACTTAGAATGTGCTAAATGTATGATGTCAATGTTAAACGATAAGAAATCTATTAATTCTATTAATATTGAAGGTGTATTAGATGACGAAACCGATGAAAATTGTATAAGATGTAAAAAATATAGTGCATTATCAACCTCTATTACAAGTATTATAAATAATTTGTAATGTTGCTGAAAAAATTTATTATTCATCATAGTAGTGTTTTTATTTTCTAGCTCTCTTAGGTTTTCTATGTGTTCTTGATTTTTTACCTCCTTTTTTTTCTTTTATTTTATCAAGCATTGCCTTTGCTTCCTCAACCTCTTCCATAACTTCTAAGGCCTTGGCATCTGATTCTGTTTTTAGTCTTTTCATCTCCCTAGAACAACGATTAATGGTTGCAAGTGACTGATGGTATTGGTTTAAGAATTCTTGAGCTTCAGGACTCGGTTCTTTGGGTCTACTAGCTCTGATCCTTGCTTTTTCATTTCTTTCAGCTGCTATTTTAGCTGATTTTTCCTTTCTTTCAGCTGCTATTATAGCTGCTTTTTCCTTTCTTTCATCTGCTCTTTCAGCAGGAGTTTTTGTTCTAGATTCTCTTCTAGATTTTCTTCTAGATTCTCTTCTAGATCGTGTTAGTTCTGACAATTCATCCACTATTGCTCCTGTTGGTATTGCTGTTGGTTGCACGCGTGATATTTTTGACATTCTTGACATTCCTGGTATTCGTGAAGTCACATTTCTTAACATTCCACTTAAAAATCCTACTTTTTTTGTTGCCATTATTGTTATAATATATAAAAATATATTATAATAATGTATAAATAAATAAATAAATACTAAATATTTACTTTGGTGGAGGGTTTTTTATAACATAGCGTTCTTCAAATTCGCCATTATCAACCGCAGTTTGCGTATAGTTTTTTCCTCCCCATTTTGGGTCCATAGGATTTACACTCACCTCTCCGCGTTGATAAAACATAGCGTCTAAAGATGTTTCTAACCCTATAGTTTGGTTGTCTCTATCAAAACCCGCTAACATATTTGTGTTAAATTTTTTATTATTATCTCGTGTAGCGTCTAAAATTTTGTTGCTTTCAATGAATTCTTTGCTATCCTTATTTAAAGGGTCGCGTTGTATAGAGGGTAGTCCTCCTTGATTTTCAAAGATGGATGGCTTAACTTGTATTAATTCGTTATTTTGCGCGTCTGTAGAATATTGTAAGTATAATATTGGACAATGTATGTTTTGACTGTTTTGCCATTCTATAAATTCACTATAATCTTCTAAACTATTAAATCTTATTGGATTTACACCTGGAACAATTGCTAATTTTGAATTATATAAATAATAACCCCCGTCTTTTTCAATCAACATATTTGGACATCTAGCATTTGAATGTGTAACAGGTTTAGTAGTATTATTTTCCATTTGTTCGTAATATTTATAAGAATTTGAGTAATAATATAATCCCAACATAAAAAAAGCAAAAGCAAATATTAGTATTACTTTATTTTCTCTATCTTGTTTTCGAATTTTCGCATACTCTTTAAGAAAGTCTATTATTGCCATATTATTATTATTGTATATAATAATATATTTAATAAAATTATTTAAATATATTAATATATATATAATGGCTCATATTAAATTGGACACTAGCGCTAGTGTAAATAATAAAAAACTTGATAACTTATTAAGAAAGGGGACAATCTTTGTAGGAGCTTTTAGTAAAACTTGTCCTCATTGCGTAAATATGCAGTCTGAGTGGAAGAAATTCATTTCTAGTGTTAAAGAAAAAAAAATGAAGGCTACTATTTTAGAAATCGACTCTGCTATATTATCATCTATAAAAAATCCATTAATTAATAACAATGTTGAAGGGTTTCCTAGCTTATTTGTTATTAAAAATAATAAATTTGTTGCGCATTATAACCAAGAACGAAAAGCCAACAATTTTTTACAATTTTTAAGCAAATATGTTTCGAAAATGCCAATAAATCACAGTCGTCGTAAAAGAAGAAGAAGCCACAAGTCTGCGCTAACAATGAAAAATCGCAATATTAATTAATTTCTTAAATTAGGGTTTATACATAACTCCATTGTCGGAAATATGTCTCCTGACATACATTTATTTTTTGAAGAAACTTTAGCACAATTTCTTATATTATTATTTTTTCCAATATAGCAATATCCATGCTCTTGTGAGCTCGTTTGTAATGGAGCTGGGTCTGTTTTTTCTTTTTTGTCCATACTGTATTTTACTTCACTAGATACTTCACGACTTCGTTCTGCTAGCTTGCGCTCATTTTTTAATAACGTGCTTTCTTTTGCATTAGTGTCATCTTCTTCTTCTGCAACTTCTGCTTCTTCTGCAACAACCTGATTTGACTTTTTGCTTTTTACAGAATTTGTTTTATCTTTAGTTATATTTGATTGTAATTGATCTATTGCCGACACAGATGATTTTTCTGCTACTTTTAGAGAACCGCTAAAAAACTGTGAGAAAAAGTTTATTAGTGCTCCAAAAAAATTAGTGAGTTCTGCTATTAGTGTTTGTCCGCCTTGTGATATATTTTGTATAATTGTTTTAACAGTTGTTCCTGTTAATAGTGCTATTACATAAGTAAATGGCGATATTAGTGCTGTTATAATATCTGTGCCTTGTGCTAAATATTTAAAAATATTAAATCCGTAAAGTGATAATACTATAATAATTATAAACCAAAATAGAAAAGACCTTATATATTTCATTCTTGAACCTGTCGAAACCTCTTGCGCATATAATGATTTGTCACTCATCATATTTTTTAATGGGGTTTGAGATAAATTTTGTAGTGTGGATGAAAAATTATTCCTTACTTTTTCCATTATATATTATTTTATATAATATTATTTTATTTATTTATTATAATAAAAAAAAAAAAAAGAACAAAAAAAACAAAAAAAGTATAGTCAAAGTTAAAAAAAATATAAGCAAACAAAAAAAAAGCATACACAAAAAGCAAATAAAACATAATACAAAGAAGAAAGCAAAACATAATACAAAACATAATGCAAAGAAAAAAAAGCCTATAACACAAAAGAAGCCTATAACACAAAAGAAGCCTATAACACAAAAGAAGCCAGTAATACAAAAGAAGCCTGCACCACAGAAAAAGCCTGCAATACAAAAAAAGCCTATAATACAAAAAAAGCCTGCACCACAAAAAAAGCCTGCAACACAAAAAAAAATACAAAAGAAGCCTGCACCACAAAAAAAGCCTATAACACAAAAAAAGCCTATAATACAAAAAAAGCCTGCAATACAAAAGAAACCAGCAATACAAAAGAAACAAGCAATTTTGAAGAAACATGTATCACAAAATGTAGATAAAAATAATATTGAAAATGTAAATAATAGTATTGAAACTGTAAATAATAGTATTGAAACTGTAAATAATAGTATTGAAACTGTAAATAATAGTATTGAAAATGTTATTCATAATGAAACCAAACCTATTATAAATAATTTAAACAATTATACCGTTAAAGAAGAAGAAAAAATATTAAAAATAAAAACAAGAGCAAGTTCAAGAGTTAAAGCAAGTTCAAGAGTTAAAGCAAGTTCAAGAGTTAAAGCAAGTTCAAGAGTTAGAGCAAGTTCGAAAACAAGAGCAAAAACACGTTCGAGAACAAAAACTAAAAAGGCTTCTTTACCTAAAGTAGTAAGTAAAAGACGCTCATATTCTCCTTCAATAAATAATAAATTGTTAGTTCGTTCATTAAAAACACTTCCTCAAATGTCTATTAAATTATGTGATACCTTATTACATATAAATATAAACAACACTTGTCTTTCTTATAACGATAAAAGAGTTCAATCTGCATTATTACATAATCTGAAGGCATCCAAACATTTAGATGTTACAAGATTTATACCACCAGTGCAGTTTTTATCAAATTGTTGGTTCAATACAATGTTTGTAACTTTTTTCTTCAGCGATAAAGGGAGGAAATTTTTCAGATTTTTCAGAGAGTTAATGATTACAGGTAAAAAAATTGACTCCACTTTAATACCTGAAAAATTCGCTAAAATATTTTTTATATTAAATTTATTTATTGAGGCCTCGTATAATCAAACCTCAAAATCTAATATATTATTTGATAAAATAAATTCATTAACAGATAAATTAAATACAAATTACTTTGTTTATCACATATATGCAATTATAAATAAACCTACTAATTCTATAAATCCTGACCTATTGATAAGTAATAGTAATCAAATATATGATATACCTAATATTGAAGACCCTGGAAATCCTCTTACGTATTATGAAACGATCTTAAAGTATTTGAAATATAATACATTAAAATTATTTAAACATTCAATAACTAAAATAGTTGCAATTGATCAGGTTCTTCAGAGCAAATTTTTAGCATCGATGACTAACATTATACCAGACACTAACGTTATACCAGACACTAACGTTATACCAGACATTATTATATTAGAAGATTTTAAAAGTGGAACACAATTTAATAATTCTATTACTTTAACAAGTGCGCAGTCTATTAGTTATACATATATGTTAGACTCTATAATTATAACAAATAAAGACCATTTTGACCCTGAAGCAAATAGCCATTTTGTTAGTGTATTAACAGTTAATGGTCTAGAATATAAATTTGACGGCAGCAGTTTATCAAAATTATCGCGTTTTGATTGGAAAAAAATGATAAATGTTGATAAGGATTGGGAATTTGAAGAAGACCCTAAATATGAACCAGAACTCTATAACTTTACAAAAGGCTACAAAATTATGTTTTATTATAGAAGCTAATAGCTACCCATTATTATTATTATTATTATTATTATTTTAAACTTATTTAAAGATTAAAATAGTATTATACACTAATAATAATGTTATCTTGTGCTGTTGTAGAAGATTATCTTAAAATGCATAATGGAAAAAATCTCTCAATTAAAACTATTCGTAAAGATTTAAAAATTAGTCGTGCTAAGATAATACGTCTAATTAGTACTTCTAAACATATTGTAGCAGTGAAACCATTAGACGTCGGCTCATTGGCTTATTTTTTACACGTATATACTTATAAAGCCTAACCTAATTAACATAATTCATTAAATAAGTCCATTTTTTCGATAGATTTTTCCAAATTGGACTTATTTAGATTATTAAATAAATAGTCTGTATTTGGAGTTTCCTCATTTTTTTTTATATCTTTATAAACCGAGTTTATTTTTGAAACTATTACTTGGACTGCTTCTTGGTTTTCAATAATATTGATTGAATAATTCAATTCTTCAATTAATAAAGTAAATGCGAAATATATTATGTATCTCCGTTTTTTTTTTACGCTATTATTATATTTAATAATAAATAAATCGAAGAGATTTTGTATTATTTTATGTTTTAATATGCTTGTGCTAGTATTGTTAGTGCTAGTATTGCTTGTGCTAGTATTGCTAATATTATATTTTTTATCTGTTATTGATGGGTCGCTATAATAAAATAGTATATCCCACACAATCCATATTAGGTCGTGTGTATGTCCGTGAGGAGCAAATGCTCTAGTTTCACAAATACATTTTCTCTTCTTTTTAGCACATATATTTTCATATTCTATTAGCCACTCATACCAATAACAAACTTGAATAATGTTTTTACTTATTAAATTATAAACCATTTCATTTATTGGTATAATTAGTTCTTTTGGGTCGTCGTGTTTTAAAACTACTTCTGTATAAGTTATATTTGGGGCTTTGAATTTTTCACTCATAGAAGATAGTTCAAACGAATTATTTTTGTCTAAATTCACATCGCATATAACATTCTTTTTATGTGAGTAACATAGCACACATATTAGCTCGCAAAATAATTTGCGGATTTTATCATTATTCCTCAATTTTATAATATTGTCGCTATAACCATTGTTTAAAATGGCTACAAAATTGTTATAACGCATATTTAAATATAATGTTAATTTTGGATTACCATTATGTATATATTTGTAAGAATAATATAAAATAACATCCCATAAGTCCAAAAAATGTCCTGCACATATGAATTCTGCACTCCAATAACACGCGTTTTCGATTTTTTCATCATATAAATTTTTGATTAACTCAAGTCGAGCTTTTGATTTTTGAAACTTTGAAAAAGTTATGTTCTTAAATGATTGTCTTTCATCATTTATATAAGATGATTCCATAACTAGCAATACTATTTAATACTTATGAAATACATAAAAAATTTTAATATAATACATAATACATAATACATAATTTTTTATAATATAATTTATATAAAAATTATGTATTAATAATAAAAATTATGTATTAATAATAAAAATTATGTATTAATAATAAAAATTATGTATTAATAATAAAAATTATGTATTAATAATAAAATTATGTATTAATAATAAAATTTATGTATTAATAATATAATATTAACAATTAATAATAATGAAGTTTATTTATAAAGCCTATAAAGATTTTGCTAAGTTGCCACTATTGCACAAGTTATTTATAATACTTTTAATAATCATTGCTGTTCATTTAGTAAATTATAAACATATTACTTATGAAAATTATGATGATATGACATCAGGAAAAAGATTTGAAAGCAAAATAGATAGTGAAGTATTTGATTCGTTTTATTCTAAATATTATGATAACATTCACGAAAATAAGGATCGCGATGTTGCTCAATTAAAAATAATTCTAAATTATGCTAAAAACAAAAAATTTGTTAAATTTTTAGATGTAGGATGTGGAACAGGTTATCACGTAAGTTTATTAGATAAAATGAAATATGATGTTGTTGGTATTGATAAATCTAAAACAATGATAGCTGCTGCAAAATCCAAATATCCAGATTGTAATTTTAGTGTTGGAGATATACTCAATAATAATTTATATGACTATAGTTCATTTACACATATAATATGTCTAAATAAAACTATATATTATATTAAAGACAAAGACACCTTTTTTGATAATTGTTCGCTATTATTAACAAGTGACGGACTATTAATAATACATCTTGTAGATAGAGACAAGTTTAAACCATTTATTCTTTATAAAAATGACAAAACAGTCCTATATAATCCAGAAAAGTATAATAATGTTATTACAAGAAATTTAATCAAAATAAATTCGAGTTTAGAATATGTATGTGAATATGAAAAAAATGAGGACTATGAAGCTAATGAATCCAGCAAAAACGGCGAATTAGCAAAACTTGACTATGTAAATAACCCATATTCGTATTATAAAGAAACCTTCCAAAATGTTGAAACAAATAATGTTCGTAAAAATATTATAAACTTATATATGCCAACTATTGAAGAAATATTAGCTATTGCTAAAGTAAAGGGATTTATTGTAAAAGATAAACAATCACTAGAATCCATTGACCACAACAATGAGTTTTTATTTATTCTTAAAAAAGTTTCATAATATTTTACTTATTTATCTGCGATATTTACTTGCTCGTGCAAAGGAATCTAATACAAATAATATGAATAATCCCAAAAATAAATATAAAATTAGTTCTTCGGTAATGTGATTAGTTTTCTCATTGTGTTGCTCTTCTAATAAATGTATTATATAATCTAATTTTTTTAATAGTTTGTTATTATTATTGTCAAAAATCACAGGACCTTCATTTTGACTACTAGCATTATAACTTTCATTATAGCTCGCTAAGCTATTTTTTGCTGAATTTAAACTTCCTAATACATTGGAATTTTCTAAATTATATAATGCATTAGCATTATTATTTGCATTGCTCAAAAAACTATTTTGCGGTATATTGTTGCCTGATTCTCTCATTTTTTGTATTTTGGCTAATTCACTATTTAAACTATCAGTCATTGAAGTGCTAATAGTTTCATCAATTAAATTAGATTGATAATTTGTACTATTATAAGAATCATCTTCTTCACTATTATTGTGAATTTGTGACATTAGATTTCCTAAACTTGTTATTTTATTTTTAGTAGCATCATTATTCTTTGTGCTTGCAACATCAAACTCCACATTTTTCTTTTTTAAAGTTTTATTTAAACCAGAGGATGGTTTCTTAGTTAATTTTGTATCTATTAAATTATTATTTTCAGAATCTAGTAGAGCAGGGCTTAATTGAAACATATTATACTATTATAAAAAAAAAAGATTATATTATTTGTAAAAACTACTAAATAAAGTTGTTTATTAAAATATTATAATGTATATAATATGAAACTTTATAATGATTTTAATGTTTTTAATGTGAGATTTTTTAATACACATACTATCAAATTATACAATAATAAAAATGGGATTATATTGTTTTGTCTAATATTCTTATTTTGGGCATATTTTTATGGAAAAGATTGTCCATGTTCAACTAATACAACTTGTATTAGGAATGAATTCTACGGAGTTCAATTAAATCATTTTATATTATTTATAATACTTGGATTATTATTTCCTTCTTATTTTTATACTTTTCAATGTTTAGGTATTTTATGGGAGTTTGCTGAACATATATTAGATATAAATCCAAATTTTGTAAAAAAATATATAGGGGGATGTTTAAAATATCCACCACAGGGATACAATGAAAAAAACAACCCTCATTACAATTATACTGTTTATCGTGGAATTAAAAAACCTCTAAATATTATTGACAAATTATTTAATGTAAAAAATTCAACAATACACGGGTGGCATGGTTCAATTGCTGAATTAATTCCTAATTTTTTTGGATTTTTACTCGGACAAAGTATAAATAAAAAATTAATACAAAATAAATACATAATAAATACATAATAAGTAAAAAATTAATATGAATTAGTTCGAATTCATTAATATATGCTATTTTATAAAATAATAAATAATATATAATATTTTATAAAAATAATAATATTTTATAAAAATAATAATATTTTATAAAAATAATAATATTTTATAAAAATAATAATATGCTATTATAATATACTATTATGGGTAAAAAATATAAAAAAATTACAAGTTTTTTTGAAAAATATAGTCTAATTAAGATTTTTAAAAAATTAAGCACAAGTAAAATTTTGTTAGGTATATTTATGATTTTTATGAATATTGGTTCAAGATATATTGAGCTAAAATTAACAAATGGACAAGAAATGATACTTAAAAATATAGCCCGCGAAGTCCTAATTTTTACAATTTCTTTTATTGCTACAAAGGACTTATTAACCTCTTTTGCTATAACAGCCGTTTTTATAATTTTAGCAAATTTTGTATTTAATGAAAAATCAAAATATAGCATATTACCGGAGAAATATAAAAAATTAGCCTCAATGATTGATACAAATAAAGATAAAGTAATTTCAGAAGATGAAGTTAATAAAGCATATGAAGTATTAAATAAAGCTCGCGGTCAAATTGATAATTACAAAAAACTAGAAAAAATAGAAGCTTTTAACAATATAAGTAAGTAATAACACTAAGTAATAACAGTAAATAATTATTAAGTATTTTAATTGTTTTAATTATTTTAATTAATAAATATTTACTATCTATTATACATATAAATATGTCAGGCACATCAAGAAAAGTATATAAAATAAACATTAAATTAACAAATAATGATGAAAATGAGGAAAAAGAATTTGCTATTAATAATATAAGCCAAATATTATTACAAAATTTTGCTGAGAACAAGGAATTACCTTATAGGTTATCTGAAAATGATCATATTTATATGCTGAAAGACAATTATTATATTGATAATGAAATATTAAAAAGTATAAGAGGGTCTAAAGGAGAAAAAAATAAATATGAGTTTAAAAATTTTGCCTCTTCAAAACCAGAACAAATTGGAAATGAATTTTATAAACCTATTTTACGTTATTATGATAATACTACTAAAATTGAAGTATTAACACAAATTTTAAAATTTGCACTAGAGGCTATAGACTATAGCAAAAAATTTGCAGATAAGCCTAGCGAGGAAGAACAACAAGAAAAAGAAGATAAAAAAAATTTATTAGAGAGAAAACAAAGTGAATTAACTAAATCACAAAAATATAAACCACCAACTAGTGATGAAATTATAAATGAAAACATAAATGATTTATTTGATGACATACTAAAAATATTAGTTGAAAAAAATGTAATGTCTTATTTAAAGACAGTATATGAAAATACTAATGATAAGAGTGAAACTATGCTTAAGTTTCGAAATAATTTAACTAATATTATGTTAAAAATTAATTCAGGTCCAGAAACAAATATTAATCTTAATAAACTTGAAACATATCGCTATTTTTTGGACGACAAAAATATTGATACAATTTTTGAAACTATACAAAATAATATAGCACTAGCATCAAAGAGTAGTCAACAAGGAAGTTATGCTTATTATAATCGTCCTAACTTGCTCAATACTCCAGAAATGTTCAAGCAAATATTAAAAGAAAATATTAAATATGTGTATCCAGATAAAACAAATATTGAAACGTTAGCTGAAAGCGAAGAGCAGGATATATTATTATTTCACAACATTTTATATATTCTTAAAAAAATTTATTTATTAGATACAACAATCATTAGTGTTAAAATTAATGAAAAAAATAAAATTATAACAAAGAAATTCTTTATTAAAAATCTTAAATTAGAAGAAACTAATCCCTTTAAGCTAGATAAAATTAAAGGTGAAAGCGTTAAATTTTATAATGCGTTCATAAACTTTAAATGCGATATAAAATATATTAATGAAAATCCATTATTAAAGATTAATTATATAATAGACGACACAGAAATTTTAGACAAAACCAATCATTTAAAAGTCATCGAATTTGAACCAAAAAATTTCAATAAGAATCAAGAGTTTAATAAATATAGTTCAACATATATTTATGATACATTTGATTATAAGCCTAATGAAAGTAAAATAAATAGAATTTTAAATACAATAAAAATGCAAAAAATTATAAAGACTAAAGAAGAACTATTTTATAACGATATAGCATTAAATGAATTTAATGATTTATTAGATATAAAGTTTGGTACAGGCGATAAAATTCAAGAGGAAAAGATTGGTCCAAATATAGTATATTTTTTAAAAAATATACTAAAGTTGTATAATGGTAAAGAAATTACACACGCTAATTCTAGTTACTTTGTTTATGATACATTAATTACTAATGATATTAGTAGTAATATTAATTCTACTAATACTAGTAATCCAATATTAAATTTTTATAGTATTTCTGAAAATAAAACTATTAAATATAATAATTTTAAAGCTGAAAAAATTCTAAAGAATTTTTCAAAAAGATTGGAAGTATTACAATTAATAGATAAAACTCCTATTAACTATAAAAACGATAAATTTGATGTTTATAAAGTTAGTTCAAGAGACTTTCGAATTACAAGAAATAGTTATTATATTTTTATATTATTTATATGTTATAAAGCAGACGAAAAAGGTAATAAACCGAGTTTGCAAAAGCGTTTAATTGGTGAAGTATGTTTAAATAGAGCTAAAATATTAGATAAAGCTTTTTATAACTCAATTTATAGTAAATTCAATATATCTGAAACCTATTTATATAATAAACTTATAAACTTACAAAAATCAAAACAAGCAAAAACTGCCAAAAATAAAGACATTCCTCCAAATCCAACTTTAGATGCGCAGCCACCTTTAGATGCAAAAATAAGTGGTGGAAACAAAAATCATACGCGAAAAAAAATTAGGAGAGGTTAGAAGAACTTGTTTTTATATTCTTTTAATATATATTTATATATATTTATATAAAATGGCTAAGCACAAGTCTATGAAATCTTTCCAAAAGGCTAGTTCTCTCAAAAAACTTTATGTTACATTTGCAAGTTTAGCGTTATTATTTATATTAAGTATAATAGTACACTTTGTATTTTATAAGCAGTTTAGAGAAGGCGCTCAAAATATGAATGATTTTTATATAGAAGTTGCTATTATTTATTATAAAGACCCTGCTAGTGGTATTGTTATTGAATCTTGTGATGATATTAATAACTTTTTTAAGTTTCATAATTATTACAAAGCTAAGGAAAGGATGTATGTTGGTAAAGATGACAGTAGCAGAATAGCGGTATATAAACTCCCATCCTCATCAATATTAACCGCGGCAGATTATCCTATTGGTGTTCTTTCTATGGTAAGTCCTACTTACGGAAGATATTATATAACTCATTTTACAAAAATTAGAAATACCAATTTTGTAGAAACTATAAGACCATATTTAGGTTAAAGAAATTTGTTATAATAGATAAATAATTATAGATAAATAATTATATATATATTTATATATATATAAAATTATGACTTTAAAAGCGAAGGCTAAGCCTTCTAAGGTATCAGTATGTAAAGTATATAAGAGTTGCGACCATGTTCCTTGTGGTGCTACTATGAATAAATGTACTCCTTCTTATTGTTATCCTAATTCATCAAAAAATTGGAATTATTGTAATATGTCAAATTGGAAGTCTCGTCGTTATAAAAAATATAAATCATCGTGTAGCGATGAAAGTAAATGCGTATTAGTGAAAACAAAAAAAAATAATAATAGTGTTGATGTGCTTACATTGCATAATAAAATGCCATATATTTGGCGTTTTTTAAAACCAGAAACACGCAAACATATGGTTTTATTAGCAAAAAAGCCTATTAAGCATATAAATATACCCTTTTCTGTTTTTTCGCACACTAAGCCAAACTCTCGATTTATTAATAATATGACTAAAAAAAATAGAAATCGACTTTATAAATTGCGAAAAAAATATAGAAGTATATGAGTTATATTTTTATCTAATTAGATAATTAGATAATTAGATAATAAAAATTGATAACATTAGATAGCTATTAATGCTTGCTATTAACGCTAGCTATTAACGCTATCTATTATGCTTGCTAAGTTAAATGACTTAGAATTGGTTAAAGTTGTATCTAGACCCTCCAAAGTATGTAAAACTCCGTATGTTGCTGATATAGAGCTTAGTGATGGTTCAATTGTTCAAGCTCATTGTGCTTCGCTAGGTTGTTGCGGACTATGCGAAAAGGATTGTTATGTTTATGCCTCTCCTATAAAATCTAATTGTGCCCAATCTAAATCAAAGGTTTGTTCTTATAAGATTTATTTGGCGCGTTTTTATGAAGAAAAAGTCATTAATGGATTAATAGTTATAAATAATCAATTGATTGGTATTGATCCTAAATTAGCTGAAACATTGGTTGAAAATGCATTAACGCAAAATTATTTGAAAACGTTGTCTAATATTAAGAGCTATAAGAGAGAAGTTAGTTTGCTTAATTCGCGTTTTGATTTTGCAGGAGTAGATGAGCAAGGCAAATATTTTGTGTTAGAAGTCAAAAATGTTCCACTTGCTGATTATGCTGATGTGTGTTCAAGCGAACGCAAGAAGATGATTAAAAACGGAGATTTTGCTAATATTGCTATTAATCAAAAAATCTCTTATTTTCCAGATGGCTATAGAAAAAAGAAAGATGCTCTTGTCAGCGAACGCGCATTAAAACATATTAATGAACTGGCTGAAATTAGTCAGTCAAAAATTAGTAGGCCTATTATTTGTTTTGTTGTTCAGCGCACAGACGTTTCTAGTTTTCAAGCATCGTTATTAGACCCTATTTATAGAGCTGCCTTTACTGACGCTGTAAAGCAAGGTGTAGAAGTTATAGTATTGGTTGTTTCTTGGAATGCTAATGGAGAGGCTAGTTTTGTAAGTTGTGATTTGCCTGTAAATTAATTATTTGCTGAGCAAAAATATAACAGGAATTGCACATATCATAGCCATTAAAGGAGCAGAAAACATATTAGTAGACTCAGGTTCTGTCTCTGTTTCTCTCGTAATATCTTTTTTTTCTATAGGTGGTTGCACTGCCTCTTGTGTAAGTGGTCTTGCTTCTACTACTTGTGTAGGTTGTCTTGTTTCTGTTTGTGTTGGTGGTCCTTGTGTTGGTGCTCCTTGTGTTGGTGCTCCTTGTGTTGGTGCTCCTTGTGTTGGTGCTCCTTGTGTTGGTGCTCCTTGTGTTGGTGCTCCTTGTGTTGGTGGTATTGTTTCTACTACTTGTGTAGATTGTCTTGTTTCTCCTTGTATTGGTGGTGGTGGCCTTATTTCTGCTCGTGTAGGTGGTGGTAATATTGTTTCTGTACCTTGTGTTGGTGGTAGTGGTAGTATTGTTTCTGCTGCTTGTATTGGTGGTAGTGGTGGTGGTCTTATATCTGGTTCTATTTGACCTGTTCCTTCTATTTGACTAGTTGGTCCTGTTTCTTCATGTCTTGGTATTATTGCATCTGGTGGTTGTCTTATTGCATCTGGTGGTTGTCTTATTGCATCTGGTGGTGGTTGTATTATTGCATCTATTTCTTCATCACTTTCTTCGTCTGATTCTTCATCATCTATTAATTCATCTATTTCTTCATCTTTTTCATCTGGTAGTAATACTGTGTCAAAATGATTAATTGTTTGAGCTCTTGTGCGTACTCCTCTAACTATTGGAGCACTAACTGCTGTTATCGATTTTAATTCTATTAATACAGGTAAATGGTCTGATGATGGAAATAAGTGCGCTGATGCTGGTATATAATTATTTTTTTCTATAGCTAAACTACTATTAACTAAAATATAGTCTCCATTATAAGGTGGACTAGTGTTTTTCAATTGCCTACAACACGTCTTCGGTGGTTCAGGCTCACATTTTACTACTATATCTTTTAAAATAGGTATATTTGTATGCTTAAAAGGGTATAAGCCTTGCCAATAATTCTTTAACCCACGATCGTTAAAATCGCCCGCAACAATTACATTATAATTATTCTTGCTCCATAGAGGTTGAATACGCTTTTTTAAGTGTTGAGCGCCTTCTTGTTCAACCTTTTCAATCTCAAAAAAATTATTAAATTTACTTGCTAATTGAAGTTCAAGGTCGTCTTTACTTACACCAACTGCATTATGTAAATTAATGAATATGTAAAACTCCAAAGTTATTATATGTTGTAAATATATAATATGATAAGGGCGACCTCGCTTACCATTATGAATAATAGTATAAGTAACAACAGCTTTTGCATTATATTTGTCTTTATTGTAAAATGTAACTAATTCAGACGAACCAATTCTATGATGAACATAGCCGCCCATAGCCCTTAATTTCTTAGAGTGATTATAAATTTCTTTCCATTTTGTTGCTTCTTGTATAGCAACAAAATCATAGTTAATAGGAAGACTATCTATTAAATTTCTAACATTAGTCGAGCACTCGTTTAACTTAGTTCTACGATTAATTTCTCTTTCCGCGCATTTTGCTCCTAAAATAGGTGCACTACCTTTTGCTTCTCCTTTCATCGCTTGCCAACATATATTCCAACATAAAACGTTTATGCTATTATTTCCTCCTACTTGTTTCGGCTTGTTTTTATTTTTTAAAGTTCTATTCATATATAAACATACATAATGTATATATTTAAAAATACAAACTTTAACAAAAAATATTTAAATAGTACTTTATAAAATAGTATAACCAATATTTTTTATATGTATAACATATTATTATATGCATTAGCTTTTAGTTTGCCTGCCTTACATAAAGTATATAGAGGCTCGCTTATTATTCCATTAATAGGAAAACAAAATATAGAATTTGAGAGATTAAAAGAAAATACTTCGCGCATTAGATTATATGGACTAATAAATTGTAATGGACTAGTTTATAATACTAATACTAAAGACGATGACACACCTATGAACTATGAATTAGACCCTTATTTAAAAACTATTATGACTAAATATAGATGTACTATTGATGCACCTTATTATGATGTAAATAATGACACTATTTTATTTGTATTAAAAATAAATATGATTGGATTAACCAAAAGTATTAAATTGCGCAATACTAAGTAATGTAATTATTATAATAACTATGAACTATTATATGTGCAATTATTGGACCAACATACCATAACTCACCTAAAATGCTATTTAGTTTGCTATCCAAATTAGCATTTAAAAAAGGAATAGCGACTAAGCTTGTTCCAACACCTATTATAAATTGCTGTGTGACTTGCAATTTTTTTTTATAAATATTAAAATAATGTCTAGGAGTATGGACTAGTGTCAAATAGCATTTACTTAGCATAGGCCATTTAAGCCATGCTAAGTGAAATAGCGAACTCCAAGAATATTTATAGATTTTATTTTTTATATTAAAGTCATCAGCAATATGATAAATAGAAAACACGATTAATAGCGTTACTCGTTGAAAGTAGGAGCAATAATATATACATAATCCACTAAAAAAATTACTTGCTAATGTTGCATATGGGCTAACTATTAGACTGGTTGCTCCGTGGCCAAATGTCGGAATTAATAGGGGATATTTTATTAACATCATCATTATTATTAGTAATATTATATGTAATATTATTAATAATATTATTATACATAAAAATGTTATTGGGCAATAATAACGTTAAAAAAACAACTTAAAGACAAATCGCAAAACTATAATTTGGCTAATAATTCGGCATTCTCAGCAAGAAACTTAGCAACCAATTCGTCAGGCAATTCTCTAAAATCCACTAACTTTTTATTTAGCTCATATTTTTCGTAAGCATTTTCCTTTTTTAGCGCTTCTAAAAACAATTCATTATTTTCATAATACTTTTCACACGTCTTCTGACCGCATTTTTTAAAAATAGGATTAATATTGTCGGATTTATCACCTAATACAATTTTATAAAACAAATTTTTTTGCGGTTCGCTAAACACTTTGCTGGCTTCTTTCAAATATTTGTTTTGAAAATTCACAATTTCGGTATGCTCATCTAAAAGTTGCAAATAATCGTGGTCGTTTGCTATAATATATATTTGCGCATCCACATATTTATTGCGAATATAGTTTTTAGTAAGAGCAATAATATCATCGGCTTCCAAATTAGGAAACTGGACTACACTATTTACACCGGCCTCATATAAAAGCTTATTGGCGTCTTGATAAATATGCTTGAAAAACGGGCCTCCGCCAAATTCGTCGCCTTTGTCACGCGTGCCTTTGTAGTCTGGATATAGTGTATTTCTCCAAATGTCTTTGCGAGGACAATCGCGAGCTGCAATTATTGTCGCAATTTTTTTATGTATTTTTTGCTTCTTTTTAAAGCCTGCTAACGATTCACTAAATGTTTTCATAAACTTCTCCACAAACTCTTCATTTTCGTATGGGTTAGTTAATGGTGTTTCTGGATTTGAGTGCCCCCACCACTGACTAATAGCAAAATATCTGTAAAATATCCAATAACTCGTATCCACTAATATAAATATTTTTGGCTCTTGTGCTTGTGCTTGCGTTTGCGCTTTTGCCATATTATTAATGATTATAATAACTATTATAATATAATATTTATATAGTATCAATTTTTATTGTATATTTATTGTATATTTATTAATATACACAAATTATTTAAAGTTATCTAAATATGCTTATTAGGTATTGTAATTATAATTATAATTGTAATTGTAATTACAAATGAGTACAACTAATTTATATAAAAATAATATTCTCGTTGTATGTAATGTTATTAATGTGATTTATCATTTTCCTCAAATTATAAAAACATATAAAACAAAATCGGTAAAAGACTTTGACCCATATTACTTGTTTTTAGGTAATCTTCATAGTTTTTGTTGGGTATTGTATAGTATTGAGGATAATAATAGTTTAATGATATTCAATAGTTGTGTTACAATGTTTTCTATTTCTTTTGTTAGTTATTATAAAATTAATTCTTACATTAGTGACTATTATAAGAAAAAACAATTAGCTAATGTATCTAGTATTAATAGTGATAAGGAAATCAATATTATTACTGTTACTAGTGATAGTGAAAATAAATAATTAGTAGCTTATATATTTAAAAATTGAATTTTTATTACAAAAATTACTATATTATATTATTAAATACTAATAAATATTAATATAATATGACAGCAAAACACGATTTAGGACAATATTATACAACACATATTGAACTTAAAGAAAAAGTGTTTGAATTTATATTAAATAGTCCTTCTAATATATTAGAACCCTCAATTGGTCGCGGAGACTTAATAACATTTATTAATATTAGGCTACCTAATATAACATTTGATATGTATGAAATAGATAATAATATCCACTTGTTAGATAATATAGAAAAAACTAATGTTATTTATGGAGATTTTATGACACAACATATAACAAAAACATACAAAACAATAATAGGAAATCCTCCTTATGTTAGAACTAAAAAGGGGAATTTATATATTGATTTTACAGAAAAATGTTATAATTTACTTGACATTAATGGCGAGTTAATATTTATTGTTCCGTCTGATTTTCTTAAATTAACAAGTGCTTCAAAATTATTAAATAGCATGATGACACAAGGAACATTTACTCATATTTTTCACCCACATAATGAAAAAATGTTTGCAAATGCGTCTATAGATATTATTGTATTTAGATATTGCAAAAATAGTTCAATTGAGAAAAAAGTGTTATATAATGATAAGCTATTATATATTACAAACAGCAATGGATTAATTACTTTTGATGAAAAATTAAATAGTAATAGTGTTTTATTTCAAGACTATTTCGATATTTATGTTGGTCTTGTTAGTGGAAAAGAAGAAGTTTATAAAAATGAAGAACTCGGCAATATTGAACTATTAAATGGTGAAAATAAAGTTGAAAAATATATTTATATTGAAAATTATCCCTGTGAAGATGCAAAAATTAATGAATATTTATTACAGCACAAAAATGAGCTTATTACGCGAGGAATACGAAAATTTACTGAAAAGAATTGGTTTGAATGGGGAGCACCAAGAAATATTGATGCTATAAATAGTAATAAAACCAAAGATTGTATTTACATTTACAATTTAACGCGAAAATCTAACGTCTCATTTTTAGGTAAAGTTAGTTATTTTGGTGGTGGATTAATAATGCTTAAACCGAAAAAAATGTGCGATTTAAATAAGATTGTAGCATATATAAATAGTAATACTTTCAAAGCTAATTTTATGTTTTCTGGAAGATTTAAAATAGGCCATAGACAAATATGTAATTCATATATTCCAAATGACTATTTATAATTTTAAAGTTCTTATATTTGACATAAATTTTTCCTTCCAACTAGGTTTAGGTTTTTGCAAGCAATCAATAAATTGTTTTATTTTTTTATCTATGTTTTCAATCGCTTGTTAATGTCGTTGTTGTTTTTATATTGATTGGAATCCATCCATACATATAATCATATGCTAAAATGTCATACCAATGTCTCTTGATAGGTGTCTTAATTCTTGCACCAAACTTTATGCTAAGTAATTTGATTACTTCAACTTCATCTAAACAACTATTTATTCTACCGTCTTCATTTTGACTTGAAAATTGAAATGCTTGTAGCTTTAAATAATTTTGAATTTTATACATAATTAGAGGTAAGCGTTTTAATCTAAAGCTAGTTCCTCTAAACCATGCTTGTATCTTGATTGTTATGACATTTAAATCCATTTTGTTATTACTTAAATAATTAAATAATAAAAAAATTTAATCTCAATTTTAAATGACTATTAAATTCATTCTTCTTTTATATAGCTATTATTGCATAGTTTTTTTATTATTTTTTCTTCATTGTGTTCCTTGGTGTTTGCTATTGCGACTAATGTATGAGTATAATAGTTTTGTTTATATTCATTGTTTTGAAAATCTGGATTTTCTTTAGTCCATTTACTTAATGCGCAAAATTGCTTTGTTGATACATCTTTAATGGCCTTCCTGATTTTTTCTTTATTAATATCCTTTTCCCAATTGTCATCATCTTTAATATATAATGATTCGCGTTTTAAGTCAGTGCAATGTATCGGTCTCTGATATAATCCTAATTTACTCATATTTTCAATTATTACATTACTTAGTCCATTAACTATCCCGTTTTGCTTTGTATAGTCAAGCTGTTGTAAGCTAACTTGAATAGATTTTATAAAATCGCTCATATTTATAGCGTCTTTACAACGCTCATTTAGAAAAACCTGAATATTAAATTTGTTATTATTATTGTTATTTGTTATAAAATTGTTATTTCCTAATTTTGGTAATAATTCGCTAATTTGATCTTGTTGCTTTATTATTATTTCTCTCATTTCTTTATTGTCGTTCAATAACTTAATTATTAAATCATTGGTTAATTCATTTGCCAAAGTTATTTGACTATTTGAACTATCAACTATTGCGCCATTTTGCAACACTTTACATTTTTTTTTATGAGCATATAAGCCTTGTCTGCTCTTATATTTTTTATCACAACTACATATGAATTCAATTATAGTTTCGGATTTTTTTCCTATATTTGTCAACACTGTGTCAACGTTTGTATTATTTTTATGTTTTGCTGTAGCAATATGTTTGTTATAATCTTTTTTATCACTCGTAGCATAGTTACAATTTATACATACAAATTCTGAGCGGATTTTTGCGGAGTTTTTTGTCAACATTTGTCAATAAGTTATAAATAAATATATATTTAATACATATTTTTTTAGTTTTTTCGGATTTTTCCGGATTTTTTGTAAACAAATGTAAAATTTATGTCAACAGTTTAATGAAGAAAATGTGCAATATATCACATTTTTGCATAATTCTTCATTAAATTAGAAGAATTTGCGCGCTTTTTTGCACTTTTTGCGCTTTTCGTGTAAATTTTTGAGAGCATATATGATGCAAAAAAAAAACGGATTTTTGCGGATAATTTCGGACAATTTTGTCAACAAATGTCAACAGCCAATTTTTTAGAAAAGGCGAAAAAAATTTATGGTAAGGCGTTTTTTGCTGTTAAAAAATTAAGAATATGACCTTTAACGTCTGGTTTTATTTTCAAAATGCAAAATTTTTATTTTTTCTATAAAGGGTTGGGGTTTTAAAAATTGGACATTTATAAATGTCCATTTTCCAAAAAAATCATGAAATTTATTTTTGTAAAAAATGCACATTATATTTACTATAAAGTTACAAGACCATATATCATAAGGTTTTTAAAAGAAGGGATTTATGCACTTTTTATATGTCCTTAGCCCCCCATCAGCATACATTCTCAAATGTTTATTAGTTCATTAAAATAATTAAATTCTTTTATAACTTTTTCAACACATTCATTAACGTCGCTTGACAATAGTGTTATAAAACTATATGTTGTATGTAAGCTTAATATGACTCTGTTAAATTCGCGCGTAAAATTCAAATCATAATTGTAAAATAATTCGCCCAGTTTATTTACTAATGCTTGATTTGATATACTATGACTTGCATACAAGTCCAAACAATTAATAGTTTCATTATATAATACTTGTTTTATGTTATGATTATAACTGTTAAATAGCTCTTTTTCTTCTATAAAAGTATTTATTAAATATTCAATAGAGCTATAATCGTTGTTATAAAACATATTGTTAAAAAAAATGTAATATGCGTTTTGACTTTCCTTAGTTGGAAATGTGCATAGTCCAAAATCTATTAACCCTAACATATATTTTGGGGTTGTTTCTATTTCATTGTTTGATGAATCACATACGTCATTTATGTAAAAGAAAACATTACCACAATGCAGGTCACAGTGAATAACCGAATGGTATAAAATTCCTAATATATTAAATTTGTTTAATAAATATGCAAATTCTTCTTTTATTGATGAATCCATAGTTGCAATGTCTTTCAATTTTAGTCCATTAATATTTTCCATAACCATTAATTCGGGATATTTTTCGGTAATCATTTTATAAACTTTTGGAAACCTATATTCTTTATTGTTTTTGTATTTTTTTGTGAAGAGTTCTAATGACTCGACCTCTCTAATAAAATTCATTTGATTTAATAAAATCTCTCTATTGTCTAAAAGTAATTTTGTTATTTTGAGATATTTAATATATGGAATATATTTGCATATATACGATACATATAACAGTTCATCAAACACATTTGTGAATTTCTTCAAAATGTTTTGCTTTAACATTTTAACAATTACTTTATTGTTAGAGCAATCACGTGCATCAAATATTAAACCTACTATACCGCTATTTATGGGAATAGGATTGTTTAATGTTATGCAATATTCGCATTGTAATTTATTTAGTAAATCATAATTAATATCACTAATACTATAAGGAACATTATCAGTATATTTTATTAAAAAATCTTGTTCATCAGAATATAATAAATCTTTATTTAAACATAATGCTTGAAATAATTTAACATATACAATATTTTCATATTCTAACCTTTGTGCTAGTGCTTTAATTAATTCTAATCTATACGTAGGTATTTTATATACATTATTTATTGATTTGATTATATTGTAGTTAATAATTTCGTAAATAATAATACTAACTAATTTTGCAATTCTTAGACTTATAATTAGTGTTCTAATAAATATCATAATTAATAATTTAATAGTATATTAAGTATTAAGTATTTATATATAATAATTACTTAATACTTTTTTTGTATTATTTTTATTTTTTGTCAAATTTTTTTGTCAAATTTTTTATGAATTCAAAGTTTCTATAAATAGTTTAACATTATGAAACATCTTTTTAAACATTAATCCTATAATATTGGTCATATAATTAGGTATGTCATCTGTCATTGTTATTTGAAAATCTATAGAAAATTTAAGGCTAACACATTTTTCATTATTGTCATTATTTAATGTAATAATGGTTTTTCCAAAATTAAACGTTAATGCTTCATAATTGTTATTATCTAAATTTAATAACTTTAAATAATCGTCTATTAAATCTTTATGTTCATATATTAAATCCTTATTGTAATACGTAATACTATTATTTAACTTATTCAAATATTTTGTAGCTCTAAATAAAATATACTTGTGCTTAATACCAAATATCTTTGCTATATTTTTTAATATTATGCATATATCTGTTTCTTCATTATTCATTGTAGTTGATGCGTCTAAAATATGAATTTTATCAATTAAGTCTACATTTACCTTTTCTAGTAAATTATATAATTGTGGGGTCAAAAGTAAATCGCAATTTACTTTACTAGTATCTAAATTATTTAACTCAAATTGCAAATTAAATACATTAGCATTAGTTGATGGTATTCTTATTTCGCTCAATAAAACATTTCCTTTATTACACACTATTTTAGGTTGAAACTGATTTTCTTCGCTTCTATCCATTAATATAATTATTTATTTATAGAAACTTGTGTTTATATATTTACCAAGTATAATTAATAAACATATAATTGCGTACTTTTTGTAAATATTTTCCAAGCAAGCTGTAATTTGAATTTGTTGTTAAGTTTATTATTAGAGAAATTCTTTCTCCACCAATTTCTTGCTTTGATACTTTATGTAACACATTATCACCATTATATACAATTGCTTTTCCAATAGGTATTATAATTTTCTTTTCATTTTTAGATTTATCTTTAATAGTAAGATAACTTGTATTAAATTCATTCAAATATAGTGGAATTATTACTGTATATCTTTTTCCTAATGAAAAATTTGTATCAAAATGATAAGACATAAAATCATTTTCTTTATATAATTGTATAACAAATGCTAATGGGTCTATAATTGGATCAATAAAAAATAATTTTTCTTCGTTTATAATATTTTTAATTTTATCTAAAAAATCATTATTGTAAAATTTTGTAATAAAATTATTACAATTGTTGGAAATATCATAAAAATTTAAAACTTTGCAACTAGAATTGTTAAAATTTAATGATGGATTTTTACCAAAACCTTTTTCATCTATTAAATTTACTAAATAGCCCGAATTGCTTATATCAGTAGCAAAATAAGTAATAACATCATTATATTTAAAATAATTGAAAGAACCAATAATAATAAATAATAATATTATTATAAAGAATATAAATTTTTTATAAATTAACATAACTTATTATCTTATACTAATAACATAATTTTAACTTAATAACATAATTTTAACTTATTAATAATATGTTATTTAAATAATATAGTTTTAATAATATAATAAAATTATTTAAAAATAATAAACTAATATATTTAATTATAATATTTTATAATATTTTAATATATTAAAATGGTATTAATGTACACTATTGCTGTTATTAAAGACAGGACAACTATTTATAAGAAAGTGCCATACGATTGCTTGTCTTATAAGCAAAAATTGCATAACGGTATTCTTAAATATGATATTAATATTAAAGGTCCAATTGTTAAAACAAAACCTATTGTATTGAAAACAGATATTTAAACTTTTAATTGTCCTAATAAATCAATTAATGATATGGTTTTTGGAATTAACGACTCTTGTTTAGTTTTTCTTGCTCTTAATCTATGTATAAACCAAGTATGTGGATTATTCATTGTTGGGTCAATTTGCAAATTTATACTAATAACTTGCGACCTACAATAGTTGCTACAACACATACAATCAAAGCCAAAATATAAAGTGCAAGTTTCAACTATTTGCTTATTACAAAAATCACAAGTAAATACCATATATTGGTGCCTTAGTTTTAAATATATTTATAAAATTATTTTAAATATATTTAATATTCTCTCTTTATTCTTTTTTATTTTCTCTTTTTTACGATTTTTTTACGATTTATTTAAGATATAGGGCTTCAAATATCTAAACTCACAATATTTTTGTCACTTTTTTGCTTCCGTTTAGATTTAGTAGGGATTTTACCGCTCATCAAATCTTTCAAGTCTTCAACACTAATTGTGCTCGCCTCATTGTTCTTAGTTTCATTCACATCTATTTGCTTAGTTTTTAGCCCGCTCAATAATGAGGCAATGTTTTGGTTTGATTGTGGCACTGTTGAGGGCCCTTTCATTTCGGGGCGTTTTATACGTTCTTCGTCATATGGATTGCCCTCATTATTGCCTAAACTAGAACCCCGTGCTGCCACAATGTCGGGGCGATTTACAATATTAGGCATTCGTTGGCTGCGGTCCGGTAATTTTGTTTCAATAGGCGCAGGTGGAGGACCTGAATTTATATTTGGAGGCATTGAAGCACCAAAGCCAGGATTAGCCCCACTTCCACCATTATTAAATAGTCCATTCATAAATCCGCCTAGCCCTGGTTTTGTTTGTCCCATAGTATTAACCGCTGCTTGGGTAAATTGTCTCATTAATTCAGGATTTTGACGCATAATATCATCCATACCAGGCATAGAAGATTTAAACAACGTATTTGACATATGAACCATCATTGCAGAACCGCCTAGCTGAAATAATAATTTTAACTCGGGAGACATTTTAGCTTTCGATTTATATTTTTCGTGCAATTCAGCAAAAATTTCATCATATTCGTCAATATTCTCATTTATTTGCTCACCCCAGCCATCTAATTTAATGTCAAAAGGATCGAATTTATTATTTAAAAATTCTAATCCAGTAATACACGCCATCATCATTTTTCCTTGAAATTTAATAGCATTTGACTTTTCTTTTTCCGCAATAATTGTTTCATATTCGCCTATCATTTCATTTAAATCGGAGTCCATATTGTAGCGCTTGCTCAATGATACGCCTTTCTTTTCTAAATCATCTAGCTTTCGTAAATATTTGAATTTTTCTTTTAATTCCTCTTCTTTTGTTAATTCAGGTTTTTGCTGTGTTTTATCCAGATTAACAGGAATATTATTAAATTTGCCAAATCCATCCCACGTTTTATTTTCATTCATATTTGCTGTAGATTTTCCAAGGTTAATATTATCGGTGTTGTTGTTATTTGTAACAGGCTTAATATGAGCACCGTTTTTTTTGGAACCACCAAAAAGGTCACCAAAAATAGATTTTTTTTGCGCACTTCCAGAGTCTTGCTTATATTTAATTTCTTTACTTGTGCTTGCATTTTCAGTGCTTGCACTCTCATTGCTAATATTTGCATTGCTAGCGCTAGCACTAGCACTAACATTATCAATGTTAACACTAACATTTGATTTAGATGACTGATGATAGTCAGTAATATCAGAGAGCTCGTTTAATTCATTTTCTAAATTTGTAATGTCTTCAATGTCAATAGAAGATGAGAACTTTTTATCACCTTTATTTTTTTCATTCATTAATAATTCTATACCACCTCCAAAATTAGCTGATTTTCTAGTTGAACTAATTTCTTCAATGCGGTCTTCGTAAGGTTCGCTAATTTTAAATTCAGGCAATTGAATACTTTCTATATTTAAAAAATCGGGCTCAATTTCAACAATATTCATGTAATCTATTATGTTTTAAATAGAAGATTAATTTTTAAATACTCCGCAATATATAATATATAATATATAATATATATTGTATAAACTATAATTATTATAGTTTAATGCTTTCTTGTTTATTATCCAAATAATAAATTCCTTGAAGCAAGCAATCCGCTAAATCGTCTTTCTTTGAATGCTTAGTAAAATAAGTAAGGTCGGCCAACATATTTTTATTTTCCAATAATTGTTTTGTATATAGTATGCTTAATTTTTTTCTCTCGTTATATGATATCTTTTTATCTTTATCTAGGTCTTTATCTTTATTTAAAAAAGCCTTTAATTTATTTGTTGCAGAAATAAATACTATATTATGGTTGTTACAATCAATAAAATATTGAGAGACCATACCTTGTAGCGACTTCATTCTATTAGCAATAGGACTAATTTGATTTTCGATTATAATTTGGTCTATACTAGTAAGGTCGTAACTATTAAACAGTTCATTGAGTTCATTTTTAAGACTTATACCCAAATCGATGAGATTTACATTATTAGCATTTATTGTTTCAATAGCCTCAAAGCATGTAGTGTTTGCATATTCTTCTATTGCTTTAATAATGCTAGATTTATTTATAGGTTTTTCTAGTTTTAAATCGTATTTTTCAACCAATGTTGAGAGATTTGCTAATGACTGTTTATGTAAAGTTTTTATATTACATAGTGGTAAGCTATATTCAGTTTTTTTTGTATGATTTTTACAATAAAAAGTATCATTTTTATGAAAACAAGCCTGTTTAGAGCATGTATTAGTTGAGCACGGAATAAACTTATTGCATAGGTTTATAACGTCCCATTTAATAATTGTAAAGTCTTGTGACCCATTTACAATAGCATTAGTATTAGCATTAGTATTAGCATTAGCATTAGTATTAGCATTAGCATTAGTATTAGCAACCTCTAAAATAGCATATGCCAAATTTTTAATACCAATATCAATACTTAAAATTTTCATAGTATTATTATATTATTATATTAATAATGTTATTATATTAATAGAGTTTTTTATATTAATATAAATAAATTGTGCTTAAGTTAAAATTAGTGCTAGTCATATAATTTGTTGCCGTTCCTTTAAATAGTTTTCTTATATACTATTTAGCGTAATGCTGCTTTACATATATTATAATGTATTCTATTTAAATAATAGATTATTAGCGCATATGTTAAAGCCAGTAAATATGTGCCCATTACATATCCGGAGTTTTTTCTAAATAGTCCAAGCATTAAACCGCCAAAACTCAATAAAACTAACAGTGCTCCAAATATTCCAAAAACATAAAATAGTATACAATAATTTTTGCCTAATGGCGCCATCAAACTATTAAAAAAATTCATTTTATAATAATAATATAATAAAAATTTAATAGTTTAATAATTTAATAATTTAATAATTTAATAATTTTATTTTTATTAAATTAACATTTAAAACTGCTTAGCTTATAAAGTTATTAGCGCAATGTTACAATACATATTGAATAATATATTCTTAATGTGTAATACATTAATATGTTACTTAAGAAAGACATAGCATATGCTCCCATTGCATAGCCTGAGCGTTTTCTAAATAATCCCATTATAAGACCAACGAGAGCAAATAAGGCTAGCAATAAAGTTAAGAATCCTAAATAATAAAATAACATACAATGATCTTTGCCTAGCGGAGACATCAAACTATCGAAAAAGTTCATTTTATAATAATAATATAATAAAATATTTTATAATTATAAAATAAATCATTAATAAATGACTAAATAACTAAATAAATAACTAAATAATTCATAAATAACTAAATAAATTATTTAATAACTTATATAATAAATTATGTAATAAATTAATTATATAATAAATCAATTAGGTTTTACAACATATTTTGTAACATGCTTTTGAGAGTCTAGCTTTTGTCTAGATAAATATAATTCTTTTAAATCACTTGTTTCATAACCATATGGTCTAATATTTGATAATGTATGTTCAAATATATATGGAGTCGCTTTATTTATTTCTAAATTTGCTTTACTATAATACGGACACACACTGCATTCATTGCACGAATTTAATTGATTATTACTTATAATAGATTGTGCATTAACTTGTAAATAATGCCTATAATCACTATTAGTTTTAATATTATTATTTCGTTTAAGCATTTCGTCGTTTAATACCGACGAATAATAATCGCTAAATAATCTTGTATCGTCCATTAAAGGCGGAAAATTCGTATTTATATTATTTGTACCCTTAGAACACGAACCATAAGACATATTATATATAATTTAATTATATTTTATAATTAAATTATTAAATTAGTGTTTATTGTTTTAGTAAATAATTATGCGTTTTGTATAATTTTTATTAAATCTGCTTTTTTCATTTTCTGTGCTGTTTCATTGTCTATTAAATTTCTCGTAACAGCTATTGTTTTTAAATCATCCACTTTCATTTTTGAATAATTTTTCTTAGTAACTCCACTATCAACTAGACCACTAGTAACATCGGTTTCTTGAACAGGAATTTCTATAGTATTTAAATTAATAATTTTAGAATTAGTGTTTAAATCTATATTAAATGTATCTAAATTTACTGGCAAATTTTTAATAAATGTTTCGTCATCGTTATTTGAAAAATAAGGTTTATTTAAATCAATTTCTTCAAAATCTCCTAAATCTTTTAGATTTTTTTCAAACTCTATTTTACTTAATGTTAATAATTTTTCTAAAGAAGATTCTTTAACATCTTCTTCTTTAGTAATTTCATCATCTTCGGCTTCATCATTTGCTTCGTCTTCATCATTTGCTTCGCTTACATCATCATCGTTTGCTTCGTCTTCATCATCTTCGTCATCATCGTTTGCTTCGTCTTCATCATCTTCGTCATCATCATCTTCGTCATCATCGTTTGCTTCGTCTTCATCGTTTGCTTCGCTTACATCATCATCATTTGCTTCGCTTACATCATCTTCGTCTTCATCATCATCTTCGTCATAATCTTCTTTATCATCGACATTTGCTTTGCTTGCAGACGAATTTGTATTTTTAACATTATTTACTATATATTCATTTTCAGAATACTCATCTTCAGATACATATATTTTATCGCCTAAATTAATTTTTTTTATTTGCTTAGTCTCTTCATTTTCAAATTTATTTTTACTAATTAACGAATTAATACTTTGCATTTGAATATTGTAATTTAAAATAAAACTTTGTAATATTTTTCCATGCTCAATTACACTTTGCTCTAATAGACTAATTCTACGGTAGCTATATAACATCATTGAACCGCATACTAATAATATAATACCAAACGTTAATAAAAAACTAGAACCTACGAATTTAAATAAGATTGACATTATTATTAATGTTTAACTATATTATTTTAAGTATTGTTTAACGAATAATTATTATTTATTTGTTATTATTTGTTATTATTTGTTATTAATTGTTATTATTTGTTATTAATTTATTTCATATTTGTTATAATAGTATCAGGATATTCTAAATCTTTTAGAACTTTTAATGCCCCTTTAACTTTAGAAATACCTTTTTTGATTTTATAGGTATACTCAAAGTCATCTCTGCTAGAATTCGTCTTAACATTCATATAAAAATTGTTGTTTTGTTTAGTTAATTTTTTGCATAATTTATTATAGTGCGTAGTTAACATATAATCTATATTTTTCAATTTATTTAAATGATTCAAGTAGCCATAAGCACTAGTTATTGCCTCATCTGGATTAGTTCCACTATAAAGCTCGTCAAATACGCAAAAATGATTCTTGTCTTTATTATTCTCAATAAGTTGTAGTATATTTTTACATTGCCGCGCTTCAGCTTGATATAAACTGTCACGTCCGCCTGTGTCCGGAATGTTAATATAACAATGAATATAATCATATATTTTAATTGAAGCGCCGTCAAAAAACCCACATCCTATTTGTTGGCATAATAATATATTAAATAATGTAGATTTTAATAGTGTTGTTTTTCCAGAGGCGTTTGGTCCTGTAATGATTATATTTTTATCTAACTTATATGAATTCTTAACAATCTTAAGCTTAGGTTTTTCATCAGTTTCAATACTATTTAAATTAGCAAAATAAGCATTGTCAAACTTAGTAGGCTTATTATTATTATAAGTGCAATAGTTCATAACTTTATTACTAATATATTTTTGTAGTGACTCAATATTTTTAACATAACCATTAAATCCAAAAGAGAAATATAAGCTTCTGATAAAACTGTCATTTCTATTTAAATAATAAAAGCATTTCATTAATTGACCAAGTTCAAATAATTTGTTTATTTTTAAAGAATAAGGAGTTAATTTTCTTAATTCACATAAGTAAGATTTAAAAATTGCGATGTTTTTTGTAATGCGCTCATTAAATAATTTATAATGGACATAATCTTTTGTAAAACTCAAAAAATGTTCGTAGCTCTTCAAAGTATCTGTAATATATAATTTTACATCTTGTAAAATATTGTGCATATATTTAATATTACGGAAATATTTAATACACCCATTTATGTTCAAATACAATTGAAAAACATAAAATCCAAAACTAAAAAATATATATATTTTATTTGTCAAATTAGTTTCACTTAGCGAACTAAATAGCTTACCAATAATATGATTAGAAAATACGGTCCTTAAGTGATTAAAATATAAGTTTAGTGTAATTTTATGCCCTTGTAATTTGATTATAAAAAACGGTAATAGCATAAATAGGATAGGAATTGCTAAACTTATAACAGGAGTTGAGAGATTATAAATGCTTAGTGCTTGCAGCACAATACTGTTATTATTAAATTTATGTAATATTGGCATATCAATATATTGATAATTACTTGTAAATCCATTATCATATATAATTTGCTCACAATTGTTGTAAAATGTGGTGTTTTTGCATATAGTTGGATTTAGGTCAAAGTCGACTTTTTTCAATGGACTATAATTTTTAATCAAGTCTTGAGTTTCTGATAAAAATTCTTTATTATTTGTATAGTATTTACTCCACTTATTAATAATATTTTTCTCGAAAATAGTTTTAGGATCAAAAACGTGATAATATAAATTATAATTTGCATTATTAGCATTAGAAATATCTAATAAATTATTCGCATTAGTCGCATCACTAGGATAACTAGGATTAGCTGCTGGATTAACCTTTACTAATTCTAAATCATTAATAATATTATTATTAATGACAAATAATGAATTTGTGTCTAAATATTCTATAGGTAACTTAAATGCATCACTATATTTATCTTTAGTATTATATTCGCCTTTTTCATAATAACTTATTAGGGTTCTAATTAGTTCCATAATATATTTATAAAGAGTAAATACTTTATAAATATTAATATAACGAAAATAATTAAAAGAATAACATTAAATTTAATATTATTAACACTATTAATGATTATTTATGATATATCATTTATTGCTAGTTATTATAAATCAATAGAGCATGAAAAGCTAGATAGTGCTATTATAGATTTATTAAATAGCGTATTAGAGCATGTTAATAATGATATATTATTAAATACTTTCGAGTTAGATAACGATAACAAATTTAAAAAGAAAAATAAGTTTAAAAAATATGATGCTAATTCTATAAACTCTAATAGCGCTTATAATAGCCTTAACAAAGACAATTTTATTTTAAGTAGAACTAGCAAAAACACTTATGTTAATACTAAAAAAAAATGTGTCGAAGATAAAAGCAAGCTGGAGACTATTAAAAGCAACATTAAAATAATATTAAACAAACTATCGCCTGCGAATTATAGCAAATTAGAAATCGAATTTCTAAATATTTACAATGATTTAATTGAGCAAGACAATAGTGAAGAAAATATAATTATTGATAATTACATTATACAGCATATATGTTATAATAATTTATCTTATAGCACTATATATGTTAATCTACTTTTTGCATTGTTAATTAATTATTATGTTAAAAATCGTAACTTTGAAAATATATATATATATAATTTACTTAAAGAAAAATATGACGAGCTGTTAAAACTAGAGCATATTATTAAAAATAATATAGACGTTGATGAATATACTATTAACAAAAATAATGATAAATATAAATGTTTCATTATTTTTATAATAAATTTTAATAAAAAAATTGTTAATTTTCAATTTCAATTAGAAGCTGGATTAGAAGCTGGCAAAAATGACTATGTTAAACAATTATTTATTAACTGTAATGTAATTGAAGAATTTGTAAGCTATTTTAATACTTTTTTCATTACTAACTTAAAAATAGAAAAAAATAACAGTTATTGCGAAATCATACTTGAGTTTTTAATGTTAATTTACAATGAATTATTTAAAGACCCAACACTAATGAAAAAAATAGATCATTGTTTACATTTATATAATACTATTAAAACATTAGTGTCTAATGAATGCAAATATCCTAATTTTACAAATAAGATTAAATTCAAATTAATGGACATTGAAGACAAATATAAAAAATATATATTGTAAATAAGTTCTAAGTTTTAAGTTTTAAGTTTTAAGTTTTAAGTTTTATGTTTTATAAACATAAATAATTTATATTAGTTTAAAACTATGTTATAAAAAATATGTAATATATAATAATGATTAATTCAAATCTAAAAAAAGAGGTTCGTTATAATGTAACAAATAACATAGATAAATCAGATTTAGATAAAGAGGCATACGTGTATAATGCAAAAATATATAATAAACATATTAAATTTGTTTTGGGTGCTCCTAATTTCGAACATTTAAACAGTAAAATTATATTTTTTAACATCTATTTAGTAAATAATGGTTCAATTGTGTCTAAAATTGGCATATATGAAACAAATAATAGTGACTATAATTCTTTATTAGATCATAATGGGGACATTGATTTAAACAAACTTAGTGACCCAATTATGTTTCCATATTCTAAATCATTAATTATGAACAATTATGATTTGATTGATGATTTTGAAACAATGTCTAATGCACCTAGCGAAGTTGATACCAACACTTCTATGGACACAGACAACGAAGAAGAAGATGAAGAAGAGGAGGAGGAGACTGCTAGCGAAGCAAGCACCAAGTCATCTATTAATTATAATGTAATGACTTTAATTAGCCAAAGTAAAGAAGAAAGCGATTATGAAATCGCGAATTATGAAGAAGACCCTAAAGATACGTGGGTTAATAAATACTTAAGAAGCAATAAATACGAAATTATTGATAATGAAGGCGCAGGAGACTGCTTTTTTGCAGTTTTACGCGATGCTTTGAAAACGGTTAAAATAGAAACATCTGTAAAATCTATTCGAGAGAAATTAGCAAACGAAGTAGACCAAACCATTTTTCAAACATATAAGGAGTTATTTGACCTATACTATAATAATATGAAAACAACACAAGAACAGTTAAAAACGCATAAAAATAAACACAACACTTTAAAAAAAATGATTACTGGAACAAGCGATGGTCCTGATAAAATTAAGCTAATTCAAGATGCTAAAGACAATTTTAACACATTTACTGCTATAAACACTAAAGGCAAAGAATTGGAAGATTTGGCGCGTGAGTTTCAATTTATGAAAGATGTAAATAGTGTAGAAGACCTCAAGAAAGTAATTAAAGAAGTAGGCGGTGCTTATTGGGCGGATAATTGGGCACTAAGCTCATTAGAACGAATATACAATGTAAAATTTATAATTTTATCTCAAACCCATTATGTTGAAGGTGAAAAAGAACACGTTTTACAATGCATTAGTCCTGATATAAAATTGGAGGAACGCGGTCTTTTTGAACCGTCATATTATATAATGGCTGACTATTATCAAAACAATCACTATAAATTAATTACTTATGATAAAAATATAAAACGCGGAGCTCTTACATTTAGCGAAGTGCCTTATAAGATTAAAGAATTGATTTTAGAACGATGTATGGAGAAAAACGCCGGACTATATGTATTAATTCCTGATTTTAAAACGTTTGCAAATAAACACGGAGTAGAAACAACTAGTATTAGTAAAAAGAGTGCTTATGATACATTAGTGGATACTAAAAAGCCTAAGTCGCAAGATTATGATGATTCAATAGTTATTCAAATATACAATAAATCAAAACATGCAAAAGTAGGCGAAGGTAGTGGTGAATCAATTAAACCAGAATTAAAGATTTCTAAAAACGTTCTTGAATTAAATAATAAGAAAAAATACCCTGAATGGCGGAAAAAATTGGATAATGAATTTTTAGTGACAAATTTGAAAATAGACGGAATTAATTGGACAAGCGTAAAACATTATATGTTAGCTAGTCGATTTAATGGAATAACTGATATAATTAGTAAGTTTAAAAAAGACGGAGTTTATGGCTCTAATATAGAAGAAGCGCAAAAATTTTATGAAAGCCAACTTGCCAAAAAATCTATAAAATCAACACTAATAAATGATGAAGAATTTAAAAAAATGGAACATACATTGTTAGAAAAAGCGCTATATGCAAAATTTACACAAAATGATGAACTACGCGAACTATTATTATTAACAGGAAATGCATTAATCACATTATTTAAACCAAGCAAAGGAGCAATTCCATTTGTTGAGTTAATGAAGGTTCGCAAATTAATAACCAAATAATAGCAATTAAATGTTTATAATTAGGTATAAATCTTTTATTAATTATATAATTATATAATTATATAATTATATATATATAATGACTACTAAAAAAAATAGAAACTATAGAAACACTAAAAAAAAAAATAGTAATCAAAAAGGCGACATAGTAACTAATTTGAAACAGTTCATTATGTCGAGAAAACTGAAGAAAGCAAAGGCAAAAACGTTGAGCAATAATAGGGTAAATTTGAGTGGAGGAGGCAAAAAACAACCTTCAGGTGTAGTAAAAGAGGTAGTAGAAAAGAAAACCCTCGAACAAATTGAAGGAGAAATTAACAATTTAGATACAAAGTTAGTTGAGTATAGGGAGTCATATAAAGCTAACACAGATAATATGGCTGTAATATCTGCTAAAATAAAAGAAAAAGAAAGCGACATTAAAACTGCAAAGGAACAAGAAAAAACTAATAAGACCTTAGCATTATCGAAAATCGATAATGAAAAGAAGGAACTAGAAGCTTTTATTAAAGAAAAAAAAAAGGAAAAAGCAAGTGAGGAGCGTGATAAGGTTATAGCAGAGACGCAAAAAAAAATTAATGGGATTGGTACTAAAAAGCAAGAGGCAGTAGAAGAGGAGGAAGCTAAAACTACAGAAAATATAAGTATAATACAATCTTCTATTGAGGAGTTACAGCAAGAACAGAGATTAGCTAAGAAAAACAAGTTCAGCGATGAACAGCGAATTTCACATACAGAGGAATTAAAAAATGACTATATAGAGGCTAAGAAGGCGGCGGTCGCGAAGGCGGCGGCCGACAAGGCGGCGGCCGACAAGGCGGCGGCGGTCGCGAAGGCGGCGGCGGAGAAGGCGGCGGCGGAGAAGGCGGCGGTCGCGAAGGCGGCGGCCGACAAGGCGGCGGCGGAGAAGGCGGCGGCCGAGAAGAAAGCAATAGCAGAAGCAGCACGGGTTGCGGAGGATAAGAGAATAGATAAAAGAAGCAAGGATATTAAGCGTAGCAAGGATATGGCAAGAAAAGAGTCTGATAGGGCAAGAAAAGAGTCTGAAAGGGCAAAACGAGCTGAGCAAGCGAATATAGCAGCCGAGCAGGAAGAACGATTAAGAATTGAAAGAAGTAAAGCACAACTTGCTGCTTTAGAAGGTAATAAAACAATTAAAGAAGTAACGCAAGCGGGAATTGCAAAAGCAACAGAAATTAAAGCTTTACAAAGACAAGCGAGAGGTGCATCACATCTTGATGACCTTGAAGGTGAAAGGAATAGACAAGATTTGTTACTCGAGAAAAACGCATTAGCAGCACATGCAAAAACAAAAGCAGAACATGCAGAAGAAAACGCAAAAACAGCTCTCGATACAGCAAAACAGAGGTTATTTGAAGCAGAAAAAGCGCTAAAAAAATCATATACAGAATTGGGGATTATAACGTCAAACAAAATAAAAGGTAAGGCGTCAGATGAAGATGTGGCAGTGGCAAAGGAATTTCTTCACGCGAATCAATTAAAAGTAGAAGCAGCGAGGGCATCCAATGAAGCGGCTTACAAAACATTGAATGCTGCAGTGAAGACAAGACGAGCACTAGGGGATAGTATGATGGAGAAAGAAGCTGCAAAATTGACAGCCGATGCAGATAAACTGGTGACTAAGGCAACAGCTTTAGAAAAGAATGCAACAGAAGCAGAGAATACAGCACAAGAAAAAGCAGCAGCAGCATCAGAGAGAAGAGTTGCAATGAGAAAAGTAGAGCAGACAAAGATTAAACAAGAATATGATAAAGCAGAATTAAGGAAAAAAAACGCAATAACGGAGGAAATACAACATACAATAGCTGAGGGGGAGAAACGTGAAGAAAAAGCCTTTCTGTCAAGGCAGCTAAACGATAGTATATTTAATAATGTCATGAAAGATATGGAAAAAGTGAACAATAGTAGAGTTGTAAGTGAACCCGCAAATAATGCAGTTGGTGAAGCTTTCAAAGGTGCAGTAGAACGAGTAACAGCAGCAGCACCTGTAGTAGCAGCAGCAGCAGAAGCAGCAGCAGAAAAAGAAGAAGGAGAAGGAGAAGAAGATGAAGCAGCAGCAGCAGCAGCAGAACAAGCAGCAGCAGCAGAAAAAGCAGCAGCAGAAACAGCAGCAGCAGCACAAGCAGCAGCAGAAGCAGAAGCAGAAGCAGAAGAAGATGTAGCAGCAGAAGCAGCAGCAGCAGCAGCAGCAGAAAAAGCAGCAGGAGCAGCAGCAGAAAAAGCAGCAGCAGAACAAGCAGCAGCAGCAGAACAAGCAGCAGCAGCAGAACAAGCAGCAGCAGCAGAACCAGCAGCATCATCAGCACAAGCAGCACCAGCAGAAGCAGCAGCAGCACCAGCAGAAGCAGCACCAGCAGAAGCAGAAGGAGCAGCAGCAGAAGCAGAAGGAGCAGCAGCAGAAGCAGCAGCAGCAGAAGCAGCAGCAGCAGAAGGAGCAGAAGGAGCAGCAGCAGAAGGAACAGCAGCAGAAGGAGAAGGAGAAGGAGAAGAAGAAGAAGAAGAAGAACAACGAGAAATAAAAGAAGATATAAAAATAAGAGAACAAGCAAAACAATTTGACCCAACAATAGAAGATGAGCTAACAGCTGAAGAAATTGCAGCAATAGATGCAGAAATTGAACAAGCAAAAAATAAAGCACTAAATGATGAAAAAGATATATCTGTCCAACAAAAAGAACAAATAGAACACGAATTTAAAGCAATATTTAAAAGTATAAATGATCCCTTATTAAATCATATAATAACTGAAAGTAGAAGTGATATCAATATAAATGATCGTGAATTATTAAAAAAAGTTAAGCTAAGCATAAATAGAAACATTGATAAATCAAATGAGGAAGAAGAATATAACAAACTTATAGATAGGTTTTATTTTAGTCATATAAATAAGATTAACTTTATTAAAAAATATAAGGACTTAGTAGATAAATATAAGAATATTTTGTGTGATCATGATATATATAATAATGATGATCTTAGAAAGTACCTAAAAAAAAATAGGAATAGTGATAAACTTAGAGATCTAAAGGATTTTTTACATTTTAATATATACTGTGAAACACATACAGAAATAGCAGATGCAGCATCACAACCAATAGCACAACCAGCATCAATAGCACGACTAACAGCAGAAGGAGCAGCAGCACCAGCATCAGCACCAGTATCAGCAACAGAAGAAGGAGATGTAGCAGCAATAGGATTAACAGCAAATCATGCAACAACAGGCTCACTAAGTGATGGAGCAGGAGTAGGAATAGATGGAGCAGGAGTAGGAATAGATGCAACAAAAGCAGAAGAACCAGAAGCAGAAAATACAATAAGCCAAGAAAGAATAAAATTACAAAGTGTATATGCTGACAAAGAAGCAGCATTGAATAATTATTTTAAGGGAAAGAGTTTAGACAGGAGTATTAGTGCCAGTGTTCAAATAAATCAAGATGTTAAAAGCAAACGCTTAGGGTTTTCTGTCTCTAATAGTGGTAATCAAGCTGATAATAGCACAAGCTTAGGATTCTCTGTCTCTAATAGTGGTATTATTGCAAATTTTCAACCTCATAAAAATGGTGTTATACAAAGTCGAGTTGAAGCAGCAGGATTAAAAATAGGGGATCTTATATTGGATTTTACGTTAAATGATACTAACAAAGTATATACATTTATTAACGGAGCTGATATGGCAAAAAAAACAGATGGCAAAAAAATAACAATTTCCTATGTTAGAGGTAATGAAACTAATCCTCTTACAGAAAGTACAGAATTAACTACACTTATTAACGCTCGTAGAAATGCAAGCATAGAATTAGATGAATTAATTATATTAGAAGACAATTATACATCTGCAGAAAAGGGATTGCAAGAATATATGAGAAAAAATACTATACAACCATCTATTACAAGTATTACCAATAAAAACACCGACTTTGGGTTTGCTACAGAAGATAATGGCAAAATTTTATCACTTCAACCATATGGTTCTATGAAATCAGCCAATTTAAATGATGGCGATATTATATTAACATATAAGTGTCAAGATGATGCAAAAGAAAACATATATACTAGTATGAAAGATTTTGTTGATACAGCAAAAACTTTTCCAATAACTATTACGTTTATTTCTAAAAAAAATTTAAAACAAGGAAAAAGAACCAATCTACTAGATGAGTTAAAGAGTCGTAATTTAGCTCGTATAAAAGCAAAAATTGCATTAGATGCTTATCTTAAAAAGCTAAAAACATCACCACCAGCAAAAGCAGTAGTAGAAGATAAAAAAGACGGAGAAGATGGAAAAAATGGAGCAGATGGAGAAGACGGAGAAGATGGAAAAAATGGAAAAAATGGAGAAGGTCTACCAAGAAAAGCACGTGGAAAAAATCCAAAGTCACAAGCTAATGATGACGATAAAAACACATCAATAGAAAATGCGATTGGTGCTATTGTCTTAGCTCTAGCACTAACAATTTCAGAGTCAAATCCAAAATCATACGCCAAAAAAGAGATAGATGCTAATATGGAAGCTATAACGCAGCCTAAAAACAAGCCAGGTGCTAATACAAAAAAAAAACTGAATGAATCAGAAATAGCAAATTTTAATATAACAGTAGAAGAAAAAGCAACACAACGTAGTGACTATGAAAAACAATTTGAAGCAATTAAAAAAGAATCCAATAAGAAAACTAAAAAAAAGAGTTTAATAGACACATTAAATAAGTTGTTAAGTAATAAACGAGTCATTGAAGAACTTACAAATAAGTCTCCAGAGGAAGCCGATAATACGCAATCTACTAAGAACTCTGATATGACTGGCGGAGAAGGTCAGGAATATGAGTTTTTTCCTAATCAGACTAAAGAAATAGAAAATCATATGCAAACAATAAATAAAATTATGACTTACTTATTTGAAGAAAAAATTAGTATGAGATATCAATGGGTAGAAATAAAGAAAAGCGCAAATAAAGGTAAAATAGTGTATGAAGGAAAAGTAGCAATAATTTCAAAGTTAAATAAAGATAATGCAAATGATACAGCAAATAAAGGAAAGTGGGCTTTTAACGTCTGGATACCTGATAAAGGTGGACTTCCAGTTCTAGTTCGTCCAAATAAGAATGAATTAAAAACAAAACTACAAGTTAAAGATGGTGCAGGAAACATTATAGACAGATTTCATACTGAGAACATTTCAATATATGATGTAAAATTTTTGGGCGAAACATATGACCCCAAAAATGAGATGAATTTTCAACCTATAATTAGTGGTCAAAATCTTGTGTCAATAAAACAAAAACAAAAAGGCATATTAAGACGAGGATTAAATAAAGGATTAAATGCTGTGACTTCTATAAGTCCAGTGACAGGAACATATACGAATGCTGAACGCGCTATAAACTATGTATCAGCAAGAGGCTTACGTGAAGACTTAAAGGAGTTAATAAAAGATGTAATAGAAAGTAAATTTACAGAAGATGATGATATCAAGTTATTAAAGACAATAATAAATTTTTATAATAAAAAAAGATCAATAAAAGATATATTGATTTCCAAAATTTCATATATTTTTGCATCTGGTGAAACAAGATTAAATTTATTTAATAGAAAAAACTTAGCAACAAATTTTAAAGCAGAGGATCAAGAAGGTGGTGCTGAAGAAGGTAGCGCTGAAGAAGGTGATGTTAATGAATATGAAGAAGGCGGCGCTGAAGACCTAGAAGGTGGCGGAGGTTATGGTTTTAGAAATTTTGATAAAAATGATGCTGAAAACATTATAAGATTAATATTAAATAATTTAAAAGAATTAGCGAAAGCATCAGATAGTAGCAGCGACTTATTATTCAGCACTTATTTAAAGAAATTTTTGAAAATTACTCCAAGCGAATTAAATAAAATATTGCAGGATATTACTAGAGTTAGAATATTATCTATAAATGTTATTAAACATTATGTTAAACGATTAAAGGGCAATCAAGAAGAAAAAGAAGAAGACAAAGAGGATCCAGCAGCAGAAATTGCTAAGCTAAATTTTGCTTTAAAAAATAATGTGCAAGCATTTATTGGGTCTATTGTTTATATTACTTTACATACTGAACAAATGGTAGGTTCTAAAGCAAAAATACAGTATTATTTGGATAACGAATATAATAAAGCAATGAAACTACCTACAGGAGAGGAACAAACACGAATTGATAATTTTCAATTAAAGCAATCTCTAGATTATATATTCGGGCCGGAGAATAATTCAATAAAAAACTATAGAAACAAATTGAAAACTATTGACAGCTATATAGATAGTATGAATGAGAAAAATATTGAAACTAAATTGCAGGAGTTTCATAAAGTTTTTGCACATGTAACAATAGAAGATGACAAAATTAAGTATACTATACCTGGAAACATAAGAGTTAATATTAGAGAAAATATTGAAAAGAAAAAAGAAGCACTAGAAACAGAAGCAATATATAAGAAAAAACTAACTGACGCTGAAAGATTAGTAAAAGAGTTGTTAGAGAAGTATTCAAGTTCTAGTGCAGAAACCGGAACAGCAACTGGTGCAGAAAGCACTGCAGAAACCGCTAAACATGTAGAACTAAGAAGAAATTTACAAAAGTTATCAGATACACTCGGACCACTACCGCATTCTAGTGAATAACTATTTACATAATCAATATTTATTTACATAATCAATATTTATAAAATTATATAATTATAGTTAATTATATAATTAAAGTATAACTATAGTATAATATGGTAACTGTTAAAAAAGGTATAACTAAAGCTAATAAATATACAAAAAAGAGAGGCAGACTAATTCATAATAATAATAATAATAATAATAATAATAGCAATAATACAAAAATCTTGCACAATTTTTATAAAGGTTTATTAAAAACAAACAAGGATTTAGCTTTACTATTAACACCAGAGAGAAATAGCAACACACAATTTTTAGAATATATATATAAACAATTAAATGCTAAGCAACTAATAATAAATGCATTAGCTATAGAAAAATCGAGGACTAGTGAGAACAATAAAAGCATTATTGTTAATAAGATTACTAACATAGTAAACAACCATTTAAGGTCGTCTAAATACATTGATAGTGAATTAATTAATTTTATATTAACAAATACAAACTGTAAAATAGTGACTTATAAAAATACAATAAAAGGCAAGACTTATATTTTCGACTTTATAATTTACAATGATGAACTAAGTATAAAAAATTTAGATTTAATTGTTGAAAAAATGTTATTGGTGTTACAACTAATAATAGCAATATCAAATAATGAGTCAAGAAATGGGCAACATGTAACATTTTTTTTAACGCCGTTTCAAAAAAAGCTTAATAGTAATACTAACGTTCTAGGTGCCAAAAATGTAAATTCTGGTTTTACGTATCCTTACTTAAAAAACGGAGTAACATTTATTTATAGAAAGGAGGAGTTTTTCAAAGTATTTATTCACGAAAGTATTCATTATTATGGAATAGACAAAGCATTGCATAAAGACTTTAGTAATGATGCCAAATATAGTATAAACTATAATAAATTCATAAATTCGTTTAACATAAGACCACAAGACATAGCTAAAATAGGTATAAATGAAGCACTAACAGAATATTGGACTTTTATTGTATATTTAAGTGCGCAAAGTTACAAGAAGTCTATAGTATTAGCAAATTTTATTTATGAATTTGAGAACTCATACAAATTAGAGTTGCTACATATTATATTCCAAGTAGTTAAAATATTAAATTATAACAAATTAACATATAGTGAATTTTTGACCAAATATAGCAATCAATATAAAGAAACGTCGCATATTTTTAGTTATTATATAGTTAAAACATTATTAGTCTATAATCATTCTGATTTGCTTAAATCGACTATGTTTGATATAAATTTTTCAAGTTCATTAAACATAGCTTTAAAATCAGACCCTAATAGCATTAATACTTTTTTTATTAAATTGTTAAGTTATGCTACAGACTTGAACTTTATAAATATTATAAATAAAGTTAGTGCTTATATTACTAATACTAAAACAAATACGCGTTCAATATACAAGCAAAGAATTATTTTGAGCAATTTAATGATGATGTATAATGATAATAATATAATATAAACATATAAAAATTATTATATATACAATAAATAGTAGTATATATGATTATTAATGTAAATAAGTGTATTAGCAAAAGAGTTAGCACTGAGCATGAAAATGAAAATGATACTGATACTGATACTAATACATTATTAAGTTGCAATAATATAACAGACTACTATTTAAATGTAAATTTATCAATAAAAAATAAAAAATCGTATGAAAAAATTTCGACTGATGACTTTGTTATTCCTGCACTTAGTGATTATAGTAATATAGTAAAATATAATTACAATGTGTCGCAATTAAGAGCCATAGCAAAACATTATAAATTAAGCACTGGTGGCAATAAGGAGTATTTAAGAAAGCGCTTATACAACTTTTTATATTACAGTTATAATATTATAATAATTCAAAAAAATGCGCGTTATTTTTTAACTAAAAAATATATAAAAGTTCACGGACCGGGTTTTTATAATAGGTCACTATGTTCTAATGATGTCGATTTTTGTACTTTAGATAGTTTAAATAATATTTGTTATAATCAATTTATAAGTTTTAAGGATGGCAATTCTCACATATATGGGTTTGACATAAAATCGTTATATAATTTATTTATTAAGTCGGGCACTACAAAAAAAGCAACTAATAATACAAATAGCAATTCCTCAAATGTGCTAAATCCATTTACAAATGTCTGCTTTTCACATAGCATATTTGAGCAATTATTAGAATATATTAGATTAACAAAATTATTAAAGCTAGAGCTAGATTTAAATTATGATGAGCTCATAATTTTATCAATACATAAGCAATTAGAAATGAAAATTTTAACATTATTTCAAAGAATAGACAGTTTAGGAAATTATACAAATATAAAATGGTTTATGGAATTGGATAAATATGGACTAATACAATTTATAAGGGAACTAGCAGATATATGGAATTATAGAGCAAATTTAACACAAGAAACTAAGAGGGCTATTGTTCCGCCAAATGGTAATCTTTTTAATAGCGAGCATATAAATATTAATAGCTTACCACAATATAATTTTATTCAAATTAAGAAATATGCAATTCAAATTATTGATTTATTGATTAATAAGGGTATTAATGAAAATTCGTGTGTTTTAGGAAGCTATTATGTGTTATCTGCCTTAACAATGGTTTCAAATGAGGCTGCAACTAGCTTACCTTGGCTTTATGAAGCCGTAAATTTAAATTATTAAAATCATAAAATCATAAAATCAGAAAATCATAAAATCATAAAATCAGAAAATCAGAAAATCAGAAAATCAGAAAATCATAAAATATTTTAAATTTATTAATTCGTTTGTTTTTTCACTCCTTTAGCAATTAAAAATAATTATTAAATATTATATATATTAATTACTAAAACAATTTAAAAGAAAATAGTTATATTAGAGTATAAAAAATGCCGTCCCACAAGAAAAAAACCGATGAACCTGTAGTAACTGAACCATCTGTCGAAGTTCCTCAAACTCCAGTTAAAAAGCCAAGAGCTCCAAAACCAGTTGCTGAGCCAGCTTCTGAGCCAGACACTAAACCAGCACCCAAAGTCAAAGCTCCTGCGTCGAAGGCACTAAAGACTGAGCCACAGGAAGTAGCTTTAGATGCTCTCAAATGTGTTCCGGAAGTTGACAATGTTGTAGTTACAAGTGATTGTGCTGAGCACAATACTATTACATCTGGCTTTTCGGATTTCATTACCAAATTTCAGTCGATGCTTGCGAGCTTCAATTCGCTAAAAACCGAACTACGCACTCTAGAAAAAATGACTGTAAAGCAGTTAAAAGTTGCTGAGAAGCTAAATAACCGAAAGCGTCGCAAAGGCAACCGTGCTCCAAGTGGATTTGTAAAGCCATCACTAATTAGCGATGAGCTAGCCAAGTTTTTAGACAAGCCATGCGGTACTGAAATGGCTCGCACCGATGTTACTCGTGAAATTAACAAGTACATTCGTGCAAACAATCTTCAGGACAAAAGCAATGGTCGCAAAATCAACCCTGACAAGCCACTAACACAGCTTCTAAAGGTTAGCGACAATGTTGAACTCACATATTTCAATCTCCAGAAATATATGGGTCCTCACTTCCCGAAGGCGGCCAAAGCTGAGTCGGCGGCTAGTGCTTAAAGAACTAAGAACTAAGAAATAGAAATAGAAAATAGAAAATAGAAAATAGAAAATAGAAAATAGAAAATAGAAAATAGAAAATAGAAATAAAAAATCTAGAAAATTAGAAATAGAAAAATAATTTAATATTTAATGCTTATAATAGCATTAAATATTAAAAACACAATAAAAAATGATATAAAAACGCTAGTATAAAAAAAATTGAATTGAAAAATTATTAATAGTTCTTATACATTAGACAATGATTATGATGAAACCAGTAATGAATGCGCTAACTTTAATGACAATGATGGTCTTAATTTTCAATATGTTCTTTGTTATTAAAGTTACTTTGGAATATATGATGCTCCCGAACATAGTGCCATTAGTTTGGTTTATTGTTGCTGTTCCTACGCCATATTTTGCAACTATGCTAACAGCTCCGCTATTAGATTGAGAGAAAAAAGAGGATTGCAAGTAAAATATTTTTTTTACATCAATAAATTAAATTGTGACCATTAACAATGCAAAAATAAAATAATAAATTAAAAATTTAAAATTAAATAAAAAAAAAATTGATTTAAAAAGATAACATTATAATTATTAATATACTATAAACCAATATGGCAACTATTGTATCTGGCTCTGCGTTCAATGTTAACACCGATTATGTGTATACCAAGCCCAAGATTAATGCTAATAACGGCAAGTCTATTGGTATTCTTAACAAGCACAATATGAAGTCGTTATATATTAGCACACCTCTTATGTTAACTTGGGGTGTTAATGAGTGGTCAGATGATAAGACTGGAAAGAAGTCATTTGACTTAGCGCTTCAGTTTCCAAGTGAGGAAAATAGTGAATGTAGCGCATTTTTAAAGAATATGCAAGAACTTGAAATGCGTATTAAGAGCGATGTTATTACTAATTGCAAGGAATGGCTAGGCAAGCCTAAGATGAGTTCGGATGCTGTTGATGCGCTATGGAGCCCAATGCTAAAGTATCCTAAAGATAAGGCATCGGATGAATTTGATTATTCTCGTGCTCCAACACTAAAGGTTAAACTTGGATATTGGGAAGGTAAATTTAAATGTGGGTCCGATGATATTACAATTTATAACGAAACACAAGAGTTACTATTTCCTAATGATGATAATAATTCTATTATTGGTCTTATTGCTAAGGGTTCAAATATTGCGACAATTATTCAATGTGGTGGCATTTGGGTTGCAAATGGTAAGTTTGGCGTTACGTGGAAGTTACTTCAGGCAGTGGTTAAGCCTCGAACAACGCTAAGTGGAAAGTGTCATATTGTGCTATCTGAAAAAGATAAGGAAAAGCTGGTTGCACCACTAGATGATGAGGATGATGATGATGAGCCTGTAAAGATGGTTTCAAGTGTTACAGAGGTTCCTGACAGTGATGATGATGAGCCAAATGTAAAGGATGAACATAAGGAAGAACCTAAGGAACAGGTTAAGGAAGAAGCAAAGCAAGTAGAAGTAGAAGATGCTCCTAAGAAGAAGCGTATTGTTAAGAAGAAGTCAGATGAATGAATTTAAAAACAATTATTAAAAAATAAACAAACTATAAACTAAAAATAGCATATTTATTAGCAAAACCTTTTTTTTAATCATTTTTTTATAAGTATAATTTTATATACTTATAAAAATAAGAATTATGATAAAAAAATAGCAATAGCAATAGCAATTATGACAAATGTATGTGAAAATATATGTCGGCTTTATGTGTGTTATCTAAAATATTGAGTGTATTTATTTTTGGTATTCCTTTATGTTTTACACTATAAATTTGATAGGGTGAAAATTTTAAATCACTAATATTTATTTCAATAGTCTGGTCTGCTAAGTCAATAAATATATTAGACTTAGCATTAACTAAATCTATAATGTTGCTATATTTATTATAATAAGTGTAATGAATATTATTGTGTTCATCAATAGTAATAGCGTCGTCTAATAATGGCTCGATTTTGATAATATTATTTTCAAATTTCATTTCATTGTGCCATAATGGAATATAAACAATTGCTTCATTTATTTCCAGTTTATAAATTTCACTATTTAATAGATTTAATAGATTAGGAGTTAATATATAGATGCTATGATCTTCTAATTTTTCTTCTAAAATGGTTTTTATGATTTCTATAATTGCATTATAAATGTTTGTATTGTCATTTGTATTGTCGTTTTGATTTTTTTTATAGTGTAATAAATAGTGATAAAGGTCTTCTAAAATAGCTATTGAAAAATATTCAAATAAGTTTGTTAATAACGCTTTAATATGAATATGTGCTTTTATTTTGAAATTATTTATATCTTGTTTAAAATTAGCAACATTGTCGCTATTAGAATAAAAATTTATTATAAAATTAAAAAATAGCACTAGTAAATCATCGTTAGTATTATTTTCGTTATTTTCGTTATTTTCGTTATTTTCGTTATAACTAGTAATAAGTTCTTTTAAAGTAGTGTATGCACAATTAATATTTTGAAATAGCAATGTGGCATCTTCATCTCTATTATTTTTATCTGGGTGATAAATAATGCACTGAATATGATAATATTTTTTCAATTCATTTAAACTAATATTATGAATAGTATGTATGCTATAATTTGTAATATTTAATATAGTTAGCGCCTCACTTATTTTCATTTATTAACTCTATTAAGTATAATGTAAAACTTTCTAAATGAAAAATAGGTCTATAATTATTGTTGTAATTTTTTAAAAAAAATATGCTATTAAAAATAAGGTCGCTTATTTTATTGCAGTTTATTAACTTATTAATAATTAAGGACTGTATTATATAAAAGAAACACTCGTGACTATTTAAATGATTTATTAAAATGTCATATAATAAGGTTCTAATATTACTAATATTGTAATTATTGCTACAAATTATGTTAATAAAAGTATTGCATATTGCTGAATGTTGCTCAATATATTTTATATTATTTGAAATGTCTAAGTGTGTAAAAATATTAGGATTATTTACTTTATTATAAATGGATTCCACATTTGAGCACACTAATGTGTCGTTACTAATTACACTAGTATTAGTAGTATAAGTTGGTTTTTTAAAAAATTGCTTGTTTTGTTTATTACATAAACAATATATATTTTTCTTGCTTAATTTTGCGAAATTAATAACTTTACATATATTTATGATTTTCATAGGTATAAAGCTCACGCATTCTGTAATAATAATGTATTTAATATTTAAAGTTGAAAACAATTCTTTTTGCATATAATTATATAGTAAATCTAACAAGTCATAATTAATTTTATCAAAGTTGCGAAAAACAATATATCCTTTTTTAATGGGCGAAGAGGCTATAGAATTATATATAATATTATATATTTCATTCCATAGTGACTTACTATTATATATAAAGTTTTCTACATCAATTTCATAATGAATATCGCTAATTTTAATATAGAATTCTGATTTAGTTAGATTAATATGTAATTTTTTCTCATATTTCAAATTACTTGGACTGAAATGTTGCAATAGTTTTAATGCATTCTTATATTTATAAGAGCAAGGTGGTCCATAAAAAATATAATTTATAAAGTTATCATTTACTAAGTCATCATCCTTTTTTAGCAAGTCATCATCCTTCTTTAGCAAGTCATCATCCTTCTTTAGCAAGTCATCATCCTTTTTTAGCAAGTCATCATCCTTCTTTAGCAATTGTAATAAATCTTTATTAAAAGTATAGGTGCTATTTTCATTAATGATTTCATTATAATTTTTCTTTAAATTCATATTTATAAATCTATAACTATAAATTTATATATTTATTTATTTAACATTATATTTAACATTATATTTAACATTATATATTAAAATTAATTAGATATATATTAGCAAGCAATATAGTTTATAAAAATGATTTCTGAAATTCTGCAAGATTTAAATTATGAATATATAATATTAAATGAGCCTATAAAAAATAGCGCCGTTCAATATAATTATTTTTATAAGTTACTTTACTCTACGCACATTGTATCATTAACAAGTATATTTCTATTATTTGAGCTAAATAATTTGTCTTTTGAAAATGATAAAATCAAATTTGATAAAACCACACTTAATAATAGTGTTTTTAGCAAGCTTATAGAATTAGAGGACCATATATTAAATTTAATTGTAGACTCTAAAAATAAATTATACAAGCTAAAAGAAATATATGAAAACCAATTTTTTAAATTTTCATTAAGTGACGATAATGAAAATATAAATAGCTATAACTATTTAAAACACCTAAATAACAGAACATTTATAATAAAAATCTCTGGTATTTGGGAGTCTAAAGACTCTATAGGCTTAACTTTTAAATTTATAAAGGTGAATAAGTTTGTTGAGTTTATTTAATAATAGGTGTTTCATCTGTTGAGAAAAACTGCAAACTTATATTTATCATCATTAAAAATAGAAAGTTAATAATAGATAAAATATATACAGCATTTTTTGATAGTTCTATTTTCATATTATTCAAATTGTTGCCACCATCTGTATCTGTATTTGATAAATAATAAAATAAATATGTTGATACCAGACCTATTTGTATTATTGTTAATACTGAGGACATAAATGAATAAGTATGATATTCATTTGTTACTCTATTAGAATTTATTCTTTTAAAATATTGGAAGTTTAAAAATATAGCATATATTAATATTAACAATGTAAAAAATATTGGCGACACATTAGAAAACAACATTTCAACAAAGTTTCCATTTTTTTCGAATATATTTTTACTAACATATATTCCCATAAATAACATAATACTTAGTGCTATTGCAGTTAATCCATAACCCCATATTGTAGATGTTGCTGGTCCTGTATTTCCTAACCTTGAGAATTTTTCTGGAAAAAATAATTTTATAATAATTCCCATACCTGCAAGAACAACAATTATCATAAAATCTAAATTATTATTATGTGATAAACCAAAACCAAAAATACCTTGTTTGCTTATAATCATAGAGGCATTTAATTTTTCTTTAGATTGCGATGACATATTAATTTATATATATATATTAAATAGTCAAAAAAAGTATATTTTATTTATAAAAAACTATATTTTATTTATAAAAAACTATATTTTATTTATAAAAAACTATATTTTATTAATAAAAAACTATATTTTATTAATAAAAAATTATATTAATAAAATATATTAATAAATATATAATATGAATAGTAATAATCCACTAGTAAAAATAAAGCACAATTTTGTTTTAGATAGAAAAATTTTATTTATTGATAGCAATGACCGTGATAAAGAGCGTTGGCCAAATCCCGCAGAATTTGAAATAAATTGTCCTCAAAATTATAATAATGTTGAATCGTTACGATTAGTAAACATTATGCTGCCTAATTTTTTTTATAATATAAGCGAACAATTACAAACAAATAAAATGATAGTAGATATTAGCGGCTCATCAACATTGCATATAATTAAATTAGAAGATGGTTGTTATAATTACACTCAGCTACAAGACGCTTTAGTAACCAAATTTAAAAATATAAATACTAACTTTGAAAATCACTTTGATATTTCTTATAATCCAATTAATCGCAAATTTACTTTTATATATAATCAAACAAATGGAGTTGTATTTAATTTTAGATTTGATTTACCTAATAACTATAGTTGTATTAAAGATAACTATAAAACAGATGTATATGCTCAACATAGCAATTGGGGTTTAGGTTATATTTTAGGTTTTGAAAAAAAGAAATATACTTCTTATGGTTATCCTCATAATGGTCATACCCATCAACAACTAGATGCGCCTAATCCAATCGATTTAGAAGATAATAAATGTGTATATATTGAATTAGAAAAATACAATAAATGTGATGAAATTAAACCTTTTTTACATTATAATTATAGTAATACTAATTCTGGTATAGTAAATTCGGCATTTTCTAAAATTCCTATTTATTTGTTTCAAGATAACAAACATTTAGTAAATGATGGGTATTTTGAAAATGTTAGTTATTATCAACCTCCAATTGATAAGATAGCTAAATTTAAACTAAAATTCAGATATCATAATGGTATGTTGGTCGATTTTCACAATTTTAATGTTTCTTTATCGCTAGAAATCAATCAAATTCGTAATGAAATGAATAATTATGATGTAAGAACACCGTATAAAATATAAAAAAAAAGATATAAAAAAAGAATATAAAGACCTAAGCATAAAGTTATATTTAGGACAACCCATTTTCACTAACATAACATTTCTCACATAATGGAATATATTGACTATAGCCTATTAATATTTGCAAACTATTAGCAACTGTTCTATGGCTGAACTCCGATGCACCATTACATAGCTTACACACGCCTTTTAGTGCATAAACTTTTGTAGCACTTGACACTAAATTCATCATAGTGCCGAATTTTTCTCGCTTATAGTCTAAATCTAGTCCACATAATATAACATTCTTTTTTAATGTTTCATTTAAATATAATACACTTTCAAATATTGTTTCAAAAAACTGGGCTTCATTTATAAAAATATAATCTGCGTTAGCAATTACTTCTTTTGTATGACTATTTTTAATAAAATCATCTAAATTTGTAATACTATAACAATCAATGGCCAATCCATCATGTGAAATAATTTTATTTTTACCATAGCGTGTATCTAACTCATAATTAATAGCAATACAATTTTTATTTTTGGTTAGCGTTTCTTTATAAAGTTCAATTAATTTTGTAGTTTTACCAGAAAACATTGGTCCATAAATCAATGTAATACATGGATATGTATTATGACTTAGCATTTTATATGCGTTTATTATATATTACAAACAACATTGTTTTATATAATATTTCAATTTTTATAAAGAATAAAATAATAATGTATTATATAAATGACAGATTGGAGCGAGGATATTGATAAAGTATTAGATAATATAAGAATAAATTGTGTGCTGTTAAGCAAATTACATAAGCAAAGATATTTTGAATTACAATCATCTCTCAAATATTACAGAATGCCAGTAATTATATTAAATGGTATAAATAGCATATTTGCTGTAGGTCTTCAACCTTATATGTTTCAAGGAACAATTAGTTTAACAAATTCATTAATAGCTTTAACTTGTGGTATAATAGGTAGTATTGAGTTATATTTAGGTATACAAAAAAGACTAGAGAACGATATGATTTCGCAGAGAGATTATTACCTACTTTCAATAGATATATATAAAACATTAAGTTTAGATAAAAGTAATCGCCCGATACCTGCTAAAGATTTTTTAGAAAAAAGTTATAATATATATACAAAATTGATTGAGAGTTCATCGACATTAGCAAAAGTTAAGGGAGATAAATTAATACCTATTGATATACCATTAATAGATGAAATAGAAGTTATTACACCACAAGCAAATGGAGGTTTTTGGACTAGACCAGTCGAGCAATCAATATCAGAATAGTTTTATGAATATTCTCTCAAATATCAAAAGAGGCATCTATACTAACATAATATGACTGGTCATACACCTAATAGTGATACTAATCAAGAATTTTTATCGACAATGCATACTATGATTGATGATTTAAATACTATTTCTTCTGCTATTGATGAGCATACTTATTTAAGGTTAGCAAATGGACTGCAACGACTATATAATATACATAATTCGACTATACAAACATCTAGCTCTAAAAGAAGAAAATTTAAAAGAAGAAGTACAAAAAGAAGAAGATAAAAACATCAAAAATATTACTATTTTAACAATACTAGAATAAGTGGAGCTATATTTAATCTGACAAGTATTATAAATTAAAATTATTGTTAATAAATGCAGTCAGCTTTTTATAATCATCAATAAATATATTTTTATTGCCTTGATACTTAAATATTATATTGTTTTTTTTTAGTTCAAGTTCTGTTGGCGGATATAACTCATTCCAAGCTAATATTATGTTACTATCTATTACATTTGAGAGATTTAATAATGGATAACTATATTTCATATAGGCAAGTGATCTGGCAATTGTTCCACGAGAATAATTGCACGGACTATAAAATCTTTGAGTTGCTATTATATCGCTACTATGAGAGAATTTCTTATTACTACGTAAATTGTTTGTATAATAATTTGTTAAATATATATTGTGCATATCTTTATTTGCCTTGCTATAATGTTTTGTGAATGATTGAGGAAATATGTGTTCTGCAGTAAGATTATTATATTTAGTATAATTTAAATTACTAAAACTATTAAAACTATTTAAATTACATTCTTCAGTGCAGTTACAAAAATCATTATATAAGTCATAATAAATATTGTGCTTGTAGTAATATTGTTTTATAGTTTTTATAGAATAATATTTTGAAGGCAAAGCACGAGTAATAGAATTATAATTTCTTCTCAATAAAAGACTAACTAACAATTTAGTTTGAGAGACATAGTTGAAAAAACGCATATATATTAGTTCTTAAAACTAATATATATTTTTTGCTAAATATATAAAAAAATGATATAAAAAAACATTGATAAAAAAATTGATAACTATTTTTTATGAAAACATTAATCATTATATTAAATCAATGACTGGACATAGACCTAACTCAGAAGAAAATCAAGAATTTTTATCAACAATGCATACTATGATTGATGATTTAGATACTATTTCTTCAGCTATTGATGAGCACACTTATTTAAGGTTAGTAAATGGACTGCAACGACTATATAATATACATAATTCTGAACTACAAGCATCTACTAGAGTTAGAGAAACGTGGGTTCGTGAGCAACGTCAAATATTTAATGAAGAAAATAATGTAGCCCATAATATTAGTAGTGCGTTAATAAGACATTATGAGCGAGTTAATGATATTAGTGGGGTTCCTATAAATGCTGACGCTTACCCTGTAAATAGTATTATTAATCCTACAATTGCTAATGTAATTGATTATATTAATAATGATTATTGGAATGAAAACAATCCGGCACAGAATCGGGATATTGCTAGTGCTAGTGCTAATGCTAGTGCTAATGCTAGTGCTAGAATTAGTTATACTTCTGTTACTTCTAATCATTGGATTGAAACAGCATTGCGCGAAAGCCTGCGCAGCGCGCATTAAATTATTTAGCTTTTAGCTATTTTATAATATAAAAACGTTGTAGTGCCTAGTAAAATACCGCCCCATAATGTATCTACTAATACTAATAATGGCGACCAATCTTTGAAAAAAGCATAGTTTGTTGTTTCATAAACTCCGTATATAAGTAAGCCTAATAAAATCGCATCTTTAATAGGCGCTTTTTTTCTTATTATAAAATAATATAAACCACTAACCAATAATAAATAGCATGCTATTGCCGGCATAATATTAATTTTAACTTCTGCTTTTTGCACTTTTTTAAGTAGTGGTAGCATAAAATCTCTGAATAAATACAAATAAGTAAAGTCTAATACTAACATAATTGCGCTAATAATAGCCAAAGCTCTCCACATTTATTATTATATAATATTATTATATAATATTATTATATAATATTATTATTTTTTGGTTTTAGTAATATTTTAGTTTTAGTAATATTTTGGTTTTAGTAAAATTAAGAATTTATGTTTTGTCATAAATTATTATAATTAAACAATATATATATGAGACATAAACGTTTTGCTTTTATAAGAAAAAATGCTAAAGTAGTAATACCTGCCTTAATACTCATTATAATCATTTTTTCGGTTATAAACCATAATCAGGCACAAAGTTTAGAAGGATACTCTAATTTGACTACTATTGATGACTTAAAAAAAACTATTAATGTTAACAGTGTTAATAATAGCCTTGATTATACTATAGCACAGGCACCGGATTTAGGAAGAGGAGAACGTGGGCTTTTTGCCAAAAAAAATTATAAAAAAGATGATGTTATTGAAGTTTGCCCCACACTAAAGATGAATAGTTCTAGTGTAGATAAAAACAATGTATTACACACTTATTTTTTTACTCCAAACAACAAAACTACTAATGATAGCTTGCTAGCTCTAGGCTATTGTGGTTTAATAAATCACTCAGATACTAAAAAAAATTGCAGTTGGATAGTGTCACCTGATGATAATTACATAACAATGTATGCTACAAAAGATATAGCAAGTGGCGAAGAGTTTTTTACTAATTATGGAGAGAATTATTGGGCATATAATAAAACTAATAAAGTATAGTATAATAAAGTATATTATAGTCCATATTTTTCTTTAATCCACGATTTCAAAAAGTCTAATGAGCAAGTTACATAGTCATCATTAAATTCGTTTAATTTTAAAAATTGCGGTTTTTTCATAGTTTCTGTTTTGTAAAATATATAGTCGCCATATTTTCCTTTTCTAATTGCTAAGTCGTTTGATATTTTACGAACTAAACTGTTGCCCTCACTAGCCCGTTCGCTTAATATAGTTATTGCGTCTTCAAGCTTAATTTCTTTAATAGGTACATTTATTTTAACGGTGTTGAGAGATTTACGTAGCTCTCCGCATTCTAAGAAGTAACCATATTTCCCTTTTTTTAAATACACTGGTTGTTCTTGAAAATTTCCTAATAGCTTACTGTTTTCCTCTTTTGTTTCTATTAATTCATCTAATTTGTAGTGTCCGGCCTTAAGCTTAGTTATGTCAATGTCTTTTTTAACTCCATAAAAGCCGAGTGTTCCATCTTCTTTTGTATATTTAATAGTTGGACCGTGTTTTCCTATTAAATAACTATGTTTTGCGTCTATTGTTATTTGAATTTTTTCTAGACTGTTAGCATTAGCATTAGCATTAGCAGCTAAATTATTTGTTTTTATTAAGTCATTAATAAATCCGTAACATTCATCGCATAATTCATAATATTTCTTTTGGCCGTGTGCAATATTATCAAGCTCATCTTCCATAGACTTAGTGTAGTCGTAGTCAAATAGCTTGTTAAAATATTTAATTAAAAATTCGATAACAAATATTCCGGTTTGTGTTATTACTAATTTATTTTTTTCATTCCCAAATTCTTTAGTGCCACGCTCTTGCGCAATAGTAGCATCTATTAATGTATAGTCTATAATTTCTAATTTTTTACCATCAACATTTTGCTTTGTTACGTAATTTCGTTCTTGAATTTTTTCTAGTAGTGATGAAAAGGTTGATGGGCGACCAATACCTTTTTGCTCTAATAATTGAACCAAATGTGCCTCACTGTAATGCGACTTTAATTCTTTAAGTGTTTGCTTACAAGTTATTTTTTTATAGGCTATAATCTCTTCCTTAATATTCTTAAAATATGAATAATATTTTTCTTCTTCTATTCCGCAAACGGCTTTCCAACCGAGAAATGTGTTTTCTTCTGCGCTATATTTATAGTGTGCATCATAAGGGGCACTAATATTTACAACTAATTGTAAATATTTTGCAGGGGCCATCATGCTTTCTAAGCTATTAGTCCATATTAATTTGTATAATTTTCTGTGTTTTGCGCTAAATGTTTCTTCGCTGTCTGGAATAGCTTCTAGTTCAATATGAGTGGGTCTAATTGCTTCGTGAGCTTCTTGTGCGTTATTATTATTATTATCAATAGTTGCCATTGACTTTTCTTTTTTGGGTTTTTTTGTTTTAGCTTTTGCTTTAGTTTTAGTTTCATCCTCTTCTCTTACATCCTCTTCTCTTACTGCCTCTTCATTATCTTTGTTTTGAATTAATTTATTTAGCTCTGGATGAATATATTCAGGCCTATATTTTTCTGTTATATAAGTTTTGCCTTGTTCTATAAAGTCTATACTATATACTTTACTGTCTGTTCTCATATATGTAATATATCCACCTTCATATAATTTTTGTGCAAGTGCCATAGTATCTTTTGGCGAAATATGCATAACATTGTTTGCTGCTTGTTGTAGTCCTGATGTCGTAAATGGGCAAGGAGGATTTTTAATTAGTTCGCGCTCTTTTGCTTTAGTTAAACTATGCTTATGCGTTTTGCTTTGTGCGAGAAAATCTTTTACAGTGTCGTGACTATCAAAATTTTTGTTTAGCGTAAATTGAATATTATTACTTGTAAAATAGCCACAGCTATTAAAGCTCATTTTTCCAGGAGACTCTTGAATTTCTTTATAGTTATCATAAACTAGGCGAAGAGCAGGTGTTTGACAGCGTCCTGCGCTAAGTGCATTTTTACTATTTGAAACAATGTATTTCCATAATAATGGCGTAATTGTAAATCCAACAATAAGGTCTAAGATTTGACGTGCTTGTTGAGCATAAACTAATTCTAAATTTAGCGTTCTTGGATTAGCTAGTGCGTGTTTAATAGCGCGTTCTGTAATTTCGTGGAATACAATTCGTTTACTGGTTTCTAATGGTAGTGCAAATACTTGAGCAATATGCCAAGCAATGGCTTCACCTTCGCGGTCATCATCTGTAGCTAATATAACTTCTTTAGCTCCTTTTATTGCTTTGCGCATTTTTTCGATTTGCGCCTTTTTTGTATCAATAATAGCAAAGCTAGGTTTATAATTATTTTTAACATCTATTTGGTCTAAATTAGAGAGATGCGTAATGTGACCATAGGAGCCGATTACTTTATAGCCTGCACCTAAAAATTTCTCTATTTTTTCGCATTTAGCAGGTGACTCTACAATTACTAAAATATAACTCATTTTATTAGATAAATTATACTATTTATTTAATAAATTATTTAATAAATTATTCAATTATTTATTTATTTATTTATTTATTTATTTATTTATTTATTTATTTATTTATTTATTTATTTATTTATTTATTTATTTATTTTTAACTTAAAAAATCTCTCAACGTTATAAGTATATTTTTATTTAATTTGCGACCGCTTGCTAATTTAATATTTTCAAATGTCTTAGTATTTTCATCTTTGAGAGATTGCAATAGAGCTTCCATGTTTTTAAATTCGTTTGCTAATGCTAATGCAGATACACAACTAATGCCCGGGATTTGCATAAGCATTAGTTGGAATATATTCTCTCTATTTATATGTGCCTTTTTACTAGTTTTAATAGTTTCAATATATGCATCGTCACTATTTACAGCACTATTTACAGGTTTAACATTATAAAACCCCGGTTTATTTTCGCGATTAATTTTAGAAGCAAATGCCATTAGCATAGTAGCCGTTTCTGTTTGATTTAAAGTATTAATTACAGAAAACCCTTTATAATAATTGAGAGAAAACACTGTAGAATATAAGGTGTTTCTAAACCCAACCTCTTTATAATTAATGATTGCTCCTTCTATTAAATAAATTATATTATGATTATGAGTAGGCGCCTCATTTAAGCGAAAGGATTGCTCTTTATAGCGCCCGTCTTTAATTGACGCCTCTAAGTCACTTAGCGACTTGCGTTCAATAATTAGCAAAATTTGCTCATTTACTTCGTCATAAAAAACATAATCACCAATATCTAAATTCTTTTGAATAATAACAACTTTATTTTTAGCCGCTTCATTTAATGCAATAATATTTTGAACTAGAATTCTGGGTTCTCGTAAGTCTATTAATAGTTGCATACCTTTGACTTTTTGCTTAACACCTATTAAATAGTTTTGTAACATTATTTTAAATAGTTTTAAAATAATATTAATCAGTATAGTTAATTACTAAATTTAACCTAATATATTTCTGTTGCGAACAGGGTCATAACGAATGAAGGTTCCTTTTCCTGCTGAGCCCATCATGTCGAGGCATCTTGTACCATCAGCGCAAGTTCTTAGAAAACCGCAACCATTGATAACATCCTGAGTATTTAATGAGGCACCAGTGTTCCAATCTACACCGTTGGCGGCTGTGCGCAAATATTTGTAACCGTGTATTCCTGTAACATTAGGTCTTACGCCAACAGTGGGATTAAGACCGGCCATCGAACCAAACTGGCAAGTGTTGTTTGTGTATAAGTTGCTTCCTGTAAAGTTTTTAGTAATTCTTTTACCGACGTTACCGCCGTTTGCCATCTTTTTATAATAATAGATTATATTTTATTTTTTAAAAATAATATTAAATTATAAGAAATTAAAATATTAAATTATAAGAAATTAAAATAAGAAATAAAAATAAATTAAAATAATATAAAAATAAAATAAAAAATTGTCTTAAATACTTTATAAAATTTAAACTATTATTATAAATGTCTACAGTTAATTTAAACAGCAATAATTGTCTAAAAGATAACAATAGTGAAGATGATAGTAGTTCGGATAGTGATAATGAAACACATACTATGAAAAATAATGAAGAAGTCCTTTTCAATCCTTTTAACACTAGTAATCAAGAAATTACTAATGCTAATGTTCAAGAATTGCTATCAAAATATGGAATTGTTACTAAACCATTTAATATTGAATTATATAAGCGAGCATTTATTCACAAATCTTATACAAAACGCCCTAAATTAGAAAATTCGATGGCAAATGTTATTATTGCAAATAAGCCAGACAATTGTTTACCGCTTAAAACAAAATCAAACGAACGCCTTGAATTTATTGGTGATGGTGTCTTAGAACTTATTACAAAATATTATTTATATAAACGTTTTCCTAAAGCCGATGAAGGATTTATGACCGAAAAAAAAATCGCATTAGTCAAAAATGAGCATATTGGAAAAGTAGCCCTTGAAATGGGACTAAACAAATATTATGTTATTTCTCGGCACGCAGAAGAGAAAAATATTCGCAACAATTTGAAAAAGCTGGGCTGTTTATTTGAAGCATTTATTGGCGCTATTTTCCTAGACTTTAATCGCATTTCTATTAATGACGAATATGGGTGGTTTGCAAATGTATTCAATTGCGGTCCTGGGCTACAAATGGCGCAAATTTTCGTAGAAAATGTATTCGAAAAGCACGTTGATTGGACTAATTTAATCAATAATGATGACAACTATAAAAATAAGCTTCAAGTAATTATTCAAAAAGAATTCAAAATTACACCAGACTATGTGGAACTAAAAACTCCTAAAATGGACGATGACGACGATAATGATAAATTATATGTAATGGGGCTTTATATTTGTTTTGGGCAAAATATTCATAATGCCAAAATTGCTAATGCACACAATTATGAACAATTAGGGTCATTTAAAGCAATTCACGAGCTACTTGAAAAGCAAGACAAATTATTAGTGTTTTTAACAAAAGCAGAGCATAAAATTAAGAAAAAGGCTGAGCAAATTGCGTGCGACCAAGCTATTAGATTAATTGAAAAATAGTCTTACCATATAACAAATCAAATTATAACAAATTATAATATAAAAAGAATTATATTATAATATAAAATGAAAAAAGTATGTGTTTTGCAAACAGACAATAGACCTACTTTAGACTATTTATTAAAAACACAAGAAGTTAATAAAAAATTTTGTGATATTTTAGGATATGATTATCTATTTTTAGAAATGGATAATAATAAATATGGAAACATTCATCCAGCAACAAGAAAAATACATATAGTCGATGAATTTTTGCTAAATGAAAAATATGATATTTTAGTTTTTTTAGACAGCGATGCATGGATACAAAATGGTTATTGGTTAAATGATATAATTGATAATTTGAGAAAGAATGAACAAAAACAAGGTTGTTTTTCAAGAGATCCATATATAAAAACAGACACATTTATAAATAGTGGTTCATTTATACTTAAAATTAATGATTATACAAAACAAATGTATAAAATTTTAATTAACTATTTATACAATAATGTTATCTGTCATAATAGATGGCCTTATGACCAATATTATATAAGTAACTTTATATTTTTTAATAAAGAACATTTTACTATTTTTGTTCCAGATATATTGAATACTCCAATAGGAAAAGTATTAAGACATAATTGGCTTAAAAATCAAAAACTATATGATGATGTAAATCAGTTAATTCTTCTTAAAAATGAAGATATATATAATAATAAAACTGTTTTTCTTGAAACAGATTATTATTGTAAAAAAGATTTTCCTAATACTATTATAGATGGTTATCGATATTTTAGTTGATATTTTTAAATATTAAGCATTAAGCATAACGCAATAACGCAATAACGCAATAACGCAATATGTATTAATGCACTAAATATAATATTTTTTATTATGCTAATATATAATATAAAAAAATATGGGACTATGTAAATATAGAGATATATTTGGTAAAGTGGGAACAGGAGTTCATTCATTAAGATTGTTTGATATTGCAGTTGTTGATACACTATTAACATTATTACTTGCATATGTCATAAATCTCTATTTGAAAAGTAATTTGTTAGTAATATTTATTGTATTAATGGTGGCTTCAATATTAATTCATAGAGCCTTTTGTGTGGAAACAACACTGACAAAAATGTTCTTTTCTTTTAAATAAATTTATTATAAAATTGAAATTTATTAATATAAGAATAAAAACAAAAACAATATAAAATGACTACTTATATAAATAAAACACGTGATGAATTAATAATTATTTGTAAAGAGCAAAAAATTAAAGGATATAGTAGTCTAAAAAAAGACGAGCTAATTAAATTATTGTTAAATAAAACTATTTTAACTAATGTTCAAACCGAAAATGTTGTTACTGTATGTGACTTCTTTTGTGGAGCAGGTGGATTTTCTGAAGGATTTTATCAAGAAGGGTTTGATATTGTATTTGCTTTAGATTATTGGAAACCAGCATATATAACACACGAACATAATCATAAACATTGCAAAAATGTATGTATGAATATTCTTGATATTGATAGTACAGAAAAAATAGATGAAATTATTCCAGATACAGATATTATTATTGGTTCTCCACCTTGCGTATCATTCTCGAGCTCAAATTTAAGTGGTAAAGCAGATAAGACATTAGGACTTCAATTAATTAAACAATTTTTGAAGATAATCCTTTATAAAAAAACGAAACCTAATAGCAAGTTAAAATATTGGATTATGGAAAATGTTCCAAATAGTATAGAATTTATAAAAGATAAATATAGTGCGCTTGAACTAGGATTAGACCCATTATTACCAGATTTGCTTATAAATAATAAAAATATATTAATAGCCTCTGATTATGGTAGTCCACAAGGCAGAAAACGAGCAATTGTTGGCGATTATATTATACCTAAAATAACACACTCTTTTGAGAATGCTATTCATAGTAATAAAATTTTAGAAGCACTAGGTTCTCCTTTAAATAAGACAACCCAAAATATTAGTGACCCATCATTTCCATTAACATTAGCGAGAAGTGAGTTAACAGACCATTTTTATGATAGTGAAATACCGTCTGAATGGGCAATTAAAGCAAAACGATTGAAAACAGACCACGGCTTTATGGGTAAAATGGACTTTCCAGACAGAACAGACAGACTTTGTAGAACAATTATGGCAACCGAATCTTATTGTTCGCGTGAATCAATAATATTTAAGAAGGAAGATTGTTCAAATAAATATAGAGCCCCAACCATTAGAGAATTAGCTTGTTTAATGGGGTTTCCAATAGATTATCAATTTATTGGAACAAATAGCAATTCTAAACATAAACAAATAGGAAATGCTGTTTGTGTTCATATGTCAATGGCATTAGCTAAAGCAATAAAGAATGCTATGAATATATTTTTAGTAAAAAAACCAAGAACTCTTGTTAAAGCAAATATAAATTTAAATGATTTACAAAGTCCATTATTTTCAAAATATAAATCATCACCTAAAAAAATGAATAGTAAATTTCATATACATATTCCAAATCTTAAAATTAATCAATTAAGAGTTGAATTAGATAATATAACATCGGATTTTGACAACTCAAAATATATCTGGAGATGCGTATTACATAAAGGGTCTGGAAAAACAGCTTTAAGCGTGCAGTTTAATAATAATAAATTACATCCTATTATTTCTAGTCATAAATCATTTAAAGAAATTGATGACTTTATAAATATTCATATTAAACCATATATTTTCAGTAGTTATAAATTTCAAGAAAAAAATTGTAATATAGTAAATGAAAATAATGAATCACATTATTCACCAGAAACTTTATTAGAATTAATTGCAAATAAAATTACAGAACTAACTATTAAAGATGATAAAATTGAAATTCACGAACTAGACACTTATCTTAAATATGTGAAAAAAAATTCGTATTCAATGGAAATTATATATGCTCTTTATATATTAAATAGAGCATTAGAATATTTGATTAATTAGATATATTAGTCGTTAAGATTATTAAAATTATAAAAATTATAAAAACTCTTTTTTAATTGATATGCTAGTTCCCTTTTTTATTAATATATCTTCAATATTTATTTTATGTATTTCAGCTATATTTAAAGCTACAATTAGTGTAATAAAATTTGCAGTATAACCCAAGGCACGATTACCACTTCCGTGTCCAGCACCGTGTGGGTGAATATGTAAAAATTTTTGACCTTTTTGAGATACTTTTTTTTCATAAATAGTTTGTCTAATCATTGTATAATCATTATTAATTATTTCACAAATTTCAGTTGATAGATTTTCAATATTAAAACACATTATGCATAACATTGTTTGGTCTAATGATTCATCAAGTGTTTTAAATTTTATTTTATCATCATTTCTAACTATTAAAATGAAACTTCTGCATTTTTTATAGTAGTCACATTCTGAAAAATATTCATTAATACTAATATTGTTAAATGTTTCATAATTTGTTGTATTACCGCAATTAGTTAATGTTTGTCTTTCTTTGGCATTTTTTCCGCCGTTTTTAAGAGTCTTAAATGCGCAAGTTTTTATATCATAACCCAATTTAATAATATCAGGACTTGAATCAGAGTTGGGTTTTTGACCAAATAATCCATATTCAATAATTTTTCCAGTTAATCCTTTATCTGTTTTATTTTTATTAGATAGTAAATTTTTAATTAACTCTTCTTCACTAGGGAGACCACTACATATACTTCTGGCACATTGTAATATCTCGCGTAAGCTTTTATTTTTAATAATTTTATTTAAATATTCCAAATATTTACGTAAAACGGTTATATTACTAACAACATCTAATATATTACAACTATAAGTATTTAATATACTCATTTATAGTTTAATTTATAGTTTAAGAATATAATACTTTATATTATTAAACTATCAATTTTATTTTGATTGATTTTATTTTGATTATTTTTAACTATAATGTTCCAAAACATTAAACATTAAGTAAAATATTAAAACTACTTATTATTATATATTATTTAATTATATATAATAATGATAAATGAAACTTTGGAACAATTAAAAATAAAACCCATACCAAAAAAACCCCAACAATTTCAAGTAGTGCTACAAATACCTAGCGAAGGTGTTGCGCCAAATATTATTGATAAAACAAGCGAACGTTTAATAAATAGAGAGCAATTTTTTAGTGATCTTCAAGAAAATTTAGGAGTTGTTCAAAAAGATTATATAAAAACCAAAAAATCCAGCGCTACAATAAAAGAAGAACTTTTGCAAACATCTAACCAAGAAATAGAAAGTAAAAAACTAGAGTCCATGCCTAATCCTAAGCCTAAAATTTATGATCCCGAAAATACATTAACCCAAATTGTTAAAACAACACAGCAAATTATTATTAAAGAGGCATCTAACACAGTTTTTAAACAATCCAAAACAAATTTACCATCACAAGAGAGATTAACACCTAAACCAGGAACGCTAACTCTAGAAAAAGAAAAAGAAAAAGAAAAAACTGAAGATAAAACCACACAAAAAACAAAAAAGATGCAAACCGAAACAATTGACGAAACTTTAATTATTCCAAAAGACCTTCGTATAGGCAAAACCCTTTATATAAATCGGATTCCTAAATTAGAACCCAATGTGTTAATAAAAGCGTCTAATTATTATTTGTATAATCGAGAGATTTTTATTAGTTTTATTAATTCTCTCTTTGAACCTTATAAGCAACAATTATTAAAAGAAGAGCAAGATATGTTATCAGGTAAAGCATCAATAAGTTGCGCCACCAATGACAGCTCTAATTTTTCTCTCTTAATTCATCAAAAGATTGTGCGAGATTATATAAATATTTATACGCCATATAGAGGGCTCTTATTATATCACGGACTTGGCTCAGGTAAAACGTGCTCTTCTATTGCAATTGCGGAGGGGATTAAAAATGATAAAAAAGTGCTAATATTGACACCCGCCTCGTTAAGGGACAATTATGTTGAAGAATTGAAAAAATGCGGAGACTTTATGTATAAGAAAAATCAATTTTGGGAGTTTATAGATACCAAAGCAAATCCGCAATACTTAGAATATTTAAGCTCATTGCTAAAGCTACCTCAAGAATATATAGCTAGTAACGGTGGTGCATGGTTTATTAATGTTAAAAAAGAGCCGAATTATGACAGTCTGGATTTTGAGGACCAAAAGAAAATAAATTCGCAATTAGACAAAATGATAAATTACAAATATCAATTTATAAGCTATAACGGCTTACGAAGCTCTCACTTAAACGGAATGACTTACGGCGGAACAATAAACCCTTTTTCTAATAAAGTAATCATTATTGACGAAGCCCACAATTTTATTAGCAGAATAGTGAATAAATTGAACCGCAAAACCTCACTATCAATGAAATTATATAATTATTTGATGGATGCAGAAAATTGCAAAATTATATTATTGACCGGCACACCAATAATTAACTATCCAAATGAAATAGCAATATTATTCAACATTTTACGCGGCACAATTAGGAGCTATAATTGCAAGCTAATATTAGATAAGAAAACGATGACTAAAGAAAAATTAGAAAGCATCTTTAAATCCGCAAATATATTAAATTATGTAGACCTTATTGAATATAACGCAGTTAGCTATGAAGTTACTATTACGCAAAACCCTTTTGGTTATGTTAGGTCGGATACAAATAAAAATAAGCTAGCTTATTCAAGCGATGTATTGTCAAGCGACCAATTTATGCAAAAAATAAAGGAGGCATTAGATGCGCAATCTCTCAAAATTGCTGGCAACAAAATAAATATAAATGGCTATAAGGCTCTTCCTGATAATTTCGACGACTTTAAGTCGCTATTTATTAGTGCAAATAATTCGATAAATAATCCGTCTATGTTTAAAATGCGTATAATTGGACTAACGTCTTATTTTAGGAGCGCGCAAGAGCAGTTGATGCCTAAATACTCACATTCGAATAGCGACGACTTTAAAATAATTAAAATTCCTATGAGCGACTTTCAGTTTGGTGTTTATGAAGAAGCCCGTGTTCAAGAGCGCAAATTAGAGGAAGCAAATAAAAAGAAGAAGTCTAAGAAAACGAAGACTGGCGCACAAGGCGACGACCTTTATAGCGATAGTGTATCAACATATCGCATTTTCTCTCGTGCGTTTTGCAATTTTGTATTTCCGAAGCCAGCTATAAAACGGCCTATGCCAAATAACGATGAAACACTAGAAACCACATTAGAAAATATGTCTGCGTTAGATGATGACGAAGTTATTGGTAAAAATCTCTCTGAAGATGTTATTGATGACTTAACTATTGCTGAAAAATTGGACAACATTGATGGCAAATATGATGCTGACGACATTAAGGATTTGGAGCAAGACGCAGCTGCTCAAAAATTGGGCGACCTAAGTTATAGCAAGCGTATTGCAGAAGCACTAAAAGAGCTTGAGAAAAATGCAGCTAAATATTTATCTAAAGAGGGATTGCAACTTTATAGCCCCAAATTTTTGCACATTTTAGAAAATATTATTGATAGCGACCATAAAGGCATTCATTTATTATATTCGCAATTCAAAACATTAGAAGGCATAGGTATTTTAAAGTTAGTTTTAAAGGAAAATAGTTTTGCTGAGTTTAAGATAAAGAAAAATGAAAGCGGAGAATATATTTTAAATGTAGCTAGTGAAGATATAAACAAGCCAATGTTTGCGTCTTATACCGGCTCAGAAACACCCGAAGAGCGCGAAATTATTAAAAATGTATTAAATAGCAATTGGAAGCTTGTTCCGTCGTCGCTAGTAAAAACGCTGCAAACGCTATCAGAAAATAATTTCTTGGGACAAATAATTAAGGTGCTAATGATTACGTCGTCGGGTGCGGAAGGTATTAGTTTGAAAAATGTGCGTTATGTTCATATTACTGAGCCATATTGGCACCCTGTGCGTATTCATCAGGTTATTGGTCGTGCGCGGCGCATTTGTAGTCATAGCGACTTGCCTAAAGAGCTGCAAACTGTGAATGTGTTTTTATATTTAATGGTTTTTAGCGAGCAACAATTGTCTAGCGACTTATCTATTGAGTTGAGACTAAAAGATATATCGAAAAAAAACAAGAAGCAAGTCATTACAAGCGACGAATATTTATACGAAATTTCGAGCATAAAAGAGGAAATTAATGCTTCGTTGCTGCAAAGTGTTAAGGAGTCGGCAATAGATTGCAGTATTCATACGCGTGCGTCAAGCACTGAAAAAGATGTCAAATGCTTTGTAATAGGTAATCCAAGCGAAAGCAAATATATATATACTCCAAACATAGAGGCTCAAGATAAAGACGAAGGTATGAAACTAAACAAGAAAAAACAAGTATTAAAACTAAATGAATTAGTATTAAATAAAATTAAATACGCGTATAATAAAGATACACAAGAGCTCTATGATTATGATAGTTTCTTGAAAAATGAATTATTGCTTGTAGGTAAGTTAGTGACACAAGACAATGGCGCCTATAGGTTAGAGAAGGTTTAATATTTAATATTTAATATTTAACATAAACGCCCATATGCTATAATATAACTAAGCATTAATAACGTCCAAATTAGCCCAATAATTAGCAAATCTTGAAGCATATCTAGAAAAGGGCTTCTGTACATTATTTATTGTTAAACTTTAACTCTAACAATAAATATAAAAATAATTAAATCAATTTTTTATATTCAAATATTGAGAGATTTGAGGATTAGTGTCCTTAATAGTTTAGTGCCTATTTTTTAAATAGTTTTATAAAATATTTAAAACTAAAGCTTTTTTAAATATTTTGTATTTATATATGGCAACATTTAGAAAGAAACGTTCTAGGAAATATAAAAGAAGAAATACAAGAAGAAATACAAGAAGAAATACAAGAAGAAATACAAGAAGAAATAGGCGGAGTAAAAAATCATTAGTAGGAGGAGTGCAAGAAGAAGTGCAAGAAGAAGTGCAAGAAGAATATAAAGATCCAGAAGAGCCAAAAATTTCTCTCTTTTTCGGTCCAAAAGACTTAATTCAAGCTATAACACAAATAATTTCTAATGGAGGTAGCAATGAGCAACATTTTAGGGCTACAAATTTTATTCGTAATATGAAGGCAAATATCGTTATATATACTGGTCAATTTAAAGAAACACTAAATAATAATATAAAAATCGACGATAAGAGAGAAAAAAAAACTTTCATATCTTCTTTTGATTCAGCCCTTCAAAATGTTACAGCTAAATTAGACCAACTTTATTTAAAAACTACTCCAGAGGGCAAGCTTTCTACCGAGGAAGAATCAGCTATAATAGAGGAAGCTCGTAAACTTGGTATTGATTATTATACAGAAATGTTGACCTCGTTAAGGAATATTTTTTGATATATATTAATCATTCTCTCTTTGAATAGCATTCAATTTCTCCATTATTAGCATTTGGTTAGCTAATAGTTGCTCTAACTGGACAGACAATTTATCTATTTTGCTATGCAGTTCATAGTCTATATTTAGGTTTTTTGAAGAATTGTTTATATTAATTTGAGAGATTTCTTCTAGCTCTTTTTCTTTTTCCACAAGCAAGCCCACGTTTAAATCGACTACTTCAATAGGAGGAGGAGGAAAAGTAATAGCCCGTTCTTTTTGTATTTTTTCTAATAGCTCATTCATATTATTACTAGACAAGGGTTCATCTTCTTTAACATCGCTAAAATCTATTACTTCTGGCTTTTTTAATGTTATAAGCTCATTAAAACTCACTTTTTTAGCACTAAGTTCTTTATCAAATTCTTCTAGTTTTTCGGCTTTTAACGTTTCTTTGATTTCAATAGGAGTTAATAATGATTTTTTATAATTAGCTATAGTTGTTACCATATTTTGCAATATAATTTTATTTATAGCAATAATATTTTTAGGGTCGCTAATAGTATTAGTGGAAAGCTCTCTGTTTTCATCTAAACTTTTTAGTATTGTTTTTTCGAATAACATTTGAATATTATTAAAATCTGTTTCAGGTATATTATTAAACACTTTATTGTTATATAACACATTCCATAAAACCTCTTTATTTTCTTTACTTGTTATAAAACTTGCGTTGCTATTTAAATTTGCATTGCTATTAAATCTTGCATTGCTATTTAATATTGCATTGCTATTTAATCTTGCTGCCATTTATTTTTAATATACTACAAATTAAACACTTTAATTTATAATTTATATAAAAATATAATGTTTTATTTTATATAAAACATTATAATGCTTAAATTAGCACTTCTATTTTTAGAAATTCAGAAAGCTTCGTTTTTTTCTATGCCACTAAATACTCCTAAAACACAAGTCCATTTACATTTGGAACGATTTAATGATGACTTCAATTTATATCATATTGGAATAAGTTTTAAAAATAATAATAGTTTATTAAGATACGATTATCGCCCTTTTTGCGAACCAAATAAGTGCGACTTTAAAACAATAAATAACGATGTTAATACTATTAGTGTAAATAGTAATGGCGCAGTTGCTTCAAATAAACAACTAACATTTATCGATAAGCTATATAGATTTTATATACCCGAAAATGTTCCAAATAAAACCATATATTGGGGTGAAACCAGCAAATCGTTGGAAGAAGTTGAGCAATTTGAAAAAACTCTACCAAAAAAATATATATTAGGTATTAATGATTGTCGCCATTATGTAAACCGTATTTCATTATGGGCGCTAAATAAACGCACTCCTATATGGAGCTTAGAAAAATTATGGAACATTACGCATACACAGACGAATTTGTCTTAATTATGACATATTATTTGCAAATTTTTGCATTTAGTAATTTTTCATTTTGTTTTTATATAGTTTTAATATATAAACAAAATGCCATCGCGTTCATCAAGCCCACCAAGCCCATCAACTCCATTAAGTCCAGCATGTGCATACCCTCAACCGCGTAGTGTAAGTTTTGGTAGTAATAGGAACGCAAATAGGAGAAGAAAAGCGGCAGCAGCAGAGTGTGAGAGGGAAAAGGAAGAGGAAGCGCGACGCAAACAATCCACTAGCTATACAAGTAGAAAGGCAAAAGGAAGAAGACGACGCAAAGGTTCTAGAAGAAGACGTAGACATTAAAAAAAATTTAGCATTATTATAACATATAACATATAACATATAACATATTAATTATTTAAAAATTGAATAATTAATATACAACTATTAAGTAATGCATTATAGCCAAGTTATGGAGTTAGCAAAATTAACTAAAGCAGAGCTTATGTTACAATGTGAGCAACAAGGAATAACAAATTATAAATCAAAAAGCAAAGATGCACTAATTAAATTGCTTGAACCTAAAGCTATTGAAAAAAGTATTGTCAATAAAAGTAGCAATAATCCTTCTATTAGCGTTGAAAATATGTGCGGTCTAGAATATTTAAAAACGTTAGACCCCAACTCTATTGATTTAATATTAACAGACCCGCCTTATATTATATCTAAGTCGAGTGGTCTAGATAAGCATTATAATAATGTTAAATATAATGAAGCTAATGACATTAATGAGGTAAAGTCAGAAGAAGAATGGACAAATTATAAACTGCAAAATACTATTGAAGACGACACACATAAAAGCAACTATATTAAATATGGGTCAATATATGGAAAAAAATATTGCGTTAAAACCGACTACGGGTCTTGGGATAGTGATTTTAGTCTAGCTACTTTGGAAAAGTTTATTGAGCTTTATTATAGCAAACTAAAAAAAGGCGGCACATTAATAATGTTCTTTGACTTATGGAAAATTACAAACCTAAAAGACTTATTAGAAAAATACAATTTTAAGCAGCTTAGGTTTATTGAGTGGATTAAGACTAATCCTCAACCAAGAAATAGTAAAGTCAATTATTTAACTAATACTAGAGAGATTGCGCTATTAGGCGTTAAAGACAGCAATCCAACATTTAATAGCAGTTATGACAACGGCATTTATAGTTATCCGTTACAAGGCGGTAAAAATAGGTTTCATCCTACGCAAAAGAGTCTAGCGCTATTTGAAGAACTCATTAAAAAACATTCGAATGAAGGCGATACAATATTAGATACATTTTTAGGCTCTGGAACAACCGCATTAGCTTGTAAAAACACTAAGCGACTTTTTAAAGGCTGCGAAATCGATAAAACATATTATGACAAAATAGTGACGCTTTTACAATAAAAATAAAAAACTATATAAAGACTAGTGCATAAATTATACTTAGTTTAGCGCCTATAAAGCAACAATTGTAAAATGATGCCCAAATAGTGCTAGCAAATTTTCAAATGCCCAGCGAAATTTAATGCAGTCGCGATTATTATGCACTTGAAATTCGCCAATTGTTACGCCATTTATGCTAATAGACGAACTCTCATTCCATAGTTTTTTTTTAATATTGTGACTAAAGTTAATGCTATAATTTGACCAATTTAGTTCTTGTTTTAATAATATAAAGGCAAGCATATCACTAGTTTTATTATAATATAATATAGGACAATCAAAAGTATGCGCACTATAGACTTGTAATAAATTAGCAATGTTATTACTAATAAAGAGCTTGATTTGGTCTAAACCCATACTTTGGTCAAGTGCGAAAAACTCGCAAAACTTTTTGCGTGAGGGTTGCCCTAATACTTGCGGACAAACTTTACCAGTCTTATTTTTGCTCGTTTTAGCGCTTAAGTGGATTAAAGGGTTGTCTACACATTCAAAATCATATTTGCTTCCGTATCTTGCGCAATGCCTAATGTTATAAGGAAAGACATTTTTAAGATTACTAAGTCTGTTTTTGAGAGATTGCGCCTCGTCCAAACTATATTTATAAGTTCCATCATAAGGCGTTTCATAATATAAACAAATTGCCATTTCGAACATTTTGCCCAAATCTTCAGTAAGCACCTTTTTGGTTGTGGTTGCCATAATAGATAGTGATTAACGTTATAAGTCTAATAATAATAATCATAATCTTTAATTCAATTTTTATTGGGTTAATTGGTAAAAATATTTAAAAATTGATTTATTATTATACTAACTTCATATAAAGTATAATAATATGAGTAAACCTATAACTAGATATAATAATGAATTATTACAAAAATATTTTTTAGATAATAATATTAATTCAACAACTGATTATAGTAAAGTAAATCTTAATCGTGAATATAGAATTAAAGAAAAATGTTTAGAATGTGATGATTTATGTGATAGAGATTTTAGAAGTTTCATAAATATTGGATGTTATTGTAAAAAACATACAACACAAAATAGAATTACAAAAGCAAAAACAAGTAATATTATTAAATATGGTTTCGAACATCCAGTACAATCACAACAAGTAAGAGATAAAATGAAAGCAACAACTTTAGAAAGATTTGGTGTCGAGCATCCTTTACAATCTCAAGAAGTAAAAACTAAAATGAAAACAACTATGATAGAAAGACATGGTGTTGAGCATTCTTCTAAATCACAAAAAGTAAAAGACAAAAGCAAAGCAACTTGTTTAGAAAGATTAGGTTTTGAACATCCTTTACAATCACAACAAATAAGAGATAAAATGAAAGCAACCATGTTAGAACGACATGGTGTTGAAAATGCTTGTTGTTTACAAGAAGTAAGAGATAAAAAGAAAGAAACAAACTTAGAAAGATTTGGTTTTGAACATCCTTTACAATCACAACAAATAAGAGAGAAAATGAAAGCAACTATGTTAGAACGACATGGTATTGAAAATGCTTCTTATTCGCAAGAAATAAAAGATAAAAAGAAACATACTTGTTTAACAAATTATGGTGTTGAAAATCCGGGACAATCAGAACAAGTAAGATGTAAAATGAAAGCAACAAACTTAGAAAGATTAGGTTTTGAACATCCTTTACAATCACAACAAATAAGAAGTAAAATGAAAGCAACTATTTTGAAAAGATTTGGTGTTGAATATTCTTCACAATCACAAGAAGTAAAAGATAAAACCAAAGCGACATGTTTAAAAAAATATGGAGTTGAATATCCAATGCAAAATGCTGAATTTTCGGAAAAAATGTCAAGAAACGCATACAAAGGTTATGATTATGTATTTCCATCAGGAAGAATTGAGAGAATACAAGGATATGAAAAATATATGCTAAATGATTTATTATTTAAAGAAAATGTATCAGAAAATGATATTAAAGTAAAGAGAAGTGAGGTACCTATTATTTGGTATGAAGATGCGAATGGTAAAAAACATAGATATTTTGTAGATTGTTTTATTAAATCGCAAAATAGATGTATTGAAGTAAAATCGATATGGACTGTCAAAATTGAACCATATATTATTTATTTAAAGCAACAAGCATTAAAAGATGCAGGTTATTTATGTGAGATTTGGATTTATGATGCAAAAGGAGAAATAGTTGAAAAAATACTATAAATTATCATTAATCAATAAATATTGATTTCATTTTTATGTTTGCCTCATTATAATATTTTTTCCTATATTTTTTCATTGTGCTGTCTTTTATACGTGTATTTTTAAAATAACTATAAGTTTTATTTTCTTGTAATAATTCTATTATAAAATATAGTGCATACATACCACATTGCCCGTCGCCATATTGATGAGTAAAACCTTCATTGTCATCTACAGTTAATTGAATATTTAAATTGCGCGCCTGATCCACGATTCTGTTTATTAATACTTTTATTTGTTTTGGCATTCTTGTTCCATTACTATCAAAGTAAAAAATGAACTTTCTAGTCAAATCAACAAATAAAGATATCCAATGTTTTCCAGGTTTATTATGAGGGTCAGTGTTAAATATTACTCCTATTTTGCTAATATTATTTTTAATATGATTTTCTAAATTAAAATTACATAATTGCTCCCATACGCAAGTTGAAAACATTTCTTTTGCATCAAAATCTATAGGCGTCGGCCCTATAAACTTAAAATGTTTATGGGATTTTTCATATTGTTTCATTATTTTAGTTATATCAACACTAGAGAGCCACGTATTGGGCTTTGACGACCAAGTTTCGGGAGAAAACGGCTTAAATATTTCTTTTATTAATAATTCTCTATTATTAACTTTACTTAATGGTGTTTTTTCTAACCAACATAATTCGTCATAGCATTGTTTATCTAATTTTTGCTTGAAAAAATTCCATATTTCTTTACTATTATTAGTCAATATTTTGTCGCTATTATTAGCATTCCATACGTTTTTAAATAATTGTAAATTATTACGCGTATAGCATGTGTAGTGTTTCAACTCGCTATCGACATATTTATTTTGATACGGAGAGCATTTCAGTTTGCGAAATTTACGCGTATTTTTTTTAAATTTGCGACTTAGTTTCTTAAATGTATTATACATATTATTTTATAGTATTATTTAATATAGTAATATAAAATAATTTTTTTAACTGCGTTTTTGTGGAAGTATTTTTCTTTTAGTATTTGAGCTTTTTCTAACAACAAACAAATCTAAATTTGTTATGCATTTTTTAGCGCACATACTATTTAATGTTGTATTATATAAATTAAAATCATTTAAAGAGGCGTCGTCGCAATAATTCGATTTGTTATTGAAGTCTTTAAGCTCTTCTTTTATAGAGTTTTTAAGTTTTTTTTCCTTTAAATGGCTTATTAAATGTAATATATATAACAAATAATAAAGCTTGTATTTCTCTCCATTTGCTATTTTAGAGTCGTCGCTATTTTCTATAAGTTTTTCTAAAGTTGTTGAATTATATTTAATTATTTGGTCTTTATAAGTGGCTATGTTTTCTTCTATATTAGCATAAATATCTTTTAATAAATAATTAGCGCTGAGTAATTGATCTAATTTATTTGTTTTTAAACACGGATTATGGTTTTGATTTGCAAAATAGCGTAAGTCAATATTGTTTATTGCTAGGTCGGCTTTTTGCTTATCTAAAGCCTCTTGGTCCTTTAATCTCTCGAGTTCCTTTAATCTCTCGAGTTCTAATTTTTCTTTTTCGTTTTCTTTTTCGTTTTCTTTTTCTTCAATTAAATCTATACTTACTACTTTTAATTGTTTTGATTTTTTCTTTTTTTCTTTAGTTTCCTTTAATATGGTGCTAGTGTTAAGCATTTTATTATAAATTTATTTTATATTTTTTAATTGAACTCGTGTCGAATTATAAAATACTTCGTTGCCAATTGTTGAAAATCTATTTGGATTAAAGTCTTGAAATTGTTGTTCTCTAAATAATAAATGGCCATCTAAATTCTCATTTTTGGGTGCAAAATTAATGTTGTTTTCATATAAATCACTGGTGCTAGGTGGAATATATGCTTTTTGGTCTGCTTTTTGTAAAGCAAAAAACTGACTTCTCAAAGTTGATTCTCTATCTATATTAGAAGCAAACCCGCAATAATGCATTTTTCTAGTTCCAGGAAAGAAAACAGAACTAGTATCATAATTATTATAATTTACTATAGGCTCTGCTGATTTTACTAACGGAGCAACAGTCGGCATAAATGTATATTTAGTATTTACTGGCCTAAATGAAAAATTCATTGTTAATCCACTTGACGGATAGTTTCTATTAGAAATTTCACTATTTATAAAATTTTGCTTCTCAAAATTAGCTAGCTTTATATTATAAACATCATTATCAATAGTTACACTCATTATTAATAATATAATATATATAATTAATAAAATAATATAATTATAATATTTAAAACTAATATTTAAAGAAATCCACAAACTACAAAAAAAAATCTATATAATTTATAACATTAGCTCTATATTGTTTTCTATAAGCAATTAACGCCGCTTAATATTATAATTTAAATAATATTTAAAATCATTTAAATTATGCTTATGTTGCATTTTGCTAGTAAGCATTAGTGCTTTATATTCTCTCACTAGACAACGCTTAGCTTCACGTTGCTCCTTCTTAAATTGCATGAGCCTATTTTTCTCTTGTGTCTTTAAATACTCTAGGTCAAACATATTTGACATAAGATTATGATTAGATAGCAAGCTCATTAACACAAGAGCTGATGTTGCCATATTAACTTAATAATAAATAATAAATAATTAAAAGAAGAAATCAAATTTTTTTATGCATTTTAAATCATTTTTTTGCTAGTTTTCAAGACCCGTTTTATCATTAGTAAACCAAATCATTTTAATAGTATGTATATTATTTCTAATAATTTTATACGATACACTTAAAGCATAAAAACTTATTAATTTATAATAGTCTTCTTCGCGTATCCACTTTAATACTTCATTATAATTATTATAGTTATATGAAATAAGCACTATATTCGGTATAAAATGCTGAATTTCTTTATGTCCAATAGTTTCAAGCTCTGCCCATTTTTCATTTTTTCCAAATAATTCATAATTATAGTTGTCCAATATATATTCATCCATAGAACCATAATCCTTTATAGAATAATTATACAAATCCAAATATTTTGTCATATTAGATTCATTCATAACAATAAGCTCTACGCTTTTTTTAACACTAGCAATCAAATCATTAGCCTTAAGCATTTTTCTTCTTGGTAGTAATATAGCGCTGACAAGTTAGTCAATTTTTTTATCATTTTTTTATACATTTCTTGTATGATGTTTTGATAATTTATTATTTATTTCTACAATACATTGACTTGTAGAAGTTTCAAATAAGTCCGGTATAAACGAGTGAATAAGCGCTTTAATTGCCGAAATAAACAATATAGCAACATAATTTAAAGAAATAAACATATGTTCAAAATAGCCCATATTTATTGCTTTTAAATGTTTAAATTCGAAAAACATTTTTTGCTATAACATAATATAATAATTTTTATAAAAAAATGTATTAATTATATGATATAATGTATAGCTTAAATATAATAAGCTAATTATTAGTGCTATTGCTTTTCTCGATAAAGTATAAGGCCAATAGGGTAAATAATATGTTATTGCTAATGCTATTAGGCCAAACACATATATAATATTATTATATGCAAAATATTTTTTAACATTTAACAATGGATAAAAACCAATTAAATGTATAATTATATTAATAATAAAAATAAATACTAATTTTTCCTGTATGATTTTATAATAACTATCAACTAACCCAACTATTCCAATGCATAGGAAAATTAAACTTACATATTTAATATAAGAATTATAATAATATATTAACACTAAAACGCTAGGAAGTAAAACCCAACTTAATTCTCCGCGAATTATTTTATAATGATAATAATAAACATTATTGTTTTTGAATGTTAGTTCCATTATTTATAATTATATAATAAATATTAATAATAATTATGAAATTTTTAATATTAACAAATTTTTAATATTATGAAAATTTGAAAATATTAATAGTTAGTTATATATAATGACATCTAAAGTTGTCGGTGAAGGCACATATGGTTGTGTATTAAAACCGCCAATTTTATGTGATGAAACTAGTAATCTTGTATCACAAGATTATGCCAATAAAATATCCAAAATAATGACTAGACAACATGCTATTAATGAAAATGAAGAATATAGCGCAATAAATAATATACAAGGTTTAGATAAATATGCTATTACTGGTCCATTATTGTGCAAGCCTTTATTAGACAAAAATTTTAATGCTAGCGTAAAAAAATGTAAAACACTAAAAGTTAAAACCGCGTTTAAGAATGCTAAGCATGATTTACGAATGTTATTATTAGAAGACGGAGGCTTAAGCATATATGACCATATAACTAAAGTATTTATGTTGCAAAGCTTAGACGAAAAGAAAGTCTTTTTGACCTCGCTAATAAAATTGTTTGACGGGCTACTCTTTTTTCAGTCTAATGAAATTATGCATAGAGATATTAAATTAGCAAATATGGTATATAATGTAAATAATGGTAGAGCAAAATATATTGACTTTGGACTAATGACAAACTTCAAAAGATTTGCTAAAAGATGTAGAGAAAATACTGAGAGATTAGGAATAAGTCACACTTATTATGCTCCTGAAAATAGTTGCTCAAATAAATTTTCGTTTAATTCTAATAAATTAAAATGCACTAAAATTAAAGAGCATTTTAAAACACACGAAGACTTTATTAGCTATTTACAAAAATCATTTGACATTTATTGCTTGTGTTTAGCATTATTAAATATGGTGAGTGTTTTAGATTATAAAAATAGTGGACAAAAAAAAGAAGCTATTCCACGTTCGTTTTTTGAGGAGTTTAGTATATTATTGCTTGGTTATGTTAAATATGATGTTAGCAAGAGAAATATTAATATAGCGCAACTTAAAGAAAAGTATATAAGCTTGCTAAAAAAACACAATTGTTATTTAAAGAAGGCCATGCAACAACCCTCCCCAGAAGTTATTGATATTATAGAAAAAATAAAGAAAAAAGAGTTTAAAGCCGACTTAGCCAAAATATGTCCTCCTGCTAAGCCAGTGCTAAATCCTTCTACAAACAGATGTGTTGCTGAGTGCAAAACAGGGTTTATTAGAAATAAGAGCTTTAGATGCGTTAAAATGAATTTAGCAAAGGATTTAGAAAAGGAAAATAGTAAGAAGAGAAGCAAGAGCGCAAGTGTAACAAGAAAGAAGCACCATACTAGTGTAGTTGTTAATGATTCTTCAATTGCTAAAAAACAACTTTGTATAAGCAAAAATAAAGATTATAATCACATTACAAAACGTTGCAATGCTAAATGTCCTAAACATAAAACACGTAATTCATTATTTAAGTGCGTTTCTATGAATAAGTGAAAAAAATTGAAAATTACTTTTTATAGTATTTACTATTTATAAACACTATAAAAAATGGCAGAGCAAAATATTGAAACTATTAACACGCGAATAAAACAAGAAATATGTTATGAAACATTAGCTGAACTAACCGATGCAAAATTAATGTCTCAATATAAGGAATGTAATTCTGTTAAAAATGAAATAAAAAAACTTAGTGAAATATTAATAAAATACACAGATGAAGAAACAAAAGAAAAAATAATATTTGAATATTTAGTGCAACTAATTCCACCAGGAACAAAAGGAGTTATAAGAGGCAATAAGTTTAATAATATTGTAAAGCAATATATTACAAAATTAGCATTGGACACAGAGAGATTTGATATTTGTTTTGAAAAAAAATGCAACACTCATTTAACAAGTGAAAAACCAGATTGGTATATTCTTGAAAAATCAACAAATAAAATTCTAATTGGTATGAACCAATTAGATTTATGGGGCGGAGGGCAACAACTTAATAGGGGATATAAATATATAGAAAACAATAAGCATAATAACATAAATAGTAAGTTATTATGTGTTGTATGTAATGAAATCCAATTTAAAAGCAAAAAAAATAAAACATATAAATTATTTAAAATCGGTTTTGAAAATAATACGTTATGTTATTTGAATAATTTACAAAATATTATTAGCTCATATTTTAATTAGTATATATTGTAATCAATATAGTAACTATTATAGTAATAATGAATTAAATTTAAATATTAATTCTTGCTTCGATATTGATTTAGGTCCAACAGTATTGTTAAATTCATAACAAATACTAGATAAACTATTTATATTAGTAGTTAGTGTTTTTCCATTTGTAAATTTTATAAAATAATGCGATTGAACACTTTTCTCATCTATTTTTTCATCAATTGTTCCAGCATTAACACCAACACGGCGAAATGATATATCTGGATTTTTTGCTTTTTCAACAAACATAAAATTTATTGGTTCTAATTTCTGATTTACAACTCTATTTATTGTTTTTTTCTCCCAAATCTGAAATATACAAGGAACATTATGTTCTAATCCATCAACAATAAATGCTTTATCCGGCAAATCTATTTCACATATAAGATGAAAATTTAATGGAAAGGTTTTTTTTAAGCTATCTTTTTTGAAACTTTTAGGTAATATAAATGATACACTATCACAAAATTCACAAGATTTTTTTATAAATTTAATCGCCATTGAAGATTGGCGGCCAAATGGCGGATTACCTATTATATGTATTTTACTATAAGTTTCTCTAGTGCTTACATAGTCGTAATCTAAATAATCCTGCTTTATTATTTCCTCGTTATCTGGTTCTAAGTCGTAGAATTTAAAATTATTTGTTATTGATTTAATACCACTAATAAAAGAACCATTGCCAGCGCTAGGTTCTATAATCAAATCATTTGAGCTAATTTGTATGTATTGTTTAAAATTATTTAAACATAACTCAACTACATTGTCTTTAGTATAATATTTATCAATAGTATTACGCTTTAGTCCTTTTGTTTGCATATCAATATTAATATTAGTATTAGCTATTATTTTAATTAATTTAGTAATTTTTAAGTCAATTTTTCTTTATTTTCAAGAACTAATCTAATATAAAAATTGAAACCTAAATTTTATAGTTTATAGTTTATAGTTTATAGTTTATAGTTTATAATTTATATTAATAAAGTATAAAATGGAGACCTATTGCAATGAAAAAATTAGTGATTTTGATTTATGTGGAACACAATATAGTATTGAAGTTTTAACAAAGCATATGCATTATTTAAATAAAAAAGTGGTGCTTAACACTCAATATTTAACAGCCCATTTTTGTGTAAGATTTATTTTAGATATGGACATTGAGTCGGGAAGTGAAGACAGCTATTGTTATGATAAAAATCATATTCTTAGTAGGCAAAAACATATAACAAGTGAAGAATTTGACGAAGCTTATGAGTTATTTGTTAAATAGCAAAATAAACACTTATTTATTGCTCTTGTTATATGCTCCAATTGTGTGACTTGTTCTTTTTCTTTAAATTTTACTATTTCTTCTAAACGTTTTTGTTCATTATTTTCTTTTCTTAATCTTGCTCGCTCTGCTATGGCAGGCATATCCAAATTAAGAACATTTGTCTCTCTATTATGTAACATTGCTGAATGTCTAGCTCTTGCAATGGCCAACTCTTCTATACTTGCATTATCAGAAAGTCCCATTGCTCTCCTTGCTTCATTTGCTTTTATTTTATACTCCATTTTCATCATCCTTTCTGTTTCCCATCTTTCTCTCACACGAGAAACCATAAACTTCATTAAATCTTTTGCTTCTTCGACACTTGCTTGTGTTTGTGCTTCTCTCCAAAGTAATTGACGTTCAGTATTATTTAACCTTTGTAGTTGATTAATAAATAATTTTTCTTTATTATTAGCTTGTTTAGATTTAGCTAATTCTTTCTGAATTAACAAGTTTTCTGATTGAAATTGCCGTTCTAAATTAGACATAATAGAAGGATTCATGACACCTTATAATTATTAAACCCATAAATAATTATTATCAATTTTTTATAGCTTTAATAACATATATTAAAACATATTAAAGCATAAAATATATGTTTTATTTAAGAAGCTATGGATATAGAACTCCTGCAGCAAGCATTAGAAAATGATGCTAATTTAAATATTATTAATACAAATATTCAAGAAATTAAGCGCAAGAAAAACGAAATATTGCAAGAGCTCGGTCTTAAGCGTGACGATTTAAAGAGCTTTCATAAAAAATTAAACGGTTATATGTATGTTGACAACTTAAAGGATTTAAAATATGGGCGAAATATACGATGGGTTAATTTAAAAAAAATAGAGCACATTAAAATAACCAATGGATCGATTTTATGCGACATTAAAATACACGACAAAGGAATTGCACTAGTTTTAAAAGGCTACAATCACAGTTTTATTACGCTATACTTAAATGAAAATATCATATTTCAAAAAATAAATGATGAAGAAAAAATACTCCTTAAAGCAGTTGACTATTTAAATAAACAAAAATAATATACTAATAAAATTGATTATTTAGCTATACTTGTTTTTTTTGATTATAAACAAGTATAACTATATTAATGAATTGCGCACCTTGTGACTATTTAAACATTAAGGAATTGCCTAACGATGTTGGAGAGATTATATGCGGTCATCTTTTTAAAGATTATCAATTTCTCTCAAAGCTTAAAACAACGTGTAAGGCACTACATAAATCTATTAGTGTTTTTGCTATTGCTAAATTAATGTTGTCTAGCAAACTTGGACAATTTAGTTTTCGCAAATTATGTATAAATGTTGATTGTTATGAAGACACTTATGATGTTTTTACATTTATTCATAACTATTATTATACTCGCTACTTACATTCAAGACAATATGCATTGAATGCAACAACTATTATAGTTAATGCACAATATTATAATATTAAATCTCATTATTGTTGCGAGTGCTTGAAAAAGTTTGTGCTTGTTGGTTCTAACTCAAATGTAATAGAAAACTATCAAAACTCTGAAGAAGTTAATATAATATTTTAATGCATTAACATTAAAACATAAAAGACACAAAAAAAATTGATTGTTTTTTTTTGGCATCTATTTAATGAGCATAAAATATGGTTCTCGCTTTTTGCGACCTTAACAATGATGTTATTCAAATTATTATAGGTCAAATAAAACACTATAGTTATCTTGCGTTATTTAAAAGGACGAATATAGCTAACTATAATAGCGTTTCAAAGTTGTCAATTGCTAGACTTATGTTGTCTAACAGACTTAGTATATTTTCACCAAGAACATTTTGTATTAATATTAATTGTGCTGAAGATACTGAGGCAATATTTGATAAGCATTATCGCAATGGTTATGATAGTTATGTTCATTACAAGCAATTTGCTTTAAAACAAACAACAGCCTTAATTAATGAAAAAAAGTATAAGTTTAATACACATTATTGTAGCGAATGCTTGAAAAAATTTGTTTTAGTTGGAGACTTGAGAAGTGTTAAGCACAATTATGACTATATAGATGAAGTAAATATTAGTTATACTAGATGTAAGTATATATTTATATAATGATTTAAAAAAAATTGATTGTTTTTTCTCTCTTAAATAACTAATTATAGTGACTATGGAAGTCCAAAATTGCGCCTACACAAGTCCTAATGTGTCTAATGCTTATAACTCTGATTATGGAACAATTAACATCACTTCCGTTATTATGTGTTTCCTTATTATTTATAGCACAGCATTAAGTATTGTGCTAAGTGTAATACAACTTATTCAAGTTATTAAAGAAGAAGAAGAGGAAGAAAAGGAAGACTAAGTATTTTAAAAAAGGATATAAAGACAAATAGCAAATGTTGTTATGTTTTTTAAAAATTGATTTCTTTTTTTTCAGCATTTATTTATAGTCTGGAGCAAAGAACAAGAGCACTATGTCAAGCACTAATTCAAGCGACCACGTTTCGTTTTCAGTCGCAAAAACGCGGTTGCTTGAGTTTTATGAGAAGTTCGTTCCGACCAAACGTAGTTACTGTATCAATCCAAACTGCATAGAGGAAACAGAAGGCGCTGTGTTATATATATGGGAGAATCGCTCGCTGGCATACGAACACAATGAACGGCAGAAGGCATTGAACATTACAACCATGCGAGTAAACGGAAAACCACATTGGGTTCAGAGTCATTATTGTTGCGAGTGCTTCAAGAAACATGTTTTGGTGGGAAACAACAAGAATGCTTCGCAACACTATGGGGGTTATTGTGACGGTGTTCAAGAGGTGGAGGTCTACTTTCATAATGAGCCGTGGCCTTCTACGTGGCATAATCGTGAAACAGGAGAGGATCACGTGCTTACAGAGCTTCAGGAATATATGTTGGCAACCGAGTAACTTGTGCATTGTATGTGCTACAAAAAAATTTGAATACTTTTTTTTATTTCTATTAATGTTGTTATACTTTTTTAAAATTGATTACTTTTTTTTCAGCATTTATTTATAGCCTCCAGAAAAAGCACATAACAAACAGCAGTATATCAAGCGCAAGCACTATGACAAGCATCATCTGCGATTTGACAAGCGACCACGTTTCATTTTCAGTCGCACAAGCGCGGTTGCAAGAGTTTTTTGAGAAGTTCGTTCCATCCAAGCGCGCATACTGTATCAATCCTGAGTGTGTAGAGGATACGGAAGGCCCAGTGCTATACATATGGAAGGCTAACTCAGTAACATACGAACACAATAAACGGCAACCAGCGTTGAACGTGTCAATCATGCGTGTGAACGGAGTGAAGCATTGGTTCAGGTCTCATTACTGTTGCGAGTGTTTCAAGAAACATGTTTTGGTTGGAAACAACAAGAATGTTAAGCAACACTATGAGTATTATTGTCCTGGAGTTCAAGCGGTGGACGTCTACTTTCATAATGAGTCCCGTCCTTCTACATGGTATAATAGTATTACAAAACGCAATGAAGTGCTCAGCAAGCAACAACTTTGCATGCTTAATGAGTGAATGAGGCTAGTGTGTTGTAATAAAAAAATTGATTTTTTTTTACATTTATTTATAGTCCTAAAAACAACTATGTCTAGCATTTTATCAAGTGACCATGCTTCATTTTCAGTCGCAAGAGAGAGATTGCGTGAGTTTTTTGAGAAGTTCGTTTATACCAAGCGTTTATACTGTATAAATCCTAACTGTATCAAGGAAACAGAAATGGCAGTGGTACACATATGGGAGGCTCGCTCAAAAACATACAAACATATTGAACGGCAACCAGCATTGAATGAAACAACAATGTGGGTTAGTGGAAAGGAATATAGTTTTCGGTCTCATTATTGTTGCGAATGCTTCAAGAAATATGTTTTGGTAGGAAACAATAAGAATGCCTCTCATCGCTATTGGACTTCTTATGACAGACGTAACCAAAATGTACACGTGATTTTTAATAGAGCACCATACCCATCTTCAACATCTTATTATGGAACAGGCACCGTACAACCACTAACCAAGTTTCAAATTAAAATGCTTGGTTAGTCTTATAATAAAAATTGATACTTTTTTATTATTTTTGCACTATTAACAAAATAATTAAAGCTTTAAAAATGATGAATGTAAGCAACATATGCGACTTACCAAGCGACATTATACTACTCATTATTAAACAACTCGGCAATTATGAATACATAATTGGTCTAAACATTACTTGTAAGTCATTGTCTAAGTTAATTTCAAAATTTGCTGTAACAAAGGAGATGTTTGCTGTGTTGTTTAGCAGATTTAATCCATATGAGTTAATGAGCTACAATCCACATCGTAAGTATATGGCAAGATGTGTAAATGAGCGTTGTAAAGAGGAAACAGAAAATGCGTGTGAATACGTATGGGAGGCTCACGATGGGCTTGGTTATGTACACAGGAAACAAGATGCACAAAACACAAATTTAATGGTAATTAATAAGAAAAAATTCTGGTTTCGCTCGCCTTATTGTTGTGAGTGCTTTAAAAGACACGTTTTAGTAGGAAACAACAAAAATGTTGCGCAACATTACGGAAATTATTGTTATGGAATGCAGCAAGTAATTGTAACCTTTAACACAACACAACCCTCTAGTTGGTATGATTGTGCTAGAGATTGGTATGGACCATTAACGGAGAGACAGGTGCGTCTTTTAAATGGTTAAAGTGCTTATTTGTATTAGCGCTACAAAAAATTGATTTATTTTTTATCAATTATTTATAATACCAAGAAAAACAACTATGACAAGTGTTAAAACAAGTAACCAAGTTTCATTTTCGGTTGCTATAAATCGGTATCAGGAGTTTTTTGAAAAATTTGTTCCAACGCAGTGTCAAGAATGTATCAACCCCAACTGTAGTCAGAAGAAACAAAGCGCAATAAAACATATTTGGCATGCTCACATACTTATATATAAACCTAATGAAGACCATATGGCGTCAACTATAGCACCTACGTTAAATATAATAACAATGCTGGTTAATGGAGAGCAATTTACTGTTATGTCACATTATTGTTGTGACTGCTTCAAACAACAAGTTAAAAAAGACCGGAGTGCAAGGCAGAGAGCAAATCAAGAAAAGCGCACACAAGAAAAGCAGGCGCGCTATTGCTTACAACGAGATTTGCGTTTAAAAGAAGAGGAGGAAAAAGCTAAAGCACAAACTAATGATTAAATGCTATAACAACATTTTTATAGATGTTGTTATACTTTTTAAAAATTGATTTCTTTTTTTTTGCCATTTATTTATAGTCCGGTCAAAAAGAGAGAAGAGCAAAGAGAGAAGCGAAAAGAGCGATAAGCGAAAAGAGCAATAAGCAATGATGATGTGCCAAGCTTGCGAGCTCAACATTTGCGACTTGCCAAGCGAGCTCATTGCTATGATTGTTGACCGGCTCGGAGACAAAGACTATCTCGTGAGCTTCAAGGAGACGTGTATGTTGTTTAGCAAATGTGTGAGCCAATTTTACATCGCGGGGCAAATGGTGGCTACGTTATACGGAGTGTTTACTGAGCGCTATGTTGACAAGCGCTTTGAATTCCAGTATGTGATGGGCGACTGTGCAAACGCAAACTGCTACTACGATACTGAAGCTGTGTGTGAATATGTATGGAATTATGGTTACAGCCGCTACAATCATCGCATTCAAAAGCCCATGCAATGCACGACCATGTTTGTCAATGGAAAAGAGTATCCTGTCAAGCACCATTATTGTGCCGAGTGCTTTGTGAAGTATGTATTAGTTGGGTCAAATCCAAATGCATCACGGCACTACGGGGACTATACTAGCGACGGCGACAAGAAAGTATATGTTACCTTTAACACAGAGCCAACACCTTCGACATGGATACATTACCAAACAGGAGCAAAGGAACCATTGACCCAGTGGCAAGTAGATGCTATGAATGGTAAGTTTCCATAGCATATACTTGTACTGTGTTGCATAGCGTTGTGTTGTGTTGTGCATTTTCTCTTTTCTCTTTTCCTATTTTCTCTTTTTCTTTCTACATACTAGCTATTCAACCAATTTAAACCCATTTTCAATAATATTATAGTTAAACCCCCAATCATCTATTGTTTTTGGTGTTATACATCCATTTTTTAACGCCTCATTGTAATTCCAATAATGTTGTGGCTCAAGTATCCATTGTTGGTTATTTAAATCGACCAATCCAGAAGCATCAAAATCAAATAATTTATAAACTCCATCTACTGATTTAGCCAAATTATCAAACTTCCAATCTACATACATAATTCCTAAGCCTTGTAAATAAGTTTTCACATTTTCCATTACTTCTTGTATTTCAATTAGATCATTATAGCTCATTGGTTCTAGTCCAACATAACACGACGCCGATTTTTCAGTACATAATTGCTCCATAGTAATATAATCATCTGTTACATCATAATAAGTAACAATATTTGGATGAGGATGCTCCATTAATATTTTAACAATTGCTCGTTCAACTTTATTTGAATATGCATGGCTTTTTGTGCACTTTGTGCACGGAGGACCATATTTTCTAAAAAAAATAAGTCCATTATAAGTTTCATCTGTTTTTGATGTGCTGTCACTATTCATATTATAAATAGTAGATTGTTCCATTATTTTCTCAGTTTCTTAGTAGTCTTGTTTTTTAATAGTAACTGTGCTATATCTTTAAATAGTTTATGTTTATTCTTCTTGCTGGATTTAAGGACCATCTTTTTCTTACAAGTGAAGCCGTTTATTTTTAAGTGTTTTTTTTGTAACACGCTATAAATACATATACCAATAGCCCGGCTTTCTGGATTATTTGCATTTGGAACTTTTTTAATACAGCTACATAGTTTTTTAGCAATTATGTGTTCAGCTAATTTCTTAAGATGACTAGTTGTCGTTTTTTTGAAAGGCACATTGTAATAATCCAAAATTTTTATATAGTCTGCTTTAGTTAAATCCATTATATATATATAATTTATTATTTTTCATTTTTTCTTTATAATTTTTTATTTATCATTTTTTTATTTATCATTTTTTTTATTTATCATTTTAATATTTTAATCATAAAATATTAAAATTATATAATATATAATGAATACTAAAAAACTCTTTAATTATACACTGAAAGTATCTATAATTGTTCAATTTGCAACATTAGCAATTAATTTATTGGTAAGTACAAAAAATATACCACGTGAATATGTTATAATAAAGGAATTGTTTTTTTTAGAATTATTTGTCCAAATAATTGAAGGCTTGTTTTACATTTGGTTAGCTTATAATTTTAATAAGCTAAGCAATATGACACCTAATAGATATATGGATTGGGTTGTAACTACACCAACTATGCTTATAACACTAATTTCATATTTAATATTTTTAGAGGCAAAGGTTACAAAACAAACAAGCACTTTGAGATTGACCTCTATATTAAAAACGAATTATAAAACGCTAGTTCCAATATTGAACTTAAATTGGATGATGCTCTTATTTGGGTATTTGGGTGAAATAAAGGTTATTCCTGTTGTTTATAGCGTACTATTAGGGTTTATACCTTTTTTAATTTATTATTATATGATATATAAAAATTTTGTAGCTAATAATAAATCCACAACAGGTTCAGGATTAAAACTATTTATGTACTTTTTCTTTTTCTGGTCGCTATATGGAGTTGCTGCATTTATGCCATATTATATTAAAAATATAATATATAATATATTAGATCTATTTTCTAAAAATTTCTTCGGAATATTCTTGGTCTATATTATTTATACAAATAGTTATTAGTTAGTAAGTAACAAACTATTTATAAATAGTAGCATTAGTAGCAGTAGTAGTAGTAGTTGCAATATTAGCAATACTACTTATTCCAGTGCTAATTAATTCTGTTGTTTTATTTTGTAAATACTTCTCAATTGACCCAATTAGTGCAGTTGATAACAATAGAAATATGCCAGATGAAAATACTAATCGTCTATCAAATTCTCCAAAATCTCGCCCTTTATATGTAATAGGATTATACCTTATAACTAGCAAGATTCCTATATATATTTGTAAAAATGTTCTCAAATAGCGCATGTATCTCGGCGCAAAACCTCCTATTCCTAATAGCACAATTATATATAATACAAAACTTATGTTTATCAAATATAAAAATACTAACTCACTAAATTTTCTCTTTTTAGACATATTATTAATAATTAACAATATTATTAATAATTAACGTTAATTCATAAAGTTTCATAAAGTTTCATAAAAAATAAAAAATTTAAAAAATTTAAAATCATTGCACAACTTTTTGCAAGACCATATATCATAACAAATTTTTAAACAATCAGCAAAAAAAAAAGCCAAAGGCACATAAACTTTGCAAATCTCTCTTTTTACCGAATTTATATTTATAAAATTTTTTTTGATTTTGGACATTTATAAATGTCCATTTTTAAATATAACAAGCCTTTATAGGTTTTTTTAAAACAAAATCAGGGATTTTTCAGTTTTAGACCATAAAGCTTTTATAAAATTTCTAAGTGTGCAAAAAAAGCCCTTACCATACATTTTTTAGGCCTTTTTTTGATTTTTTTGCGCGTTTTTTATAAGTATAAAATACTTATAAAATACTTATAAAATACTTATAAAAAACGCGCAAAAACGCGCAACTTTTTAAGCACGTGAATTTTTGTTATCATAACAGCTTTCGTATATTTTTTTACGCGGATTTTTTTCAGAGCATATTTTAAAATACTTATAAAAGCGCTTTTTTAGCGAAAAGGATTTAAGGATTTTTTATAACTATATAATAATTGTATATGATTAATAAAGGTGTGAAAAGTTTATATTTATATGAATGTAAATGCTGTAACTATAATACATATAAAAAAGGGGATTATGGGCGACATATACAAACAGGAAAACACAAAAATAATGAGCTACTTATAAATATTAGTGAAAAAACGTGTGCAAAATCTTATATATGTGAATGTGGCAAAAGTTATAAACATAACCAGAGCTTATATACTCATAAAAAAAAATGCGCTTTTGTGAATTTAGAAATAAGTAATAGTGGTGAAGATGTTAATGAAACTAGTGCTAGCGACATTAACAATACTATGATAATGAAGCTATTTACAGAAAATAACGATATAAAGAACTTGCTAATCATTCAACAACAACAAATAATGGAGCAACAGAAACAATTAGGAGAACAACAAAAGCAATTAATAGAATTTGTTCCAAAGCTAGGCAATATTACAAATAATAACACACATATAAAACAGAATTTTAATATTAATGTTTTTCTTAATGAACGGTGTAAAAATGCAATAAATATGAACGATTTTATAAAACAAATAAAATTAACATTGGAAGACTTGGATTTAACAAAAAATAAAGGTTTAGAAATAGGACTAAGTAACGCTATTATACAAACAATAAGTAAATTGTCGCTTTTTGAGAGACCACTACATTGCACCGATCCGAAACGTGAAACTTTATACATAAAAGACAATGATTTATGGGAAAAAGATAGCGATAAAACAAAAATAAAAGGGGCTTTACATAACTTAAATAAAGCACATTTTAAGCTGATTCAAGATTGGATTGCAAAAAACCCCGACTTTAAAGAAAACGACGCAAAGCAAGACTATTTTGCTTATTTATTGAAAACCTGCTCGGTTAATTTAAAAACTATTGATGATAAAATAATCAAGAAAATATGCGCATCTAATAATTTAAAAACAAATTTAAAAGAGTTCGAAAATATTAATTATGATTAATCGACCAAATAATAATATACATTTATATTAGTTTAATATGGATAATATTGTTTCGAAATCTAAGATTTCATCGGTAAGTGGGAAGTCAGGAGCTTTATTGAAATCTAAATCTATACCGATACCTGAGAAGTCAGGAGCTTTATCGAAATCTAAACCTATATCGGTAACTGGAACAAGTATAAAATTACACAGCCGTCATAATCCCAGACAACAATTAGAAAAGCCTCCTATTGCTGAAAACACAGCCCTCGAGAATGCTCGAGAAGAATTACATGATTCAATGAAACCATTTACTTCAAACAGTATAATTAGAAAAATTAAATGTGAAGTAGACCGTGCTGAAAATGAGGAAGAACAAACAGCTGAAATAACAGCCCAAGAGGTACTGTCCTATGGAGTAACTCTTTTAGCACGTGGAATAAGAGTAGGTGAAGCCTCAATGGATTATCTAAGAAAAGTTTTACCGGAGAAATTTGAAGAGATGATTAATGAGGTTCAAAAAGATAATGAATCTAAAAAAGTTAATGGATCTAATGGAAAACCAATGATAGGAGGAGTACCGCAAACAGTTAAAGGAACACAAGTTAATCCAGCCTTTAAGCTATCACTTTTTGCTGGGCTTCCTTCATTATTTGCTTTCATATTTTTAATATTTTTTTTATTATGGGTAATAATAATGGGATTATTAAATAGGTTTTTAGGGGATAATTATGCTTTACCAAATGTTAAATTTAAGAAGGAAACAACACAAATAGTATATTCTATTTTTTTTGCAATAACAAGTTTGGTTTTAATGTTTTATTTATTTATTGATTATTATCGTAAGATTGAACAGGATTTAGATATAGTTCAAATTTTTAAACAAGTTATTGGGGCGTCATATATTTTATGGCCTATAGCCATACTTATAATTGGTTCTGGTATTTCAAAAGCATTTTATAAAATATCTTGTAATGGTAACAAACCTAATGTACTAAGTTGGGCTAAAATAGTAGAGTCGACTGCCCTATATGTATTAGGTATATGCGTATTAATTACAGTAATGTTTCTATTTAAGCCAGTTAAATATATGTATGATTGGATATTTCCTAGGATGATTCAAAAATTTTTTCAAAAAGGCAAAATTTCGGTAGCAGTAACTTTAAAACTTATGGTAATTTATATATTATTACGAATGGTAACAGTAATGCTAGAAGATATTATTTCAAATAAGATTGTATTTTTTATTTCCAAATTGAATAACGATGTTGAAGCTCCATCTGTAAACTGTAATGCAGAAGAAGAAGAAAAAAATGCAAAGCAAAGTGAAGTAGCGAATATATTGGAAGAGATTTATATGTATATATCTGGAATTATTGTATGTATAGCTATAATTTTTATTATGTTAATTCAATCCCCTCATCCTTATTTTGCAAGTGTCTACAAGATAAATGATAAAATCGGTTCGGTTTTACTAAAAGTAACAGATTTACCTAGAAAAAATATACTTCAAAATGACTATAATGAAAAAGATTGTAGTAAAAATAAAACAGGGTTAGGTTTTTTTCCTTCTTTACCTAAATTTGGTAGTACATCAGTTAGTACAGAAGGCGCACCACATAATAAGACAGGTTTTAGTGATTTAGCAGAAATTTCTAAGACAAACGGTCAGGAAGTAACATCACCAATACCAAGAGTAATACCAACAGATAATAAAACACAGGGTTCAGATTAAAAATCAAAATTTGCTAAAGTATATGAAGGTATGCGTGCAGATGAAGGACGAAAACCCGAATATGAAGACACCTTACACGCAAACATATAACCCACAAACCCCTAAAATTTTTATAATATGTTAAAGTAAAATAAAAATTTTAGAATTAAAATGATGACCCAAATGCTCCTCCTAAAGCGCCGTTGGCAGCCATTGGTTCCATAGACTCCATAAATGCATTTTGCATTGCCTGTCCTTGAAAATTCATTCCACCGCCATTATTAATCATATTTGGCAGCGAATCAATCATAGATATATTGTTTTGTGCAGGCAATTGGTTAGCTCTTGGGGCCATTAAAGTATTATCTAATGTATCAGCCCTGCTAACCTGATGAATTCCAGGTGTGGGAATAGTTTGATTTATTTTAGCATTACCGTGATTGCTTGCTCCCACGTGTGGGCTTTTACCGCTCCACATTTCCATTACTCTATTATACAAAATATTGATTTTGGCTCCTAACTTTGTTTGCATAGTAAAAATTAAAATCAACGTAGGAATAATGAAACTTACTTCATTAAATTTAGAATATGGCACCTTGCTATATGTTGGAAAATAACGAGTAATTTTATCAATAAAAAATATTGCAATAAACAATATACCTAATTGAATAATGATTTCAAATAATATTTCTAAGTTAGCTTTTTTGTCATTATCTTCTGGAATATATTCTTTTACAAGTTTTAATAATATTACAACAGGGATTAAAGCAATAATTAAATATTGTAACATATTAAATAATAGTGCTTTATTATCGCTATCAAAGTTAAAAACATAATAGAAGAATCCAGAAGGACTTAATCTATTGCTAGTTCCGCCACTCATAAAATTCTGATTTGGAGTTTCCATAAATATTATTATATATATAAATTAAAAAAATAATATTATTTCTAAATAATGTTATTTTTTATATAATGTTATTTCTAAATAACATAAAACGATTAAATATATAACTTAATATGTTTATTATTTAAATTTAAATTGTGCCTATAAACATATAAAATCAATTATATATGGATTGTTACTCATATAAAGTAATAAATAATAGTGAAACCCCTCTTCTAAAAAATGTGGATGTTGTTCTTATATTAGCAATGGAAGACAGTACTAGATTTAAAGAAGATCCATTTATATTAAATCTTACCAAGCAAACAATTATTCAATATAATAAGGGATTTAAAAAGTGTAATAAACCATCAACAATTATAAGTTCTAAACAAGATCTTGTTCATGCTTATTATACAGCTTTTGAATATTTAAAAGAATATAATAATGTAATAATATTAGAAGATGATGCACTGGTTATAAATAAAGACCTATTAGTTTATGAAAAAATCGATGCATTTATTGCAACAACAGATTTTGATATTTTCACTTTTGGTTCATTTGGATTAACATCAAAATATAGTAAAGATTTTTTTAATATTGGTAGTTATTTTTTTGGTGCATCCCAAGCAATTATATATTCACGTAATGCAAGAACTAAATTAATTGAAGACATTAGCTCGTCTAATTTTAATAAAGGACATATGGATATATCGTATTTAGCATATTTAACAAAAAAATTCACTTATAAATATCCACTCATTGTTCAGTTATTTCCTAAAACTGAAAATATGCAGTCATGGGTTAATAATATAGTTCTTTTATACATAATTAAAATCTTAATATCACTAATAAAATTAGATACAAACATAGAGAGTTGGTTTTTGTTGTATTTTATATTTAGAAATTATATTTATATAATAACATTAGTATTAGTATTAGTATTAATTATTAGCATGTTTTATTTTAAGATTAATAAGGTGAAATTAGTTAAAAATATTATTGTTTAATATATTTAATATAAAATAATAGAATTTATATGGAAGCATCTAAGCCTATAGATGAAAATCCTATTATAGAGATTAAAGATGAAAATCCTAAAGAAGAGACCAAAGAAGAGACCAAAGATGAGACTAAAGAAGAGACCAAAGATGAGACTAAAGAAGAGACCAAAGATGAGACTAAAGAAGAGACCAAAGATGAGACTAAAGAAGAGACTAAAGAAGAGACTAAAGAAGAGACTAAAGATGATACTAAAGAAGAGACTAAAGAAACAAAAATAAAAAAAAGGGACAACTATTCGTACTTTAAATTAAAAATTAAATTTCTTAAAATACTTTGCTTTCAAGTTGGAATTATGATATTACTACTATTATTATATATAAATTTATATAATAGTGATATATATGATTTTATAATATATTTTTTTTTTGGTACAGCAATAGCAATATTATTTATAGCAACATTGGTACTTATTAAAAAAATTAATATAACATCCAGCAAAAAATATATTGATAAATATGCTTCATCTATTATGATAGCTTTATGTAAAAAATATTTGCATTTAAGTGAAGAAAATACTGGTATATTTATAGCTTTATTTGATCTAAGTTTGCACTTATTTGGTTCAATAATTGTATTTATTTATGTTAAAAAATATATAAAACGCGCTAAAAAAACAAATAATGCTTACTTAAAATCATTAATATTATTTTGCATATGGGGTTTTATTAACATATACTTTAATGATGTTATTAAGCTATATAACAAATCATTAAAGATAACTAAAACCGAAACTACTACAGTAATAATTTCAGTATCAATAACATATAGTGGCTTATTATATTACTTTGAAACCATTAAAAATGAAAAGGTTAAATTAATAAATAAATTAATTAATAAATGAATGTTATTTAAATATAATTTAAGTTATATTAGTATAACTTAAATAGTTAATAGCTAAATGCTAAAACGGTGTTGCGAGGCAAATAAGTATAGACATAACAAATATAATGAAGAAAATCAATATTTAAATTTATTAGATGATATTTTGTCTACACAAAATAATCAAGAAGGTAGAAATGGAAACACATTATCTATTTTCGGTTCAACAATGCATTTTTCTTTAGAGCATAATAAAATTCCTATTATGACTACAAAAAAAGTCGCGTGGAAGACGTGTTTGCGTGAATTATTATGGTTTATTAAAGGAGATACAAACAATAAGCATTTAAAAGAGAAAAACGTGCATATATGGGATGAAAATGGCTCACGTCAATTTTTAGATGGGCGTGGTCTAACTAAGTTTATGGAAGATGATTTAGGTCCTATTTACGGATTTCAATGGCGTCATTACAATGCAAAATATACTGATTGCACTAGCGATTATAGCAATAAAGGCATTGACCAGCTTAAAGAAGTAATCGAGTGTTTAAAAGATCCAGAAAAACGAAATTCTAGAAGAATGATTATTACTGCGTGGAATCCTTGTCAACTAGATATTATGGCATTACCTCCGTGTCATATTTTTATGCAATTTAATGTAACAAATAATAATAAATTAAGTTGTGCTATGTATCAACGTTCCAATGATGAGGCATGTGGGACGTGTTTCAATATTGCGTCATATTGTTTTTTAACGCATTTATTAGCAAAGCATTGTGACCTTGAGCCTTATGAATTTTTGTATTATAAGGGTAATTGTCATATTTATGAGGAACATATTGACAACATTAAAATACAGTTACAACGAGAACCTTATGAGTTTCCAACTTTAGAAATTATAAATAAGCGTTTGAATATTGAAGATTATGTTGAAACTGATTTTGTAGTTAGTAATTATAAGCACCACGAGGCTATTAAATATATTATGAAAGCATAATATAGAAAATAAGCAAATATACAAAATAAGCAAATATAGAAAATAAGCAAATATACAAAATAAGCAAATATAGAAAATAAGCAAATATACAAAATAAGCAAATATAAATAATAAGCAAATAATAATATAATAATTAATATTATATTATTTATTAATAATATGGTTTAAAAAATAGACATTAGTATATTGTAAATATGTCAACATCTGCTTTAGCATCAGCGCGAAGAAGGCGAGCAACAAGTGAAAATTCAGCGGCAACAAACCCTATTATTAATAATAGAGTAGTTCAGCAACCTCAAAAAGATATTCCGCGCGAACAAAATCAAACATTAACACCATTACAAATATTACAAATTCACGATATAAAGATTAAAGAATTAGAAACACTCATCACTGAATTTACAGACGAAGACCTATTAACAAAATTTATAGATGATAAACTAGAGAGCGCAGGTCATTCTAAGAGCAACGACACTAAGAGCAACGACACAACGAGAGAAAGCGGTGGTTCTAATATGCCATCTTTAGCTTTATATGATGAAAAATTATTAATGCAGGAAAAAAGAACTGAACAAAAAATGGACGATTTTAAGACATCAGTAAGAGAACAAATTGCTGTTATTCAAAACCAAATAACAAGCACTACCAATTTATTAAATGATAAAATAGCACAAAAATTCGAATCTATGAATACTATTGACAATATTATGAGTGAATTTAGCGAGTTAAAAGTTTTAGTAATTAAATCTCAAAATATGGCCTTAGAAACTTCTAATAATGTAAATAAACTTTATGAGCAATGTAATTCAAATAGTGCAAGACTAAAAGAAATCGAAACTAGTGTTGCTTTATTACATAGTAACAAGACTAGTAATCCCAGTAATATTATGTTACAATCACTATTAAGCGGGTCTTTATTTAAGTCGGGAGATTTTAATGCATTTGATTTTAACTGTCAACCCGGTGACAACTGTGAGAATTGTGAGCCTGATGAAATATATGATGAAAACCTAGGTGAAATTAAAAAAATAAATATTGATTTTGGTAATAATGAGTTGTTATTAAACGAAGAACAAATTGAAGATTTATTAGATATTAGCAATCCGACTGAACATAGCATCAGTATTCACGAATTAATTGAGGATGCTACAACATTAGTCGAAGACACAGAAACAGCAACAGCAACAACTGAAGAAATAGAAACAACTGCAGAACCACCTCAAGAACCAGCTACAGAACCAGCTACAGAACCAGCTACAGAACCATCTCAAGAACCAGCTACAGAACCAGCTACAGAACCACCTCAAGAACCAGCTACAGAACCAGCTACAGAACCAACTCAAGAAGAAAAATCAGATTAATAAATTAATGAACAATTATTATTTATTTTATGTTAAAATTAAATAAATAATAACTAATCAAATATTAATGTTGATTATAATAAATTTATTAATATTATGTGTGGTTTTATTTCTATATATACATATTTATAATCACAATAAAACAAGTAATTATTTAGAATTATATGAAATGGAAAATTTATCAAAAGAAAAATTGGAAGATATAATAAATTATAAACAGCCTCTCTTGTTAAACGCTATTAATTTAGTTGAAAATATTAACATCAAGCATTTACTTTCTGAATATTCAACATTTAATATAAATATATACAACAATACTAGCGACAATTTGTGTAAAATAAACTTACAGGATTATTATAATGTTGCAAGCTCTACAAATTACTTAAGTTACAATAATGAAGAATTTTTACAAGAAACGTCAATAGCCAAAATGTTATGTAAAAATGATATTTTCTTTAGACCGCCTAATATGTGTGCTAAAAAATATGATGTTATTATGGGGGCACAAAATAATAATACACGATTAAAATACAGCATAAATAGTCGCAATATATTATATTTATCAAGCGGTCAAGTAGAAGTAACTTTGTGCCCGCCAAAATATTATAAAAATTTGCACGTTAAAAAGAATTACGAAACACTAGAATTTTACTCACAAATAAATATTTATAATGTAGACAACATTTATAAAAATGATTATAATAAAATTAAATTTTTAAGAGTAATATTAAATATAGGGCAGGTTCTTGTAATACCTCCTTATTGGTTTTATAGCATCAAATTTTTAGAAAAGCATACACTAGCTTTCTTAAATAGCTATACAACCTATATAAATTATGTTTCGCTAATTCCTCATTTAACTATGCAATTACTACAATTAGGCAACGTGAAGTTAAATGTTAAGAAGTCTAATTATTGTAAAAATAATATAAAGCCAGAAGGAGCTACAAGAGATGGAATCAAAGACATAGAAGAAACAAGAAAAGAAATAATGGAAACAATAAGTGAAGAAACAGAAGAATGTGATATAAGTGATAACGTAATAAGTGATAACGTAATAAGTGAAAACGTAATAAATAATAGTAACAATAAAACATAAAAATATAGCATTTAACTATTTTAATAGTGCTTCATATATGTTGTTAAATAAGTATAATATAGTTTCGTATATATCTAATGGCGAATTTGGACAGGTAATAAAAGCAACATATAATGACAAAAACTATGCTATAAAATGTGGAGCAAAAGACTTAATTAAGTATGAAATACAAATATATAAGCAACTGCGAGCTATTAGCAATATTTCAGCAATATATGACGTTTTTGAAACAAATAATAAGATGTATATGGTTATGGATTTATATACTATGACTTTGGTCGATTACAAATTACAAAATTGCGACCATTTAAATTATGTCACAATTACTATAACTATGTTAGGAGAGCTAATAGCAATAATTAAATTAATCCACGAAAATAATATAATACATAGAGATTTGAAACCAACAAATATATGTTTAGACACGAGTTATAATTTATATATAATTGATTTTGGTCTTTCTAAAATGTATAAAAGTGGCAATATTCATAATAGTGAAACACAAATAAAATCCTTAATAGGTTCTGTTAATTTTTCAAGTTTAAACGTAATAAATTTAATAGAACCATCACGGCGTGACGATATAGAATCGCTATTATATATCTTATTTTATTTATTATTAGATAAATCTTGTTACAACATTTATAGTAATTTAGACGTTAGTAGTAAGAAAAATATTGATATATTATTAATGTTTTTGCAAGATAAAAACAATAGCATACTTAATAATAAAAGTATTAATTATACTACATTAGACAAGCTATTTAAATATATAAGACGGCTAAAATATAATCAAGTTCCAAATTATGACTATATTATAACATTATTAAATGAGATTTATACACCTTAGATTAGCTATTTAAAAATACTGCAATAGGTTGCAATAAGTCATTAACTTTTGTATAAACGTCATCATTTGCTATATTAGGTTGAAAGTTCAGAGAGTTGAAAATAGAAATAGAAATATAAGAGGGTATATATGTTATATGTGTTGGTATAGTATCCGAATTTTGTATTAATAAAAAAATGTAGCATATATTTTTAAAATAATAATGATAATAGTTTTTCCATTTGCAGTCTATAACCTTATTATGTTTTAGTATAAATGCTAATATGTTTTCCAGCTCTTTAATTGTTATAATATGTGATTTAATATTTGAAAAATTGTTGATTTTATAGGTGATTTTGTGCAAATATTTATTTATACGATTAATTTCATCATTTTTTGTGCTTTTATTATTAAAACTCAAAATATGAATTTGTAAATCTCTCGGTAGTCTATTAAAAATTTGTTTTAAGTATTTTCTTACTTTATAACCTCTATAAATTTTTTGTATAAAAATTAGCTGTGTATTATACAATAATTTGGAATGATTTATACATAATAAATTTTTATTTAAGCAAAATAGTGGTTGTTTATATTTTTTACATAGTACACATTCCATTTTAACTATTACTAATATAATATATTAGTAATATATATTTATACGATTATTTATAAACTTATTTTATAATATTACTAATATAATATATTAGTAATATATATTTATACGATTATTTATAAACTTATTTTATATTATTTATATACAAAACTAATATAAAGGTTATATATAATATACTATATATAAAATGTCACAGGCTGATACTGCCACCAACCAATATGTAGGAAAAGTAAAATGGTTCAACAACAAGTCAGGATATGGATTTATTACATTTCTGAACGGAGAAGACGAACACAAAGGAAAAGATATTTTTGCTCATCATTCTTCTTTAAATGTTAAGGAAGAATTATATAAGTATCTTGTTCAAGGTGAATATATTGAATTCAATATTCAGAAAATGGAGACGGGTGCACACGAATATCAAGCTATTAATATTAAGGGTATTTGTCAAAATGATTTAATGTGTGAAACTCGTCACAAAAATCGCGATATGTCTAAGAATTCTGAGTTTATTACCGTTAAATCGCATAATAGCTCAAAAGGTCCCAGACCACCATATAAGCCACAAGTGCGGGCTTAAATTATTATAATTTTATATATAAAAAACCTATAAACAATATACAAATGACTAAAGTAGTATAAATTAATTTTAAAATAAAAAAATACCTGATTTCTATGTAAGCTTGTGCTCGTGTTTGATTAATATTGTTAGCACTTATATCAATAATAATATAATTATTATTATTGTTATTCACTATTTCATTAGCATTAGCATTAGAATTATAAGAATTGAGCCTTATAATATTTTCAATTGCGTTATTTTTTTGACTGCATATAAAGCATTTTGCTACAGTTGTATTTTTTATACTTTTATCAACCCATAACTTTAAACAAGTATTATGAACACTATTATTGCAACAATTAAATTTGCAATAATCATTGCAAATTATATCCTCAAGACAAATAACACATTCCATATTATTTAATATAGGAAAATAATATTTAATATTTAATATTTAATTTGTTAGATTAAAGAGAGAGAGAAAAAAAGCACGCCCCACCCCATCCCCGCCAGTCCGCAAAAGTAAAAGAATTATTCGTCGTTATCGTCGTCGTCGTCATCGTGTTCATCGTCATCATCGTGGTGTGTAGGTTTATTAGGAGGAGGATAAGACTTAGCCTTAGCCTTAGCATTCCACTCATCCTTTTCATCGGAA